AGCCGTATACATGGAGACATGTAAGTACGGTTTGGGGGCGAGTACTCGGAAACCGCCCACCGCAAGGTGGGTATGGCGCTGGGTGCTTAGCCCACACAACGAGGAACAGGACGTCAAGAATATCTTAGTCCTACAAAATGCGTTTGAAAAGACAAGAAAACAAATGAAAGTAAATGCGCTAAGTATCAATGCTTTATGCGATAATTTGAATTTTCAGATGTTTGCCAAACTCACTCTTAAAAAGACATAAAAGACTGTTTCTTGTTTCCGTTTTGTTTCTCGTTTCTCGGTTTGTTTTCTTATCTTTACATCAGTTTTCCGAAGTAAGGGAAGAGAAAGAAAAGCAAATGTCAGCATAGGAAACCATATCTGACATGAACTTTCAACAAGAGGGAGAAAGACCCTCCAATGTAGCAGAATACAAAAACAAAATAACACTTCATACATCATGGCAAGACCAAAGAAACAAGTAAAGCTGAAAGAACCGATTAAAATTCGGTTGAAGTCGCTCGCAGATGGCAACAAGAGTATCTATCTTGACATCTACTATAAGGGAGTGAGGAAGTATGAATACCTCAAACTCTATCTCGTCCCCGAAATCAATCCCGTCTGTAAGGAACAGAACAAGCAGACTATGGCGATTGCAGAACGCATCAAGGCAGAGCGCATCAAAGCCCTGCATGGTCATGGCATACAGGACTGGGAAACCGTCAAGCAAGGTTCAATGCTTCTCACTACTTGGATAAAGAAGTATTGTGAAGGTGGTGTCGGCATCAAGAAGTCAACACTCCATTGCCGTGTGGAAATGCTGCACACCGTGGAGAAGTATCTTGACGAGACAAACAAAGGCTTCATTGCCCTTGAAGAGGTCAATGCGGAGTTCTGCCGTGGTTATGTAAAATTCTTGCGTAACTTCCCAAATTCCCATATCAAGTATGGCGAGCCAAGACCTATCAGTGAGAATACGGCAAGCCGATACCTCGGAATGTTCTCCACTGCTCTCAATAACGCTGTGCGCCAAGGCATTATCCGAAACAATCCGATGAAGGAACTTGATGCACGTGAGCGCATCCAACCCAAGGAAGGCAAGAAAGAATACCTTACTATAGAGGAACTTCGCACCCTCATAGCTACGGATAGTTACCGCCCAGAGGTCAAGGAGGCTTTCATCTTCGCTTGTTTTACAGGATTGCGATTAAGCGACATGTACCGTCTTGCGCCGATGCACATCTTCAAGACCGCTGACGGAAAAGGCGAATACATAGACATGGAAATGCAAAAGACGGAGAAGCCTGTTATAATACCTCTCTCGGAAGAGGCTAAGCGTTGGTTGCCGAAACCAAGAGGAAATGATATTCCTTTCTTTGACATTCCGACCACACAGACCGTTATAGGCAGGGCTCTCCACAAATGGGCGGAAGCGGCAGGGATTGAGAAGCATATCTCATTCCATTGCTCACGGCACACGTTCGGAACGATGATGCTCACGCTCGGTGCAGACCTTTTTACCACAAGCAAGCTGATGGGACATTCCAACATTCAGACCACGGAAATCTATGCTAAAATCGTGGACAAGAAGAAGGAGGAAGCCATCAACCTCATTGACGGTATGTTCACATAAATCATTGACAACGAAAACATATAGAGACATGACAATAACTATCAGACAAAAGGCACTTGCCAACGACAACATAAGCTTGTATCTTGACATCTACGATGGTGGCAAGCGCAAGTTTGAATTTCTTTCCCTCTATTTGTTGCCAGAGGTTGATGCAGAGACCAAAGCAAGGAACGAAGAAACATTGCAACGTGCTCACCAGATAAGGGCAGAGCGTATTCTTCATCCAGAGACCATTCCAGAGGTAGGTCATTTGATGATTGTGAAGGAAATCCCCAATGACGAGTCTCCCGAAGTCTTAGATTGGATCCAGACTTACATCGACTGGATGAGCGACAACACAGACTATTCCAAGGCTATTGTTGACCAATCAAAGTATCTGAAATACCTAATGAGCGAGTTCCTTGCCAACAAGCGCAGACCTCACATCACTCTGAGGAAGTTCGACAAGGAATGGTTAAAGGCTTTCTTCCTTTGGTTGAAGAACGACTATGTACCCCAAAAGTATGTACGAGTTGAAGCCAAACCTTTGTGTGAAGGTTCCCTTCACAATGTTCAACAGCGCATAGTGACGGTGTTCAACAAGGCTGTCAAGTTCGGCAAGTTGAAGGCTAACCCTTTCTACCAGTTGGAGAAGTCAGACATCTTTCCCAAGCCAAAGACATCACATAAGCAGTATCTCACTCCAGATGAACTGAAAAGGTTCATGGCTTCAGATGAGAGAAGTCCTGGAGTTGCAGAGACACAGAGAGCTTTTGGTTTTGCCTGTCTAACAGGACTTCGTATCAGCGACATCAAGGCTCTGCGGTGGAGTGATATCAAGAGGAACGAGGAAACAAACACGCTTGTAATCATCCAAAAGAAGACCAAGGCTCTCAATGCCGTACCAATCGGCAATACCGCCTTGTCATGGATGCCACCCAAAGGCAATGATGATTTTGTGTTTCACCTTCCTGCCAAGGCTAATGTGGATGCAGCCCTTAAAAGGATAGCTAAAAAGGTGGGCATTGAGAAGAATATCTCTTTTCACTGTGCCAGACATACATTCGGAATTTTGGTGCAGGCGGTTACTGGTAACATTGAGACTACCAAGAAGCTGATGGGACACAAGTCACTCAAATCCACCTCCATCTATGCAGATGTGCTGACGAATGAAAAGGTCAAGGCTGTTGACAACACGAAGAAAGCCTTTCGAGGTCGCAAACAGCGTGAAGAGAACAAGCAAATACCGAGGACAAAGCGGACAGCAGCCACCAACACCCATCCACGCAGAATAACTTTTTTACAGGATAACAAGTAAACGGAACTTTTCAGGATAACAACCAGTTAATTTCACTTTTGTAGTCCCCATTTTTCGGGCAGGGATTTCTCTCTGCCTTGGGGGACTGCACTTTCAAAACAAGCAATACAACAAATCATAAACAATTAAATTACAGGATAATGAACAAAACTATCGACACCGAGACTCTTCTTTTGAAGGTAGAGTCACATGAGCACCGCATTGGGATAATGGAGAACCTTCTCCGTGATGCCAAGCAAGTATTGACACTGGAGGAAGCAGCCTTATTCATGGGTATATCAAAGAGCAGTCTCTACAAGATGACACACAAGCATGAACTTCCGTTCTTCCGTCCCAACGGCAAGATTATATACTTTGAGAAGTCCGAGCTTTTGAACTGGATGCGCCAGAACCGCAGTATGTCCGAAGCTGAGACCAAGGCTGCAGCGACCAAGCACATGAGTGAACTTTGTAAATAGACATGGCGATGATGAAGGACGATATTTCCCATGAGGAGTACAGAAGCAAGTTGGCGAATGTCGCTGACCTTGCTGTGAGCTACATCAATACTGGCAACGGCTACTTTCGGATGCGTGATGCTTTCAACGGACTTGCCGAGCAATGCGGAGCCAACAAGGGCATTAATGATAAAGCAACTGTCGGCAGAAGAAAACTTCTTGCCCAGTCTGTTTGCATTGAGTGCATTTCACGATTAAGCAGTCATTCTAATGACAGGTTGCAAGGCGAGCTCTATGTTATCGCAGAGGACATTTCCCCAAGGAGAGGATGGCATAGATGATTTTCTCTTTACTGAGAAAAACAGTCTTGCCAGTTATGGTTATAATATTCAAAATTCACAGAACATGGATAAACAAAAGATACATTACTGCTTCACGCTGTCCGATGTACAGATGGAGTATCTTCGCTGCAAAAAGTACAAGATTGACCGCATGGAATGCTTCATGTCTCTTGCCTCTCTTGCTGAACGTGAAACAACACTTGTTTCTATCAGCAAGACCCAACAAGTGGAAATCTTGTGTGGGCAATGTCTGGTTGACAATACCCAACTTGCCAAACTCTGGGATAAAGACCGCAAGACCGTACCCAAACTTTTACAGGCTATGGAGGATGTGGGCATTTCCTCTTCACAAAAAGTTGGAGACAACCGCATCATTACCCTGCATTCCCTCTCTGGTTGGTATGTGGACGGAAGATTTGTCAAGAACGGCTTTTCATTGAAGCGCAATACTGATGGCTCTGCAATCATCCACACGGAAGTTCCACAAGCAAGAGTAATTGTTACAACAACGGAGGATGATACAAAGTCGGACAAGGAAGATGGGCATTCTGCCAATGGAATATCCGATACTGACAACAAGGGCAATTCTTCTACGGCAGATATTTCTTCTTCCCTAAATTCGACTTCATCTAATGACAACAGAAGCGTGGGTAAGGTCGGAACGAATGGCAATCTGTCCGATGCTGTTACTGGTGGAATTTCCCCACAACAAAATTACTCCAGACAATCTGTTGGCAATCCTTCTTCCATGCAAGAAGCAGATGCCAAACAGAATGAGGGAGAACACAACACATATCCACAGCATCTGGCAGGAGGACAAACACAACAGTCTAACGGTTCTAATGCCAATGGTTACAAGGCTAACAGCTACAATAACGGCAATCAAAAGGCATAAAGAGGCTTATGAGCAACCATACAGAGAAATCATCCCAAAGGACGATTGACCGCCATAGGCTACCGCCAAACTGTTATACGTTTAAGCAGCCTTGGGGGACGGACGCTGTTAAAAGTGCCGTCATTTTATAGGTACTTTTCGAGAAATCCTTTTGTAATACAGAAGCCGTGTCCGTCTTTCTGTATTCCTAAAAGTTTCTCGGACTACTCGCAGGCTCGCAGTCGTGACCACCTTTGCAAGGTGCTTGTAATCATCCCATTTTAATCAGAGACAAGGACAAATGAGAAAGAAGAAAATCATAAGGAAACCGCCTACGGAAGTCCACACCTACCGATGTACGAAAGAAGAGCTGAAGCAGCTCCATACGCTTGCCAAGGAGTGTGGAATTAGTCTGAGCCGCTATGTCGTTGAGACTGGCTTGAAGCACCGTCCACGCATGAGGCTCACCAAGGAAGAGGTGGACGCTCTCAACTCTCTCGCCATCGCAAGGACGGATTTGATAAAAATCAGCAACGTGCTATCCAAGAAAACGGCTGAGGAAAAGGCTCGGTTCTTCAAGAATGAGAAATTCATGCGTTGGTGGATTGATGCCGTTGCAGGACTTATCCAACATTGGTATAGCATTGAAGAGAATATCGCAACAAACGTACAGACCAAATCAAAGGAACAATTATGATTATGCTCGCAAAGGTTGTATCATACGGAGGCAATTCCGTAAGGTACGCATTGGAAAAGGAGAATGCAAAAACGGTCAAGGTGAACAATATGCCCGATGGTCTTGACCCTACCGCCATCTGGTACATGATAAAGCATCATTGCCAGTATCATCAAGCGGAAAGGACGGTGGGCAGAAAGTTGGAAAGGTTCATGACCACTTTTGTACTTTCCCCATCAAAGGAAGAGTCTGCAAACTTCACGATGGAAGATTGGGCAAACCTCCAAGACGAAGCTTTGAGAGTTTTGGATTCTGTTGGGCTTATGCCCAACGGTTCCTCCAATGTGATAAAGACCAACTTCACCAATTCTATGAATGTGGGCGGACTGCACTCTGATTCTATGTCTGGAACGCTGCACCTTCACATTGATTGTTGTCGTGTGGATATGGAGGGTAAGACCAATGATGTACACGATATTCACCTTCGGGCAATGAAGGCTGCGGAAATCATCAATATGCGCCATGGATGGGAACAACCGCAGGAAATTCGGAATATGCGAAAGGCTGAACTTGCGGAGGATTGCGAACATATCCTCACAGATATGCAGCAGTTCAACATTGACAGATATTTCAATCTGTTGCGTATGAAAGGCTATGAGGTTAAACCTCGTTACGACAAGCAGCGGAAACTTGTCGGCTACACAGTCGGCAAGAATGCTTCCGTGTTCAAGGCTTCTGAGATTGGCAGAAAGTTTATGGCATCAAAGATTGAAGACACATGGAATAAACTGCACCCACAACCTACACAAGTCAAGACAAAGCCTGTTTCTCCATCCGTTGCTTCAACGCCTCGCCCAGTTCGTCCTATCGTTCAAACTCCAACTGCATCACAACCAAAGGCACAACCTCAACTTGCACAAACGGCATTCACAATCAACATTGGCGATGGAGTCAAGAAGGTGTGGATTCCGAACTCTGTCAAAGATGTCTTTACTAATGAGGTTCAGATTCCAGAGGACAATGATATAGCGACTACAGAAAATGTCGCTCATGTAGCGATGCTGTTGTTTGCAGGGTATATTGACGCAGCTACTTCCATGTCTGAGTCATGTGGCGGTGGTGGTTCTACTCCTTCTTCTGGTTGGGGCAAGAAGGATGATGAAGATGACTGGAAGTTTGCCCACCGTTGCGCACAGATGGCTCACTCTATGTGCAAGCCTAAACCACGTTACCGTTTCCGTAGATAAATCAATGACAATATGGCTATCAGAAAAAGCAAGATAAATATAGACACAGAAGAAAGATCCGACTTCGACAACATGATGGATGATGTCGAAAACGAGATTGAGGAGCAGCAAGCCGAGGATGGACTTGTAAGCCGTGTTCCTGAGTTAAAGCAGTTGAGTGAGGACATTGACAAGGCTACAAGCACCTTCATCAATGCCACACTTGAACTGGAATCTGCCATTCAGCAGTATCAGCGTGCAGAAGTTCAATTGGGTGGTGCTGTGACTACCATCGGCAAAAAGGTAGATACCATCAATCAGCACATAAACAAGGTCTTGGAGAATGCACCGAACCAATTAAAGGTGTCTGTAAATGTCAATGATGCTGACTGGCAGAAAATTCAAGAACTGTTTGCCAAAGAACGTCAATGGATGACCTCACAGATGCAGATACATATCCGTGAGGTCAATTCCATGTTTGCTGATGAACGGAAAAAAGTCCGTGAACGCTACAAAGAATATGATGGTTGCTACCTCGGTCACTATGCCCAATGGTTCTTTTGGTTTTTCTTCACAATTGGTATCTTTGTGGTTGCAGGAGGTGTTGGAATGATAATTGCACAGAACTATATATGAGATAGACGAGTTACTGCCTAACATTAATTTTGCACTTAAAATTAGGCAATTTTGGTTCAATAATCTCTTTATTCTGATAGTCCTGTATCCGCATATAAACCTCTATGGGATACGTGTCACTTCCCAGATCCACCAAGACCGCATTCAAAGCGAACCCTCCACAGAAATTATTGGGGGTTGGAAATGGAGTTATACAATGTTTAGGTCTATTCTGGTTTAATTTATTCCCATAACACATTATATTTCATTTTTAATGGTTAATACTAATTCTGTTGTTCAGTATTATTCTTGTTCATAGCCTGGAGGAGTTTCTTGTAGTCTTCCACAAACTTAGATATGGTTACAAATCCTGCTGCCATTTCATCATCGGATATCTCGTCCATGATGGAACTCTTGTCTGCCGGTGTCGCTTGCAGATAGTAACCGATAATCTGAGGAGTGGTAATCTTGATGTTGAAACTCTTGTCCGTGGAGATGGTCGGGATGATAGAAGAACTGGAGATTCTCGTAGTTGTCGGGGTCTTTGAAAGACTTGGCAACCGCGCGACTCTGAGCCTTCCTCATTGCTTTGGTCTGAGCAGCCTCCAATGTGCCGTCGTTGCAGCAGAATCCCTCGCCATCGGCATAGTTGTTGTTGTCCGTACAGTTGTAGAATACATCAAAGAATCGGTAGTGGTTTTTGATTACCTGTTGCTATGCAGTGTACCTGGATTTGTAGTCAACTGACAGTCCATCAGTCTCGTTTCCGCCATATTCAATACGGCGTGGGTCAAGAACCTTAGGAGGCGAAATCTCCGACCTTAGACACGATGCGTTGCGAACCGGCATATATATGCTTGGTGTAGCGGCCACCCTGATTAGCCACAAGATACGGACTGACATAGAGCGAGAACTTCGCCGTGTTGGTGAAGCCGCCGGAGAATACTCCGTTGACATACACCTGATTGCTCATCATTTTAGATTTTACTTTATTTTATAATTTAGTCATTATAGTTGTCGATACCATAATCTAATTTCTCGTATAATTTCTTCATTAAGAAACACCAACAAATCAATCGGTAAGGGACTTGGTATAGATATTGAGTCAAATATCATATCCTTAATAATACAATTCCCGTTTATAAAAGCAAAATATGCGGGATACCCAGCTTGAAATTTGCTTCCAATTTTTCCCTGATTTGGTTCGTCCAAATATTGAATATTGGCAAAGTATTTAGCAACCGACCCTCTACTGTTGCCATTATCATTAAACTTGACGGGAATCAGTTCAAAATTCTTATTTTGTGTATCAATCGTCACAAAATATTCAGTACCTATGGTATCGTTGACAACTATCAAATAAAATTGTTCTTTAATACCAAAAACAATTTTCGACTCGTTAGTTGTAGATTCTGGCATTTTATTGAGAATAGCAGATACTAATTCTCTGTTTCCCTGTACCGTATTAGGCTCAGCAAAAACCTTGCTGTTTCCGACCACGATGAACATAATATAAAAAAACAAAATTTCTCTCATATTCCTATTGCTTTAATATATAGTATTGCTAAACTTGGTATATGGTTCTACATATACCAAGTTTAGCGAATGCTTGTTGTTATTTAGTATAAGGCAAACTATAAGGACTTACAATATCTTTTCCTCCGGCATGGTCTGATCCATCTCTTTGGGGGAGTCTGAGCAATCTCCTTACAAGATTGTCCGTTCTAATTGCGTTTGTATTATTATGTACAGGACTTTCTTTTCTTGCAGATGGTAGTCCATGACCCAATAATTCATGTGCAGATGTTACGGCCTTAAGCTTATCTTGGACACCCCTAATAAAAGAATGCGATCCTTTAGATGTTGGGACATTGAATCCTTCCCCTCCAAGAGTTTGAATGGTGGCATCATCGTAATAGTAGCGTGTAGACCCATCAGAACGTTCTTCTCGTTTTCTGAATGCATCTCCAATTTTACTATCAGGGTCAATACTGTTCAGATACTTATTAATATCTGAGTACCCGCTTGATGAAACTTCTTCTCCATCCTTCAAATATTCTATTGAATGAACTTCTTTAGAATTAATGGTATTGACGAGTAAGCTAATATATGCCATTTCATCTTCTGAGCAAGTTACACCATCAAGAGCGTCTGCCAGTGCTGCGTCAGGAATTTGTTGGAACTTTTTACCTTTCAATGAAATCAAAGAACGTAAATTATCAAACTTCGAATCTCCTAAAATTAAATGAACATCGCTTTTGAATTCTTCAGCGTCACTTTTAGTTACACCCCTAATCTCCATACCGGTAGGATCTGAATATGCAATAGGATTTTGTGCCGCATAAATATATGTTGAATAATCCGGATACTTTTCTTCCATTGGGTCGGTTGACATCCATAGACTCAACCTTGGCTCATAGTACCTCGCACCATAGTAGTACATACCGGTCTCCTCGTCAAACTCTTTCGCATTGAAGAGGTAAGGCGTGTTCCACACGCTGTTGCGCTCCTCTATGAAAACCTCTCCGAACGGCACATACTCGATGTGCTGTACCACTTCGCCTTCAAGGTTGGTGATGAAGCTGGAACTTCCAAGATGGTCAGGATGGTAGAAGAACTGCAGGTTCTCGTAGTTGTCAGGGTCTTTGAAAGACTTGGCAACTGCGTGTGCCTGTGCCTTCCGTGCCTGAGCAACCGCCGCCTCCATAGAGCCGTCGTTGCAGCAGAATCCCTCTCCGTCGGCGTAGTTGTCGTTGTCGGTACCGTTGTAAGGTACATCAAAGGTCTTGTAATTGTCCTTGATTACCTGCTGCTGTGCCGCATACTTAGCCTTATAGTTGACAGAAAGACCGTCAGTGTTGGCACCTGCATACTCAATGCGGCGCGGGTCAGAGCCGTAGGAGGCGAAATCGCCGACCTTTGACACGATGCGCTGGCTGCCTGCGTAGATATGTTTGGTGTAACGGCCGCCTTGGTTGGCCACGAGATACGGGCTGACATAGAGCGAGAACTTCGCGGTATTGGTGGAGCCGCCAGAGAAGACTCCGTTGACATACACCTGGTCGCTTTCGCCGGAAGTCTTGACCGTGCGCTCACCGTCGGCATCATACCAGTAGTTGGACACGAAGCCGTTATCATCAGAAGCAAGGAGACGGTTCTCCTCATCCCATTTGAATTTGCGCTCTGCGGTCTTCTCGTCAGCCATGCCATCCTTCTTTGTACGGCTTGTGTTGACATAAACAAGATTACCGTTGGCATCATACTCATAGGCATGATTGTTGTTCACATTCTCGCTCTCCGAAGGCGTCTGTATTGTCAGACCCATAAACAGACTTATTGGAATCAAATCTTTTCGATTATTAAATCTAAAGATCCTTCTTCAAGAGAGTTGTACTCATCAAGATGAAGATGAGTTCCTATAGGAACCGATGATTGGGATAAATTTAGCAAGTGATTTGCTAAAGAAATTAATCCCTCGGTATTAGCCTCAATTGAGACGCTCCCATTTATATCGGAGACCTTAATTGTGAAATTACCTTCCCAATTGAGTGCCACTCCGGTATCAGGGGAATAATTCGGAACATTTAATGTGACTTTTTTCATTCTATTATTCGGTTATGAAAACATGATAATTTTGATCAACCATCATCTTTCTATGTTTGTTGGGATTTGGCTTCAGTGTTTCAAAATTCACATGAGGTCCACCTCCATGTTTACCTAAAATATCATTGTCACCCATATCTCTTATCCAAGACGGAGTGATTCTATTTTGGAATCTTGACAAACGATTTTCCGTAAGCCATTGCGTATATTATTTTTGTTTTCGGTTGCAAAAATACTCATTCTTCTCCAGATATCGTTTGTTAAATCCGAAAATCATTATAAAAAGCGAAAATTATTTGTCTAATTGGAAATCCCATTGATTTTTGTATGATTTACAGTGACTCTTTCCCTATTTATCTTGCATATCACTATATTCTGTTAAAATGAAAACAGATGTGGCTACTTATAAGATTCTTCTTTTGTAGTTGATTTATGAATGCCAAAATCGGAAAAATTCCGTTGTTTTCTATGTTAATTTTTGTTTTCCCATACTTTCATTTTGGGGTTTCTCAATTATGTTGTTCCTAATTTGTTTCTTTCGTCATTTTATCATTCCAATCAGTGTTGATTATCAGTACGTTACGAACAATCAGCAAGATTTGAAGAAGAAAATCATGATGGTCGTGGGCGCATGTATTTTCTTAATCGCTGCCGCACAAGCACTTCCGATGTTCTTCGGTATCGGCGCATAAACCTTCCGCACGATGAAAGGCAAGGACGAACGCTACCCTGACTACCCGCTGTTCAAAGGTCTTCAACGGCCTTTGGAGTTCATGGGCATCCAGGGACGCTATATCTACTGGGCGGCAGGCGTTGCCGGCGGAGCCATCGTCGGCTTTATCATCGCCTACTGTCTCGCAGAGTTCGTGGTCGGACTGGTCGTGCTGGTTGCGGTCGTCTCGACGGGTATCGCCCTTATCATGCTCAAACAGCGGAAAGGGCTGCATACCAAGAAAGACGGGCGCGGGGTGTATATCTACGCCCACTCGAAGAAGCTGTGAGAAGAAAAGAAAAACCATCACGGGCAACGTGTGGTCTTGTTGAATGTTGAACGCGGGCCGGCCGCCTGAAATCCGGGCGGCCCGGCCTTTTTTATCGTATTTTAAGATGACTTTGTACATCATTCTACTTTTTATCGCCTTGTGTGCCGGCATGGCCCTGTCGGTCTATGCGTTCGGTACCGGAGGCAAGCGCAAGCGTATCTTTCAGGACATCTATTTTTCCGTGGAAGAGACGAACGGCGTGGGCGTGCTCTATACCAAGACGGGCGAATATTCTGCTATCCTGAAAATAGAGAACCCCGTGCAAAAATACTGCGCGAACATTGACAGCTACTATGAGTTCACGCACCTTTTCACCGCCCTCGCACAGACGCTCGGCGAAGGATATGCCCTGCACAAACAGGACATCTTCGTCAGGAAACAGTTCGAGAACGAGACGGGCGACAAACACGAGTTCCTCTCGTCGGCCTACTTCCGTTACTTCAAGGGGCGCAACTACACGGACAGCGTGTGTTACCTGACTATCACACAGGAGGCGAAGAAGAGCCGACTGTTCTCGTTCGACAACAAGAAGTGGCGCGATTTTCTGGTCAAGATCCGCAAAGTGCATGACCAGCTGCACGATGCCGGGGTACAGGCCAAGTTCCTGAACAAAGCCGAGGCGAGCGAATACGTGGACCGCTATTTCGCCATGAACTTCAAGGACCGGATCGTGTCGATGACCAACTTCAAGGCAGACGACGAGACAGTCTCGATGGGCGACAAACGCTGCAAGGTATATAGTCTTGTCGATGTGGACTGCGCCGCACTGCCTTCACTGATAAGACCTTATACCAATATAGAGGTCAATAACACGGATATGCCCGTGGACCTGCTGGCTGCCATTGACAGCATTCCGAGTGCGGAGGCTGTCATCTATAACCAGATTGTCTTCCTGCCCAATCAGAAAAGGGAACTGGCCCTGCTGGACAAAAAGAAGAACCGGCACGCCAGTATTCCCAATCCGAGCAACCAGATGGCCGTGGAGGACATCAAGCGGGTACAGGAGGTCATCGCGCGGGAAAGCAAGCAGCTCGTGTACACTCATTTCAACCTGATTGTCGCCGTACCGACTGGTACGGACCTGCAAAAATGCACGAACCATTTGGAGAATGCTTTCGGACGTATGGGTATCCATATTTCCAAAAGGGCGTACAACCAGCTGGAACTGTTCGTAAACTCGTTTCCGGGTAACTGCTACGGCATGAACGAGGACTATGACCGCTTCCTGACGCTGGGTGACGCGGCGGTGTGCCTGATGTATAAGGAGCACATACAGCACAGCGAAGAAACACCGCTGAAAATTTACTACACGGACCGCCAAGGCGTGCCGGTAGCTATCGACATCACGGGAAAGGAAGGGAAAAACAAACTGACGGACAACTCGAATTTCTTTTGTTTAGGGCCTTCGGGCAGCGGCAAGAGCTTCCACATGAACTCTGTCGTGCGCCAGTTGTACGAGCAGGGCACAGACGTGGTGATGGTCGATACGGGTAACAGCTACGAGGGCCTTTGCGAATACCTCGGCGGCAAGTACATTTCCTATACCGAGGAAAGACCGATTACCATGAACCCGTTCCGCATCAACCGGGTTGAAATGAATGTGGAGAAAACGGGCTTCCTGAAAAACCTCGTACTGCTCATCTGGAAAGGCTCGCAGGGTACGGTCACGAAGACGGAGGACCGCCTGATAGAACAGGTCATCACGGAGTATTACGACACCTATTTCAACGGTTTCGACGGCTTCACGCCCCTGCAACGGGAGGATTTGCGTAAGGGGCTGCTCATCGACGACCGTAACCGTACCGAGAAGCGGGACGAGGACGAAGGAGAGCGGGCCGGGCGTATCGAGCGCATGATCGACGAGATGGAACGCCGCCGTAAGGAGCTAAAAGTGGAAGAGCTGTCGTTCAACTCGTTCTATGAGTTTTCCGTGCAGCGCATCCCCGACATCTGTACCGAGAACCACATTTCGGGCATCGACATCTCGACGTACCGTTACATGATGAAGGACTTCTACCGGGGAGGCAATCATGAAAAGACGCTGAACGAGAACATGGACAGTTCACTGTTTGATGAGACGTTCATCGTCTTCGAAATCGACAGTATAAAAGATGATCCTCTCCTGTTCCCTCTTGTCACGCTGATTATCATGGACGTATTCTTACAGAAGATGCGTATCAAGAAGAACCGCAAAGTCCTGGTCATAGAGGAAGCGTGGAAGGCGATTGCCAGCCCGCTCATGGCCGAATACATCAAGTTTATGTACAAGACGGCCCGTAAGTTCTGGGCTTCGGTCGGCGTGGTGACACAGGAGATACAGGACATCATCGGCAGCCCTATCGTCAAGGAAGCCATCATCAACAACTCGGACGTGGTGATGCTGCTCGACCAGAGCAAGTTCCGTGAGCGGTTCGATGAAATCAAGGCTATCCTCGGCCTTACTGACGTGGACTGCAAGAAGATATTCACCATCAACCGGCTGGAAAACAAGGAAGGGCGCAGTTTCTTCCGCGAGGTGTTCATCCGCCGGGGAACGACCAGCGGCGTGTACGGTGTAGAAGAACCAAGAGAATGTTACATGACCTACACCACGGAGCGGGCGGAGAAAGAAGCCTTGAAACTCTATAAACGGGAACTGCGGTGCAGTCATCAGGAAGCTATTGAGGCGTACTGCCGGGACTGGAACGCCAGCGGTATCGGGAAGTCCCTGCCGTTCGCCCAAAAGGTCAACGAGGCCGGGCAGGTATTGAACCTTCATGTAAAACAATAACAATCAAATCATTAATTACAAAAATGGAAAAGATAGACATTAGCCAAAGTGTAAAGACACTTGAGTTCGGGAGCAAATATGAAGCCCGTATCCAGCGGATATTCCGTGAGTTCGACATCAAGACCATCCGGGATTTGTGCCAATGGCCCGGAAAGGACTTGGTAAGGGTACGCGACATGGGAAGAAAAAGCATTGAGGAAATAGAGGATGTTCTGGAAAGATACAATCTCCGGTTGGGGATGCTCGGTAAGGAACTGGACGAATACGCCGGCATAGAAAATTCCGTACAGGACGAGGAAGAAGAGGCGAAGTGGGAACAACGCAGGTACGAGATCGCCAAGGAGGTATTCATACATCACCGTCTGGTGGCAAATTCCGCCGTATATGAGGCCGACGGACTGATACGTGCACTAAGAGGCATGACGCACCGTTGACGGATATCTGTTTTTAACCGGAGAGGAATCCATGATGAAACGGCTGTCACTTATCCTTATACTCCTGTCGCTCGCCGTTGTGCAGCAGGTCCACGCGCAGTATTACAGCGTGAACTACGACGCACGCACGGTGGCGGCAATGGCTACCGCTTTCGGTACGGAAGCCGTGGCGGAAAGCTATTACCGGGAGCAGGTCGATGACATTCTCAAGCACTACAATGCGGCGGAAGTGGCTACGGCGGGGATTTTTGCCTCCAAGTTCTTGGAGCATAAAGCCTTTTCCGACCTCGGTATCTGGAATAGCAGTACAGAAAATTACTACTACCGCCGCATTTACCGCATGGTCTCGGAGAAAATCATGCCGAAGATATGGGTGGTGGCGAAACTGATGCTCCGCTCGCCTCAAACGGCTATCTACTGGGGCAGCTACCTGATGAAAATCTGCGACGAGACGAAAAGTCTGTGTATGCAGTTCGAGAGTGTGGTGACGAACAGCACGCTGGGCTTTTCGGACATCGTGTTTCTGGAAATCAACCGAAACATCGCCCCTCTGCTGAAACTCTCGGAAGTGGGCGACATCGACTGGCAACGTATGTTGGACGATCTCGCCAGCGTGCCGGGTAACTTTACGAAAGAAAACCTGCAACACGACATCGACAACCTCTACAACATGGGTGTCGGTCTCGCCTCGGCTGGTATCGGAAATATCGGTGACGTCCTGCTGCAGACCAGTTCTTTCCATGATCTGATGGGCGGCAGGGTCAGCAAGGTCATCGACCTGTATGACCATTACGGTGCGCTCTTCGAGCAGGCGGAACATGACCTCGGAGGTCTGCTGATTGATATGGTGGGCGGAGAGGACAACGTGGCGGGACTGTTCGATTTCAGCAACTACGACCTTACCTCGTGGATGACAGATTATCTGGACAAGACAGCGGGAAACTACTACACGCAACGGTGGTATATCGCCCGTCGCGAGCAAGGGAGTATCGCCCTGTGCGATTACTACCCGCCGACGGACGACAACAGCATATTGAACGGCGGAGAGTGGACACGTTTCGAGACGACCGATCCCGGCTTCTATCCCAATGCCTCGCAACGGGAGCAGGTTCTCGCCAATTCGGAACGGTACGCCGGTTGGTCGAGAAGCCGGGTTCAGCTGCTCAACAGTCAGAACGACGGCTATACCTACACCATCGACTACTGGCAGAACGGTTACATCATCAGTCGGGGCGGCAAACAGACGAAGAAAGCCTATGCCTATGAAATCCATGTGAAGAAAAGCTGGAACCGGGAGGAAATCATTTACGAGGAGGTGTTCGATTCCTATTCGATGGACCTGAACACGTTCAAGGCGCAACTCAATGCCCGCCTCTTGGAGTTCAACGACAACGAGGAGGGTTATACTTACTATATCGCATCCGATGCGCGGAACTACTATCAGGCGACGGACGCTGCGAAGTTGCAGGGCTGCGAGAGCGTGACCATCAGCGTAACCTGCTCGGACGGGGCTACGCTTGGTCAGGGCACGACGCAGTACAAGTGCAGAAAGTGCGGCAAATCCCTGAACGCCCATTCAAAGGAGTGTGCCATGCAGACCACGGTTACGGAGAACGAATTGGACTTGTCCGAGTTGGACGCCATGCTGCAGGAGGCGGAGAACCAGGTGGCCGCCCTTCAGTCGCAAATCAATGCGTTGGAGAATGAGAATGCCGACCTGCTGAAAAAAATCGCCGAGGCGAGCGTGGTGCTATGTATAAGACGAGCGTTCGCGGCGCAGGTACAAACGAAAGCCGCCGCGAGGGAGATGATTGCCTCTACCATACACCAGAAAGCGGTTGCGGAGATAAGCACACGGTCATTCGCCGAGAGGCGTCCGGCTAGCCTTGCGCATTCCCGTTCCATCCTGTCGGCCATCTTCCGGCAGATTTTCTCTCCCTCCTGTTCAAGCGTCTTTCTCGCTTCCTCGCCGAGTGTGACCGTGCTTGCCCCACGCAGGGAAGAAACAGCCCCGTCCATTTTGGGCAGGGCTTCCGAAAGTCTGTTTTCGAGCTTTTCCACGTTGGCACTAAGAATGCGGACAGCTTCATAATTGTTTTTCAGCGCATCGATTATGCGGTCTTGCTCCTGCATTTTTTCGGCAGTCGGAAGTGCCCCGTCTATTTCCGAGAAATCGAATTTTTTATTCATAGGCTGTTATCTTTTTCGTCCTGTCTTCGGTTTCTTTCCGATTACCCTTGCCGCTTCACGGGCGCACCGGCGTGCCCATTCCCGTTCGTCCTCGTCCTCGCGTCTTCCCCAAGGCAGGTCGTTGGAACTGCCGCCACCACCTCCCGAAGGAACCGCCGGAGTATCGAGCATCCCGACGAAAAGTGCCGCAGCCATGTCCGTGAGGTCACGGCTGTTGGCTGTCTCCCGGTAGTCGAACTCGTCATTGAATACGTCCAACGCTTCATCGGGAATGAAGAACCGGCGGCTTTCCCCGTCGATGTCGATATGGTACGGGCTGGTACCGGGACGATAGCCGGTGTATTGCGGAACCGGTGTCGTTCCTTGTGCGTGAACCGGAATCGTCCGGGGTGTAGTCGGTATAGATTTCCCTGCGGCGGGCTGTGTCGAAACAGTCCTTGTCTTGGGAGCCGCGTGCAGCTTTTTCCACGTGCTTTCAAGTTTGGTCGCCATGAGGTTGCGCCCTCTGCCGAGTTCGGAAGCCTTGTATCTGGCGTTGCCTTTCTTCAGCACGTAACCGCGCAATATCTTCTTGTTGTCGCGCAGCTCCCAAAACTCATATCCCTTGCTCCGGAGTCTGGCCACGTACTCGTCCCATGACCAGCTTTCCATGGATTGCAGGGTTTCCATGCAGTCCCGGTTCACCTGCCCGATGTTCGTCTCACGTACTTCGGCGGCAGTCGTCCAGCCCCGTTTCAGGGCCACACGCTCGGCTGCCCGCTGTGCCCGCAGGTGTATGTCATGGTCGTTGTTGATATTCCCCCGTTCGTCGATACGGCAGAACGCACCGTGAAGGTGGGGAATGCCGCTCTTGGATTCCAGATGCAGCCACACCGTGCCCTTGCTGCCTTTGAGGGCGGTTTTCGGGGAATAGGTCTTGCCGTTCTTGTCAAGCAGTTCGATGTTGTCGAACTCATCCGTGAAGTCGTCCCACAACCTTTGCCAGTCGTCGATGGTAAAGTCTTTGGTGTGTTCCGGCGCAGGGCTGACCTCGATGCGGATGACGGAATTTTTGACCCGTTTGGACTTCTCCAGCGTCAGCCGCATAGAATCCCATATACCCGTGGCATCCAGACCGGGCGGCAGCAGATTGTCCCCCACGTGGAAGATGCGTTCGGGATGTTTCTTGTTCCTCGATTCTCCCGTGATGTACCTGATGTCATTTATCCCGTGGGAGATGGATTTCGCTTTCCCTATCATGGCTCGTCCTCCCTGTCTTCACCGTTCCTTGTCCCGTCGGGCAGGCGGTTGGAAAACCGTACCTTGTCGAGCACGTCCGTGACACGCTCGGCCAGCCTGCCGAGTTCCTTGAGCCATTCGAGCATGAAAGGGTAACTGTTAAACATCTGTCTGCGCTTTTCGGGGTTCATGCCACGGAGCGCGGACGTGTAGTTCACGAGGTCGCTGCGGCATCCTATAAGGGTCTCCATGACCGCCTCCTGCCTTGCCGTCAGCCTCGCTTTCGGCCTGTAGTTGAAAGCTCTTGCCAGCACGTAGCTGCTGACGGTCATGCCGCACTCGGCGGCAAGGCGGCGGATGTACTGTTTCTGTTCCACGGTGACTTTGGCTCCGATGTATTCGGTGCGGCTGCCGCCGGACGGAAATGATGTGTCTTGCTTATTGTCTTCTGTCATAACTGTTGTTTTATAAGGGTTAAGCGGTGCGAGCCTGCGAGCGCCGCCACCGGCGAACTGCCAGTGAGCCGCGAGAGCGCCAAGGGATGACTGACCGAAGGGAGGTGATACCTTGGCATATCTCGAAACTGAAAGACGTTTTCACCTCTCCTGCGGCGTGCCTCCGCTGCCGGATAAAATGCCATTCAAAGGCCGTTCAGATGCCGTTCGAATACCATTCAGGGCGGGATTGCAAAGGTTTACGACGTGGAAGTTCTGAAAGTCCGTCCATTCCTCGACACAGGTCATGGAAGCGACGGAAGCGGTTTTGGAAGCGTCCACCGCTATCATGCCCAGCTTTTCCATCGTTGCAAGGAGATTGCGGATTCTTTTTCTCCCTATGTTCCATTCCTCCGCGAGTCTGGTTTCCGAGAACTGGAACTGTCCGGGCTGCAATTCCTGCGGCCTGCGGAATGAATCGCCCCTGCCGGGGGACAGTCGCATCCGTGAGAGCAGGTCATAAAAAAGAGTATGGTTGCCGATTGTATTGCCGTCGTCATCTTTCGTTGTCCCTCCGAGCCATTCGATTGCCTCTGCGGTAAAGTGGATGCGGACTGTACGGAAGCCCTGCGGCTTTTTGAAAAGGGATGTTTCCTTGTTCCTCTTGTTTTCTTGCATAATTCAATAAAAAATAAGGGAATGGAGTATCGGAAAACCTACAACAGTTTCAATGAGATAGTGCGTGCGGGAGTTTCCTTGTCCGTCCGATACCCCGTTCCGGTTTTGACATCAGTTCCGGTTCACGTTGGCGGCGGGTTGGGATTGCAGGTGTCCCCGTGCGTCCTCCACCGCCTTGAAGTCGGAAGAGATTTTCATCAGCACGATGCTGACGCGGCAGAGCTGGCCGATGTCAACGAAATCCTTGACGGCTTCCAACAGTTTTTGCGCACGTTCCTGACGGTGTTTCATCACGGCCTCGTTACTTGTTCCGTTTTCTTTGGCAAGCCCGTGATTGAGAAAGCGGTTGACAGCCAACATGTCCGTCGCCTCAATCGTTGCGGTATCGCCGTTGCCCGTCCCGTAACCGACCATTACCCGTATGGAATCGGCCTCGTAGGGGGAACAGCCGCGAAGAAAGTCCAGAATGGTCTGTACCTTCGCGCTGATTACGGGTCTGCTCTCTTTCTTTCTCTGTTCCTTGTTCGGGGATTCCTGAACCGTGGCATTCCTGATACCCGGTTCCATGTTCTTTGAATTGTCCATAACTGCATTGTTCTAAAAAAGGTTGATGAATCATTTGTTTTTCTCATGTGTTACCAGATAGTGGGATGCCTCGCTGTCGATCTCGACCTGCGATTTCACCCGTACCCGTTTCAGCCATGCGTCGAGGTCTTCCTTGGCGAAGAAGCACAGCTTGCCGCCCGGCTTGTAGTAAGGGATTGCGCGGCGCATCATCATCTTGTAGAGATAGCTTGGCTTCAGTCCGAGGTAACGGGCTGCTTCCGTGGTGGTCATCAAATTACGTTCACTTTCCATATACGTTCATTTTTATTGTTACTTGTACTTTCGTAGAATCGGAATCTGCTGTTTTTTCAGACTTTTCCTTTCTTCTGTTTCCGATGCAAAGTTAAGTTTGCTCCAAGGTGGGCCAATGGGGGACGAATGGGGAAAGTGCATGAAAAGAAAATGCGCCATACCGTTGTGTATGAACGGTATAGCGCATAGCTATAATGGGAAGATACCGGGCTGAATGGGGAAACGACGGGCGGTTATGGGGTACCTTTCAGCCGTCTTGCGTTTTCAACGGCCTTGTCGATGGATTTGCGGAAATCTTGATTCTCTTTGGTGGCAGCATTGTTGCAAACATCGCTGCGGTGCTTGTCGTAGTAGGATTTGGATATGCCGCAGCGTTTCAGGAACTCTTCCGACCAGAGTTTCCCGCGCTCTCGCGGCCTGATGGTACGGGCGATGGAAAACACCATGTAACAGATGCGAAGGTTCTCTTTCGGGCGCACGATGACCTCCCGTTCGGTGGGTTTCAGGTTCAGGAAGTTCACGAAGTCGCTGCCCGACAGATACTCGAACTGGTAGTCGTTGCACACCTCGTAAATGAACAGGCACAGGGCGAGGTCAACGGTATCCATCCATGCGGTGGTCTCTTGCAGCAGGCCTGCACGGTTCATGGGTTGCCCTCCTTCACGCGTCTGATGTCGGAGATGATGCTTCCGGCGATTCCTTGCAGACGCTCCACCAGCACGTCGAGGAATACCGGTTTGAAGCACCAGACACAGAAATTCCGGTCACGCTCCTGCTGCCATTCCTTATATGATAGGTTTGCGTGTGCATGAGCTTGGTCATATTTTGCCTTTGCTACTCCGCACTCCGTGTCGAGCGACCTGTATTCTTCCGAATCCAGAGGCAGGAAATCCAACCGGTTACTCATTGCCGAATACTCGCGCCAAAGTTCTGTGGCGGCTGTTTTCGCTTCCTCGTACCGGTGTTCAAAGGGGCTTAGATATTCCTCGAAAAGGGCTTCAAAGTTCACTGTCTGCAACGGTGTCCTGTCGAGTGAAAGGTATTTGTTCGTTTCCGAAAGAAGGGAAGAAGAAAAGTCCAGAAGTTGTCCGGGGTTCTCCTTTACCAGACAGGCTGCCTCCTTGACAAGAAGGTTCGTGTCGTTGAAATCCTGATAGAACAGGGACGGCGGCAAGGCCTGTTCAAAAGACAAGACGCCTTGTCCGTAAGTTGCAAGAAGCGTGTTCACTTCGTGCAACCGTTGTGTTATTTGCCGTATCATCATAATCGTCAGGAATTGAAAAGGTCGTCCATCGTCACCTCGCTGTGGACGATGCTTCTGTTCTTGCCATTGGCCACACCATACGTCGTGATAAAGGTATGAACCAGTGTCTTGTTGGTCTTGGTAAGTTCCCTGAACAAACCGGAACGGTCACGCAACCGGCGTTCGTATTCGGGCTTGATACGGTATGTGTCCATGCAGAATTTCATCTCGCACAGGTGTATGATCCGGTCAGCCCGCTCTATTATCATGTCTATTTGTCCGCCGGGCATTCCTTCCTCCTTATTGGGCTTGACCTGCCATGTGGACAAGGATGTAGCCATGCCCCTTATTCCCAAAGCCGACTTGATCTGTTTATGATGTCTCATGCAGACAAGCTCGAAACTGCTACCCATCCAGTCGAATACATTTCCGGAATCAAGATGATTGCTCCACCATTCATCATCGTGTGAGAGGTTGTCGGCAAGGAACTTGAAATAGAACAGCGAAAAGAAATCCGTAAGCCTGTAAACGGCTCCGCGACGTTTGTTGCCGTACTGAAGCCATTTCTCTATCATATCGGACCTTTCAAGGTTTTTTATCGCCTTGGTTATGTTGCTGCTCTTCGATGATAGTGACTGGAATATGTCCTTGCTTGTCATTCCCGATTCGTGTTCGCTGAGTAGTTGTACGATTGACGTGTACAGGTCGGCATTGTCGAAAAGGGCGTTGTATAGCTCCTCGAACTCCAGTTTCAAAAGTGCGCCTTCATTGAAAAACAGCCGGTCTATATTCTGGGAAAGGCTCAACGCGGGGTCAAGAAGGCTGTAATAAAACGGAACACCGCCAAGCACCATGTATGTCTGGGTAAGCTGGTAACGATCCCATTCGATGCCTCTGGTAGCGAGATACCGCTCCGTCTCATTCAGGGTGAACGGGGACAGATGCAGGTTACACGTCACTCTGGCATGGAGGCCTCCCTTGTTGGCGACAATCTTGTCTTTCATCCATGAGGTCGCGGACCCCGTGGCGATAAGCATGATGTTCCGCTGTGACATGGCCCAGCCGTTCCAGAAGTTTTCAAGGGCCGACACGAATATGGATTTTCCCGAATCCATCCAAGGCATTTCATCTATGAACACAATCCGTTTACGGTCAGCGGGCAGGGACGACAGGTATTCTTCAAGGGCATAAAAGGCTTCATCCCAGTTGCTTAAATGGGAGAACTTTTTTCCCGAATAACTGTTGAGCACATTCAGGAAGTTGTTCAACTGTCTGCGGGTGGTCATTCCATGCGCACCGACATATTTGAAATCAAACTCCCGGTCGAAAAATTCTTCAATCAGGAATGTCTTTCCGATACGCCGCCTGCCGTAGACTATGACCAGCTCCGATCTGTCCGAGTTCAGGCATCTTTCCAGTTCCGCGTGTTCTTTGTCGCGGCCAATAAGTTTATCCATACTTTCATGTTTTGATGCAAAATTACGCATTTGGAATTGCCCAAGCAAATTTTAGAACCACTTATTTGATATTATCTATGAAATATTACGCTGTAAATTCAGATATAAGGTTTTGTGAGGTTTATGAACTGCGTCCATAAATCTGAAATTATCTATCTAAATCAAGAAGATAAGTTCAGGTTTATGTATCTGATAAACAGATATGCCGAGTTTTGACCTCTTCGGATTGAAATCTGGCCGGAAAGGTCAAAATTCGGCAATTATTCAAATAAGGCTGAAAACGGTGGTAATGGAGTACAACGCAGGATGTCAGCCAAATACGTTATCAACCAGATTCACCGCTTCAACTTTCTTGCTGTCAACGATTTTCGCGTAAATCTGCGTAGTCTTTACGTTGGCATGGCCGAGCAGCTTGCTCGTGGTATAAAGATCCGCACCGAGAGTAAGCATCATTGTGGCGAACGTGTGGCGGCTCGTGTGGAATAAGATAGGCAAACAGAGCACCGGAAACGAGAAGAAAGGATAACGTAATCCATTGGAAACTAATCATTTCTCTATATTCTTCCACTTGTGGAAAAAGCAGGAAAGTGGGGATTATTGAAGATGTTCAGTTACCAAACCGTTAGCCGGTCAGTTACCGAAAGGGAACGAGGTAACGCGAAGCAAATCGGATAATTAAAAACACCGATATATTACACTGATTGTCATTGTTTTGCATACCGAAGAACGCTTATAAAACAGGTAATTTTGCAACTAAAGTTATAAGCGTATGAAAGTAGAAAAATTCAAGGTTTTGCTCTACCTCAAAAAGAGCGGACTGGACAAGTCGGGCAAAGCCCCGATAATGGGACGCATCACCGTGAACCGGACGATGGCGCAGTTCAGCTGCAAGCTCTCCTGCACTCCCGGGCTGTGGAATCCCCGTGAAAGCCGGCTGAACGGCAAGAGCAGGGAGGCGGTGGAGATAAATGTGAAAATCGACAAGCTGCTGCTTGACATCAATGCCGCCTTCGATTCCCTTCTGGAACGCAAGGGGGATTTTGACGCCGCTTCCGTCAAGGATGCCTTCCAGGGCAGCATGAAGACGCAGATGACCCTGATGAAAATGCTGGATGCCCTCAGGGATGAGGTGAAGAGCCGTATCGGGATAGACCGGGCAAAAGGGACCTATCCGGCATACGACTTTACCTGCCGTACCATGCGCGAGTTCATTGAAACCAAATTCAAGACGAAAGACCTGGCCTTCGGGCAGCTTACGGAACAGTTCATCCACGACTATGAGAATTTCATCCTTGACGAGAAAGGGTATGCCGTGGACACCGTACGGCATTACCTGGCAATTCTCAAGAAAACGTGCAAAAGGGCTTATCAGGAAGGACACTCCGAACGGTTCATGTTCCAGCACTATGTCCTTCCGAAACAGACCGTCAAGACCCCCAAGGCACTGAGCCGTGAAAGTTTCGAGAAAATCCGTGACGTGGAGATAGCCCCGCACCGCACGACCCACCGTCTGGCAAGGGACCTGTTCCTCTTCGCCTGCTATACCGGGGTCGCCTACAGCGATGCCGTGACCGTCACCCGGGAAAACCTGTACACCGGCGAGGACGGCAAGCTATGGCTGAAATACCGCCGTAAAAAGAACGAGCTCCGCGCAAGCGTGAAGCTGCTGCCGGAAGCCGTCGCCCTGATAGAGAAATATCATGATGACAGCAGGGACACGCTGTTCCCGATGATCCACTATCCGAGCATGAGAAACCACATGAAGGCGCTGGCCGTACTGGCAGGGATAAAGGAGAACCTGTGCTATCATGTCGGACGCCACTCGTTCGCCTCGCTCGTCACCCTTGAAGCGGGCGTTCCGATAGAGACCATCAGCAGCATGCTGGGGCATAGCAACATACAGACGACCCAGGTCTATGCCCGCGTCACCCCGAAAAAGCTCTTCGAGGACATGGACAGGCTCATCGAAGCCACCGGAGATTTGAAACTTGTTCTATAATCCATAAACAATGAGAATCATGAGAAGTACCTTTTCCATACTATTCTATATCAACCGCGGCAAGATAAAGGCTGACGGAACCACGGCGGTCATGTGCCGCATCACCATAGACGGCAGGAACACCGCCATCACCACCGGGATATGCTGCAAGCCGGAAGACTGGAACGCCCGAACCGGGACCATACGCACGGTAAGGGAAAATGCCAGGCTGCAGGAGTACCGGAAGTATATCGAACAGACTTACGAGGAAATTCTGAGGACGCAGGGTGTCGTCAGTGCGGAGATTATCAAGAACCGGGTGACAAGGCAGTTCGTCGTTCCGACACACCTGCTCCGGATGGGCGAGATAGAGCGTGAACGTCTCAGGATACGGAGCAGGGAGATCAATTCCACCTCCACCTACCGGCAATCACAGTATTTCCAGAAGTACCTGACGGACTACCTTGCTTCACTGGGGAAGAAGGACATCGCCTTTGAAGAAATAACGGAAGACTTCGGCAGGAACTACAAGGCATTCCTTATCAGGAACAAGAATTTCAGCACCTCGCAGACCAACCGCTGCCTCTGCTGGCTGAACCGCCTCTTGTATCTTGCTGTGGACAACGAGATCCTGCGCACCAATCCGGTGGAGAATGTCGAATATGAGAAGAAAACCGCGCCCAAGCACAAGTATGTCACCCGTGAAGAGATGAAAAGGATACTGGCCATGCCCCTGAATGAAGGACGTGCGGAACTGGGCAGGCGTGCATTCATCTTCTCCTATTTCACCGGGCTTGCCTATGCCGACATCAAGCAGCTCCATCCGTGTCATATCGGGACGACGGCGGAGGGGCGGCGGTTCATCCGCATCAGCCGGAAGAAGACCGGGGTGGAAGCGTTCATCCCCCTGCACCCGATAGCCGAGCAGATACTCGCCCTGTACAATACCACCGACATGCACAGTCCCGTGTTCCCGTTGCCGAGCCGGGATTCCATCTGGCACGAGATATGGGAAATCGGCGTGATCCTGGGCAGGCACGATGACCTTTCGTACCATCAGGCCCGGCACGGGTTCGGGGTCCTGCTCATTTCAGAGAGCGTATCCATCGAGAGCATAGCCAAGATGATGGGACACTCCAATATTTCCACCACACAGGGATATGCCAGGATAACGGAGGAAAAAATTTCAAGGGAAATGGACAGACTGATGGAAAAGAGAAGCCAGAGCCGCACACATTCCGGCTCTGACAGCCAATAACCATTTCGCAGCCGCCTGCTTCCTCGCCGTCCATGAAGTTAGTACAGACTTCATTGAAAGTGAAAAGGTCGGGCGGCCGTGCCGTTTCGGGCAGAATCTTCCTTTGCAGGCAAAGCGTATTCAGCCCGAAAACCTTTCCCCTTTCACGTCTGTACAGGGAAGGCTGACGGCAGCGGAAACAAGCGACCGACGGAAAAGTCGATACAACAAAAAAGGAACAGCATACAGACAGTAGGAAACTACCGGTCCGTATGCTGTTCTGATTGTTCTGATTTTCTATAGGAGGGCGTTTTTTTTGAAACACAATGAAAAAGGCAGGCGGCAAACTGCGCTCCCTCCAAAAAATCAATCCGTTTTTTCGACCACCTGCCAATATCCGCCCTTGTCCGGCTGAACTGCTTCTGTCTTCATTCGCTGTTTTCATGCTTAAAATTCTGAAATATAATGTATCACAAGTGATTTGACAATATACATTTAGCCGGTGTCCTCCTTATATCTGCTGCATTATGATTTCATTTTTGTATTACTTGCCATTGCCATTATTGTAAATGACATCCAAAAATTCTTCTGCAAGTCTTATATCTTTAATTCTTATAATATTGTCTTCTTCCGTCGGATAGCCAAGGATATTGATACTGCCATACCAGACGGAGGATTTGTCCATAATACATGAACATAATGATAATTCAGGTACAATCTTTACGAACAGCCCCTGTCTTCTGAGATAATCCGACTGCCCGTTTTCTGTCAATGTAAGAATGGCCACTTCAATACCGTCTCTTTGGAGTTCTTTCAAGATATTGACAAATTTATTTCGTTCCATATGATAGAGCTTAGGGGAAGATATCACAATGGATTGTCTTGAGGCTTTTAATTCTTTTATAAACGGTTGACAGAATGTTATACCGTTGAATATCTGTTCTTCATGCGGAGACGACTGTAAACCTTCGGTTGCATCAAACAATGTCTGACAATCCTTGGAAAGTACCCGATAGCCGATGGCGGAATAGCCTTTGAGCCTCTTGCGATACATGCTCTCACAGACAGGTTCGTGTATATCGATATAATCATAGATACGGACATCGGCTTTTTCTTCGTTCTCCCGGTGCAGACGGCCTGCATACTGAGCAACCAACCCTTTCCATGATATGGGGAGGGCTAAAAAGAGCGTATCAAGCCGGGGATAGTCAAATCCTTCTCCTACATATTTTCCGGTAGCGACTATTACAAGAGGGGAATTTTGCGGAATGTCATGCAATCCTTGCAGGACTTCACGCTTGCTTTTGGCTGTTCCTTCTCCTGTCAGTTGAATGACGTTGGCGATATGCGGTTTTAACATTTCGGAAAGCAGCTTTACATGCGATGTCCTGCCGGTCAGGATAATCGGTGTCCTTCCTGCCGTTACTGCATTTAACACATCCTCCACGATGAGCGTATTCCGTAACTCGGATTCAGCAAGCGATTGTGACAATAAGGCGAACGATTGCCTGTTGTCAGTTACAGAGCGATAGGATGTGAATCTTGGAACAAGATAACGCTGGAATGACTGCTTCTGTATCTGGGTCTTGGCATCTGCCGAAAAGCGGATTGGTCCGCACTGCATGAAGATAATGGGTTGCAGTCCGTCCTTGCGGATAGGTGTGGCAGTAAGTCCATAGACATGATGTGCCGTAATATGTCTGAGTACATTCTCAAACGTTATGGAAGAAACATGATGGCATTCATCCACGATCACCATCCCGTATTCACGTACAAAAGGTCTTACCTCGCCATTTTCAAAACATGATTGCATAAGGGCGATGTCAATGACTCCATGCAAGGTGTTTGAGGTTGAATCCAAGCAGCCTATGGGAGAAAACACTTTTTTCCTGCCACGTTTTCTTGACGTGGCAGGCTCGGCAAATTCTATCTCAAGAAAGTCGGTAAGGCGTTCGTGCCATTGCAGGAGCAGCGCTTTGGAATGTACCAGCACGAGTGCGCTTACCTTTTTTCGGGCAATCAGAGCAGCTGCTGTTACTGTTTTCCCAAAAGCGGTCGTTGCCGCCAATATCCCGTTCGTGTATGGCATTAAGGAATTGATGGCATCAAGTTGCTCGTCACGTTCCTTGCCCTTGAATGCAACGGCAACAGGCTTGCCGTGATTGGTTTCATCAATCATTTTATAAGCAACTCCAAGAGATTCCAGCATAGTTGTTACGGCATCCTCACAACCGCGGGGCAGGGCGAGGTAATCATCCGTAAAGTCTGCACGGCAAATAATACGCGGAATGTTATAGGTAGAGATGCGCATCGCTTGTTTGCTGTAAAATTCCGGATTTTTGAATGCGGCTATACGCTTGAGATGATTGGCCACCTTTTCGGATATGGAGTTTAGGGGGATGTATAGTCTGTCCGATTTTTTAATTTTCAGTTTTCCGTTAAAATCTTTCTGCGTGACATCCTGAGATACAGGAAGCACCCAAGGCTTTGTTTCTGAAGAAGTTGCCAACGAACCGAAATCTTCCTGTCTGTGCCGGGCCAATAACATGTCCAAGTCATGCTCGTTAAGCTTTTTTGCATTGTATAAATAAGCCCATTGGTTTTTGAACTGAAGGAAGTTTTCATCCACAAAGACACTGTTTCCCATTTTCCGTGCCCTGCCTTGCAATGGAAGGGCTATCAGATTTCCGAATCCGCCTTCAGGCATTCTGTCCTGATTGGGGAAGAAACGGTCGTATGAATTGAAGGTAATATGTCCGTTGCGCTTCATGGCCTCAGTAAGGATGGCATTGCCTAATTTCCTGGCTTTACCGGCAGCAACCGGCTCTTCGAAAAATATCCATACATGCGCCCCGTTACCGGAGCGTGAACGTTCGATACTGTACGAAATTCCCCAATTCCTACAAACGGCAATGAAAGCCAGCACATCTTCCTTATATCCGTGAGTACAATTCTTGTCATCAAAATCAGCGCAAAGAAAAGAGCATTTATTGTCAGGGGTGACAGCATATAAACCTATAACATCACACCCGTATTCATCTTTTCCCTCCAGATGGCGGTAGATTTCCCGGCTTGTCAGAGGAGCAAGGTTGCGATTCGGGCAATCCGGGCACTTGTATCGTTTCTTGTCGCAGACTCCTCTTTGCCATTCATTGGTACAGACCGGTTGATAGCCTCCCTTTCCCGTTGTCCTGCTGAACCATCTTCGTGCAAAAACATCCGTTCTTCCTTTGAAAAAACTGCTGAACAATGCTATTTTCTCATCAGGCGTAAAATTGACAGAAGGAAATATTACAGGAGAAAAAATCGGCTCCTTATCAGAGATTTCCGATACGGAATAGACAATGCCGTGTTGAAGAAGAATTGATTTCAACTCTTCGTTCTCGGCAAGCAATGCATTATATTTCCCGACAAGCGTGTCGTATTTCTTTTGCAGCTCTTCCATCCTGTTATGCTGCCATCAGTCCGCAAAGCAAAGCGATTCCGAAACTTAGAAATGTTCCGGCAAGGACATACTCGGTTTTTGCTGTATCCGTATCCTTGAACCTCAATATGGATTTTGCGGCTATGATAAAACCGATTGCTTCATACCTGCCTATTATTACAAATATTATTGTGAGAATACGTTCCAGGTTTCCTATCAATGCTCCGGCATTTTTGATATTCTCACAGGATAGTGTTTCTCCGATTTGGTATCTTTTCAAAACCAGCTTGATCAGGACATTGGCAGGTTTGATGCACAACAGTACCGCCAGTATGAATAAAGGCATGGAGAAGTTCCCGGTATAATCCACAAATTGTACAGGCAATTCAGTGGTGATATCAAACTCGGTAGCCACAGCAGCCAATATTGCCAGATGTGCAGCCTGGTCAAGAGCAAAACTCCACAATCCTTTGGGACAATAGGCTTTGACAAGGTCAATGACCAGATGTGACAGGGCAATGGTCAAGGCATAAAACCCGAAATCGCTGACCGGAACCAAAGCCCATGATACTACAGCTACAAGAAGCGAATGTACATACAGGAAGCAGCTTCTGAATTTCTTTTCCTCTTTCTGTGAGCAGTATTTGTCATTTTGCAGGTAGAAATCGGCTATGACGTGGGCCAACAGCAAACTTAAAAACAGCCAACTATTCATATTCGTTAAAATTTATCTGTTCAAAATACTTCAAGGCTTCCTCTATGCAATACCATTTTGTAGCCGATGAAGCCTTGTTTACACCGGATTGTGATATTCCCAGATTTCGGGCTATATCCGTTTCCTTCAATCCAAGCAGTTTGTAATAAATGACCTCGCTCTGGCGCAGGGTCATGTCATTCATGATGGCATCGGTCAGCAATGCGACCGTCTGTAAGGGGCAGGATAATTGTCTTTTACTTGTACATACAGACAAAGTCCCTTTATTCAAGGCATTCATTCCCTCAAGTGAACGCCCCGACATATAAATGGCCTCGCCATCCCAAATGCCCTGTTCCGTGTCCACTATACGCATGTTTCCAATACCGATAGCCGTCCTGATACCATATGTCTGAAAGCTCTTCGCCTTCTTGTTTTCTGTAATAGGGAAAGACTTGATGCATGATTTGATAACAAGAGCGATACGAAGGGCATTGGATACATTCTGCATCACACACTCGATATAATCGCCTTTGATTTGACGACCGTAAAAATCCGGGTATTTTGTTTTGAGCAAAGCAAACAGGGCCTCTATCCTTTGCTTTAGTCTGATAGTTTCATCCACGGATAACGAAGTGGATGAAACTATATCTGCCGAGATGGTTGCAAACATATTACTATCTATTGTTTTGGCTGTAAATGTATGAATATAATTTGGCATAGCCAAGAAATATACCCTAAAAAGGGTGTAACATTACTATATACCCAATAAAGGGTGTATCTGTATTGCATTACAAAACCAATCCGCATCATTTAGTGAACCTGTGATGCGGATTCAGAAATGAAGAGTTGAACTTGGCGGATGCCCATAATATGGGGTAATATTAAAACCTGGTTCTTCCATTCTGATGGTACGCCTCCTTGTACCCGTCCATCAACGTACGCTCTATGTCGGAAGCCCTGTACAGGATTCTGCCGCCTATCTGGATATAGGGCAGTATGCCGTTGTTTCGGTAATCCTGAAGGCTCCTGCGGCTGACCTTCAGTCTGACGGCCAGTTCCTTGTCGGTATAATAGCGTTCCCCGTCCAGGGACGGCTTGTTGTTTTCACGTATTTTCTCCACCTTTTCCGATAGTTCTTCCAGCGACGAGAGGAAGGCTCTCACGCGCATGTCGTTTTCCGGTGTCAGCAGCCGGATATTGCCATTGTCATTCATAAGTCAGATATCTGTTTGTTGGTTGGTTTGTTGGTTGGCTTGTTGGTTTGTTTGTTGCTTACATTGCATTTTCTTTCCTTGCCGGCTGTTATACACCGTTTCATTTCCGTCACGGGAAAGATGGACTTCACATCCTCCGGTCTGTAATATACCTTGTGGCTTATTTTGGTATAAGCCAGCGTTCCGTTCTCCCGCATCGTCTGCAAGGTTCTCGGACTGATGCAAAGCAGCCTGCACACGTCATCGCTGTCAAGCCACTCCTTTTCTCCCAAGTCCTCCTGTTCCCGGCAGAGCCGTTCAACTTTTTCCGCAAAAATCTCAAATCCCGAGAGCATCCTCTCGAAAGTCGCCTTGTCTATGACCACTACTTCCATATTCCTGTAATTTTAAGTTTGACATTGATTTTTCATGCAAAACGAAACGGCGGAATCAAGCTGTTCCTACCGTTTCCTGTGCGAAGGAAACAAAAAAACGGAAACAGTCCGCAAACCGGACGGCATGTGTCACCGTCAGACATTCCTTTTCACCGCAAGAGGATAATTGCAGGCGGTAAAAAGCAGAAAAGGACACACTCATTTCTTTGAAGCAAAGGTAGCCGTTCCCCACCGGAGCGCAAGGCCGGGCCCTGCGGGTCGGCGGGGAAAAAATCATCCTCGCGCTTTGCGTTCCGGTATTTTTTCCTGCCGAGCCTTGACGCTTTTCCGGAGGTAGAACGGCTGTAAGGCATACAAAGAAACAAGAGTGCCCACGGGCCGGATGTCTAACAGATAAATGAAAAAAGGATATGGCAACAAAAGACGTAAAAGAATTCAACGGATGGTTTAACCGTTCATACGCGAGATTGAAGGAGAGACTCTCCATCTATGGGAAAATCGACGAGGACGCATTCCATGACGCCTATCTGGCAGTCAGGAAACAGGTCATGTTCGCAAGCGGCGGGATCGATGAGTTGGAATCCTATTTCTTCGGATGCTACCGGAGAATCCTACAGTCGGGCGCAAGGGATGAAAGCCGTTACGACAGTCCCGGAGACGAGTATTTCGCAAGACTGGGCGAGACGGACTGCGCGGAAGAGACAGAGGAACGGGAAGAGATGCTGACCGGATGCGACAGGCTGGTAAGGGACATACAGAAGTTCCTCAGGCGGCATTTCTCCTATGAGGATTACAGGATATTCATGCTGCGGTTCTACGAGACCGGAAGCTCATTCCGCACCATAGCCAGGCACATGGGCGAGAAGACCTCGGTGGTGACACGCAGGGCGCAGGCGATGATGGAATCCGTCCGGGCAAACAGGAAGTTCATCGCCAGAAGAAGACTGATCATGGCCGGAGAGGCGGCATGACACGAATAAAGGAAAACAAGGTATAACGAAAAAATATCGATGATTATGAAACTGACAGTTTATGACAAGAGCAATTCCCATCCGGCACTGACCTACAAGGGCAAACGGATCATCACGGTATGCCGTGACGGAAGCATGTATTTGAGCCGGATACTGAGCAGGGAACTGAGCCTGCACGCAGGAAACAGGCTGTGTATCGCCAGGGACGAAGACAAGCCCAAGGACTGGTACATGTTCGTCTCGGATGACGAGAACGGCTTCACAATCTGGAACGACCCGCGTTGCGCCCGCTTCTCGAACAGCTTCATCGCCGGCATGATACTCGATGCGGCAAAGGTCGAGAAATGCGCCGGTTTCATGGTGGCGAAAGAGCCGGTGAATGTGGACGGCAGGCTGTGCTACCGGATAATACTCGACAACCCGATACCGAAAGGGGTAAGTGTAAGGACCACCGGTACGAAATAAGCCCGACACCTGAAAGAAAAAGCAAGGGGCATCCGGAGGAAGGAAGAACAACCGACCTCCGGGTGTCCCTTTTTTCATGCGGCCGCAGGCAGAAGGAACGGGATGGATTTTCATTTTCTTGAACGGTACGCCTCCCTATAGCCGTCCATCAGGGTACGCTCTATGTCGGAAGCCCTGTACAGAATCTTGCCGCCCACCTGAATATAAGGCAGTATGCCGTTGCTTCGGTAATCCTGCAATGTCCTGCGGCTCACTTTAAGCAGGTGCGACACCTCCTTGTCAGTCAGCAGCTCATCGCCATATACGGGAGGTCGGCGTTGGCTGAACAACTTTTCGAACGAAGCCAGAAGCCGGTCGAAATTCGAGTGGAATTTACATACCCACTCATGGTCTTTTTCTCTGATTTCACTACTCATACGGTTTGTCTTTAATTGATACTTCAACTGCTAAATGCTTTTGCCTTTCCATTTCGCCTCTTTCCGTCTCTCTTCCACATCCACAATGACCCGTTCCACGTCTTCCTGACGGTAGTAGGTGCGGTTGCCAATCTTGGTAAAGGCGAGTGTGCCGTTGTCACGGAGGGTCTGCAATGTCCTCGGGCTGATACGCAGTTTCCGGCAGACGGCATGACTGTCCATCCATCGTTCTGCCTTCTTCTCCCCGTGCTGTCGGCAGAGGTCATCCATCCGCTGCACGAAGTAATCCAACTTGGCAGCCATCTCCTCAAAGGTTCTTTTTTCAAAACTTACTATTTCCATAATCTCATTGTTTACTTCCATTTGATACTGTTTCCATCTTGTACCGCCAAGGCAAAGCCGGCTTACTGCCTTATCCGATACATCTGACAGGAGGGAACAAGTGGCATGGCTGCAGCAAGCCACCGGTCTGTCTTTCCTGTTCCCGGTACAAATTAAAGCAGTAATAATCACACTGCAATGGATTTGCAGACGGCTGACGGTCTGTTTCATCATCTGTCATCATGTTGCATGGCCGGTGGACAGTATGACCCGACTGAGCAAAGCCGCCATATGATTATTACTGCCTGAACTGACTGTAGCAAGTATACCGGTACGATTGCAACGGGTTATCCTATATCCGGTAAAGTGTCCGTTGGATTCAGTCTCCATACTGCCATGAAATCATTGCCAGATTCCATGGACGCCCGTGCGGGTGTGGCAAATCACAGCAGTCGCCACCGTTTGTCCGGTGCATATAATGCAGAACCGGTCATAATTGCCACACTCACTCCATTTGCTTGACACAGTGCACTATACACACTTTCTTTGCTGCCGATAACCGGTCAAGGTACATACCAAGACCACTGTATTGACTTATTAAAATTCAAAGATTATGGCTACAAGAAAAAGCTTTGACAAAGAGCGGTGGGAAGCTATGACAGGTACGGAAATGTCACAGCTCCTTCCTGAGTGTGAAAACCCTGAAAGTGCAGGAGAGGTTACTGAGCATGCCGGGAATGAAATCCTGCCAACAGTCACGGAACAATCCGGGATCCAGGAGCCGGCAGAGAAAGACGGTTCCGCTCCTGCATCCAAGTGCCGGATTAGCGGCAGGCAACGCAGGCTGTCACTGGAAGAGTACCGCAGCACATTCCTGCAAGTTCCCAGAATAGAAGACCGCAAGCCCGTATTCGTGAGCTGCGAGGTAAGGGACAGGCTGGACGAGTATGTCCGCAAGCTCGGAAGCCGGAGGATGAGCGTTTCAGGACTGCTGGAAAATATCGCCCGGCAGCATCTTGAAATCTATTCGGAAGACTTCGAGCGGTGGCGCAAACTGTAAAAGACACCCGGTGCAAAATCCATCCGCATCATGGAATGATGGCATTCCGGCATTCAGAACCCGCCAGAGGCGGTCAACGGACGGAACATCAGTTTCGGGAGTTAGCGAGGTTATCTTTCGGGCATCCCGAAAACCTCGCTCCACTCCCGGAGTCGCGGAGGCAATCCGCTCCCAACGGTCGCAGATTGCAGGACATATCATCACAGTAAAATGACCAATCACAGTAAACCAAGTAATATGAGTGACAAGGATAAAACCAGACCCAGAGGCAGACCGAAAGCAAGTGGTATCCGCAAGCTTTCCAAATCCGTGACGGTAAAGTTCTCCAGGATTGATTACGAGCGGTTGCTGCACCGCAGCAGACAGGCGAACCGCACATTGGCGGAGTTCATCCGGGAAGCCGCATTCGAAGCAAGGATTGTGGCCAGGCATTCGACGGAGGAAGCAGCCGTCATACGCAATCTTGTGGGAATGGCGAACAACCTGAACCAGCTTGCCAGGCTGTCCCACCAGACAGGATTCTACCGGACAAGGAATGCCGTCATGGAACTGCTCGAAAAGCTGAAAGTGATCATGAACGAATATAAAAAAGTGGAAAGGAGAAATACATGATAGGCAAAATCAAGAAAGGCAAATCCTTTGGCGGTTGCATCCGCTACGTGATGGGAAAGGACAATGCCGAGATCATCGGTTCCGATGGCGTATTGCTGGGCAATAACCGTGAAATAGCGGACAGTTTCAACTGCCAGTGCCTGCTTAATCCGAAGATAAAACAGCCCGTCGGACACATCGCGTTAAGCTTCAAACCGGAAGACAAGCCGGTATTGAGCAATGAATTCATGGCTAAGATAGCGATGGAATACATGGATCTGATGGGCATCAGGAACACCCAGTTCATACTGGTAAGGCATCACCATACCGACAATCCGCATTGCCATCTGGTCTATAACCGCATCGGTTATGATGGTAAAGTAATCTCCTCACAGGGCGATTACAAGCGTAATGAGATTGCCACCAAAAGACTTAAAGACAAGTACGGACTGACCTATGCGGAGGATAAAGGCAAAACCAATGTAACGAAACTGCATGATTCGGAACGCATTAAATACGAGATTTATCATGCCGTGAAGCAAGCGTTGAAACGCGCCAGGACATGGAAAGAACTTGTGGTCGGTCTGGCCTTGCAGGGTATAAAACTGGAATTTGTCGGAAGAGGCGGCAAAATGAAATCCGCCGGTGACATTCAAGGCATACGCCTTACCAAAGACGGCCTGACCTTCAAAGGCTCGCAAATCAGCAGGGAGTTCAGCTTTGCAAAACTGAATGCCATTCTGGGCGGAAACAGTCCGGATACCGGAGTGGATTTAGCGGTTAAAAAGCAAAATCAAGCTCCGTCAAACCGCAACCGGAAGGAACAGGAACCATCCAATATGGCATTTATTGAAAGCAACGGACTGGGGTTGTTTTCTTCTTTTGGCGAGTCTGTTCCGGAAGAACAGATCCCGTATGACGAACTGCTGCGCAAGCGCAAGAAGAAAAAGAAACGGAAAGGGCTTGGATTATAAGTCTGCCCCAAACAATCAATCATTAAAGTGTAAAACGTTAAAGTCAATGAATTTATGAAACAGGAAGAGTTTATGGAAAGCATCTACGGATGCCTGGAGAGAATCGAAAACAAGATAAACGGGCTGTCCATGCCTCAATCGGCGGGCGGTGATGCCGAAGCGGACAAAGAGGTCATACAGGAACTGAATGCCTTAAAGACAGGCTTCAAACGTGTGCTGGAGGCTCTTGTCATGATCAAGGGCGATACAGCCAATCTACTGAAAAGAAACTCCATGCCGGACAAGTTCATGGAAACCCTGTCTGTATTGAAAAGCGAACAGCAGGCGTACCACAAGAATCAGAACGAGTTCCTGGAACGGTTCGCCCAAACAGAGAAAGACACCATCCTGCACATATCGGAGAAGATGGAATCGCTTTCTACTTCCGTCAGGAACAGGATGGAAGAACCAGATGTAGTCTGTCACAGACACAGCATCAGCATAGATACACCTTATATATTCTGGACCCTGATCATACTGGTAACGTACTCAATAGTTGTATCTGTGGCTTTCTACATCGAAAAGCGACCTGATAATGACCGTATGGATAACGATTTGAAATACCGCTATATCAAGATGAAAGGTGAAGCCACTCCGAATGAAATATCAGAATTGGAAAACATTTTTGAACTGAACCGTGACAATGCCGGTATTGAACAGATACGCGAGGACGTGGAGGCATACGAGGATGCCGTCCGGAAGCAGGCTGCCCTTACCGAGCAGGTACGCCTGAAAGAGCAGGCTGCAAAGGAGTTGGACAGCAAGGCGAAGTCCATCAAAAGCAAGTCTATCGGGAACGAATCTAAAAAATAGCCTATGGCCAGTGTAAAAGCAAAATTCAGACCTTCCATCATAGAGGGAAAGGAAGGTACCGTCTATTATCAGATTATCCAGGACCGTGTAATCCGTCAGTTAAAGACGGATTACCGGATATTTGCAGATGAATGGAATGATGCTGAAAACAATATCATCATCGGTAATTCAGAGCGAAGCAATCTGCTTCTCTCCTTGCAGGAACGTATGAAATGGGACCTGAAGCGGTTTGAAATGACCATTCGTAAATTGGGAAATCAGAAAAGTACATTTACGGCGGATGAGATTATTGGTTCCTTTCAGAACGGAACGGATGAACAGTCATTCTTCAACTTCATGCAGGGTGTCATCGCCCATCTCAGACAGATGGGCAAGATACGCACGGTCGAGAACTATTCCTGCACCCTGAAAAGTTTCATGCAGTTCAGGCAGGACCGGGATATTCTGCTGTCTGAAATTGATTCGGATTTGATGCAGCTTTATGAAGCCTATCTTCATGGGAAAGGTGTCGTACGGAATACCAGTTCATTCTATATGCGTATTCTGAGGGCGGTATATAACCGTGCCCTGGAAAAGGAACTGGTGGAACAGCGCAATCCTTTCAGGCATGTCTATACGGGAGTGGACAAGACCGTCAAGCGTGCCGTTCCCTTATCCGCCATCAAGCGCATGAAGAACCTGGATCTGTCTTTGCAGCCTAATCTGGAATTTGCAAGGGACATGTTCCTGTTCAGCTTCTATACCCGTGGCATGTCGTTCATAGATATGGCTCACCTGAAAAAGAAAGATCTTCAGAACGGCTTCTTATCGTATCGCAGACGAAAGACCGGGCAGCAGCTGGTTATCAGGTGGGAAAAATGTATGCAGGAGATTGTCGGCAAGTATCCGGAAAACAGTCTCAGTCCCTATCTTCTGCCAATATTGAAATATCCTTTTGAAGATACGAACAAGCAGTACAGGAATGTGATGTCCGTAATAAACCGGAAACTGAAAGAAATAGCCGGACTGGCCGATATATCCGTTACTCTGAGCATGTACTGTGCCCGCCATTCATGGGCAAGCGCAGCCAAAAGCAAGAATGTTCCGATTTCCGTCATCAGCGAGGGGATGGGACATGATTCGGAAATGACTACGCAAATTTATCTGGCTTCATTGGATAACTCCGTAGTGGACAAGGCTAATTTCAGTATTCTGAGAGAGCTATAATACTACAACTGTTTAGGAAAAGTTGTCATTTCTTGTTAAGAGAGAGATAAAACATTGCAAATATAAGCAAAATAGATAAATAGACCATATTAAAATGTTTTTTCTTCACACTCAATCATTTAGAAAATTGGTAATATTTAGGAAAAATAAAGATTCTAATCGCATAATCTATTAAAAGACAGTACAATTAGGATATAAATCTTCTCTCTTAACAAGAGGTGATGATTTTTATGCGTATCAACAAACTTAATAATAAATATGAAATACTTTTTTTATAAAACATTAAATCTATGTATTCCAGTCATAGGATTATTTTTATTATGTACTAGTTGTAATTCATGTTCAACAAGTGCTCCAGACGACAAATATCTATGTGAATTCCACAATAAATATTTTCAATATACAGGAAATGAATCAAAACTTAATGAGAATGATCTGTCTTTGTTTGTAGATTATTCTACTTGCATTACTTTGGGACAACATTCACCATTCTTTCAAAGTTTAGTTCCTTCATTTGTTGCTGCTACAAAACACTATTATTCTATAAAAGGGGATAAGATTGTCGAAGAACAAAATATAAGTGTATTTCAAGCATTAAGCAATATAGTAGAGGTAAATTATGCCGACTTAAAGCAAGCAGCTAATTTAATCGTTAATGGCAACTCTGAAGGTGTGCTTTTAACTGACGGTGAGTATTACCAGAAGAATATAGCTGGTGGCGGAATCAGTGATCCATATATGGCCAATGCATTCAAACAATGGCTTAAGAAAGGACATGATATATATATACTTGCAGAACCATATTTAGAAGGACCTCAGAAATATAACAAGAAGAGATTCTATTTCTTGTTTACAGATAGCAGGTTAGAAGGTAATATCTATAAGAGAATATGTGAAACTACTAAATTAGAAAATTATCCGGATGTTGAAATGTTCCATTTATCGGCAAGTCATCCTACAATTATGGCGGAAAATGGAAAAAGTAAAGTAAATGAAATTGTTTCTGCATCAAACAAAAACTATGGTCTTTATGAAATTCAAGACTGGCCAGTAGATTGGAAATCTATAGAGGGGTATATTATGGGCGCTGTAGATGAAACAACAGGTGATCCACTGCAATATGGTAATCCTGTTATCTCCGGCTTAAAGGTCGATAGAAACAGTTATGGAGGTTTTAGAATTTCTGATATATCAGTTAAGGTTTACGATATAAATGCAGACTATAACAACTTCTACACTGAAACTGAAGCCCCTTCTGGTTTGAATTTGTCTTCTATCAGTTTAACTGAGTCTGTTAATGCATTTGTATATGACAAGGAAGAATTCAACAAATACGGTAATATAAACATACACTTTGATGTTCCTATGTGGAATCCAACTTTCTTATCATGCAAACCGTTTAACTTCACCAAGATAGATATTAATGTATCTGGTATTGAAAACGTATTTGAGAATTATGAAGAAATGTTCAATTTTGATGCTATAGGTTTACCTGGCAAACAGAACACCTCAGTTTCTGAAAGTGTTAAACAAGCATTATTTGACAAGGACATACAGAATATGATGAAGAATGCAAATCTGTATACCATCTACATAAAAAGCAATAAATATTAATCATTAAATTTTCTATTATGATAACAAGAATAACAACTTTACCTCAGTTGGAGGCTTTACAAAACAGTACAATGATTTATGCAGTTATCTCAGCGTTAATAGCTTTGTTGATCGCATTCATTATTTCTTTCATTATCAAATACCAGGGTGGTCAGGACAAATCTTATATAACCAGAAGAATATGGTTTATAGTCATAGGTATAGTTTCTGCAGCAGGTTTTTATCTTTATAATGATTTAGTTGTTAAGGGACAGATCGTTAATGCCGGTTTCAAGAGTATGTTTGTTGAAACCAATATTACATGTATTGGGATTCTTCTTGGAATCTATTTTGTTCTAGGTATTCTGATAATGTTTATCTTCAGAAATTCAAAATTTGGTTCTATTTTAGGTAAGGGGAAAGAATAAATAAGTAAGTTATGGCTCAACAATATTTTGTATTAGGGATTGGTGGTACAGGAATGCGTTGCATTGAATCCCTCATTCATTTATGTGCTATGGGTATGTTTGATGATACAGACATACATCTTTTAGCACTTGATACAGATAAAGATAATGGTAATTTTGCCAGATTGAAAGAAGTAAAGGAAGCCTATGTTAAAGCAAAAGGAACTGATGCTTCACTTCGTACAGCTTTAAACGAAACTTTCTTTTCGGCCAATATCAATTACTATGAATTTTCGCCTAATTATGAAGTCAAGAGCGATTTCATGTCTGTATTTAACTATGGGGATACTAAGTTCAATAATCCGGAGCAAACAGCTATAGCGGATTTGGTATTGACTAAAAACGTAGAAACATTTAACCTTCGTCACGGTTATAGGGCACAGACCCATCTCGGCTCCATGATGATGTATCATTCAATATTGGAAGCAGCCCGTTCAAATAAAAATTCTGAATTAAAGACATATTTGCAGAAACTCATTCAAGTAGCTCAAAATGGAGGTGCTAGAGTATTTATTCTTGGTTCAGTATTTGGTGGAACAGGTGCTTCTTCGATTCCTATCATACCTCAGGCTATATCAAAAGCTGCTGAGATAATGAGTAACGGAGCAGTTAATATTCTCAATAATGCATATTTTGGGTCTACATTATTGACTGCCTATTTTAACTTTAAATCACCTACAGGAGCAGAATTGGTTAATCAGAAAATTATTGCAACCAGTGATAAATTTGCATTAAACTCTCAGGTTGCAATGATGTTTTATGATGATGACAGTACTGTAAAAAGTACATATCAAAAATTTTACATGTTGGGGACTCCTAGTTTGGACTGGAACCCTATGGCTAAAAAGGAACAGTCAGAAACAATTACTGGTGGTGCAAACCAATGTAATGATTCTCATTATATCGAGCTTATGGCCGCTTGTGCTGCACTTCATTTTCTTAAGGTTCCTGAAGATGATTTACGAACAAGAAAGCAGAACCATGACACAGAGTATTTGTATAGAGCTGTTGACGACAGTGGAAAATTGGAATTCAGAGATTTTGTTGGCCAAGAAATGGAACAGGAATTTGCTAAGAAACTTGGTATGCTAACAGTGTTTTCTTTATTCTGCAATGGAGAGGATGATTTTGTTAATAGTGTAAAATCAGGACATCAAAAGGATATTGTGAATTTCCTGGATATAGATAACACTCAAATCAAGGATGGTGTAAAAGAATATTTTAAATTATTCCATTTTTCTATTAATCAAGATGACACATTGTATGAAGGTTGGTTACGTCAGCTTCATAGGTCTGCAGGTGGTGATGATAAGTTCATTCTGAATGCTGCTTTATTTGCACCACAGAAGAAAAAAGGACTAATGAAATACAAGTGGAATAAGGACTTATATAAAACGACTGGTATAGGCAAAGATAATAAGTTTGATGTTGGATTAATTAGCTCTAAATTTAACGAGTTTAAAAGAGCATTTAAGGATGAAAACCAAAAAGAAATGCCATCTATGACCAATCGTGGAGAACAATTATATAAAAGAATATATAACACACTTGTTTCACTTTATAAATTCTAATTCATTATGTCAAAAGCTCTACTAATAAAAAGTCAAATAGACAAGAACGGAGGAGAAGTTGGTAAGTGGAACAACTTCAATAATGCTCCTTCATATATACAGGGTATTCATACAGGAAAAATGTTAGAGGATATCTCTGCAGAAAAACTAGGTGCATTAATTTCTGGTATACCTACTCCATGGGCAAGAGCCAAACTTTTTAAGTTTGCCTTTTCTACCATAGCTGCACCAGATCCAAATATAAACACAGAAGGTCTATTACAGTTCTATAATATGCTTCATGCCGAATGGAAAGGCTTGATGGCTGTAATAGCATTATACCCTGACAGAATTAGATTTTCTGATCCTGTTTATATGGATGTCAGAGGGGGAGATTATGATATAGCTTCTGCCTTTGGTAGAATGCTGTTCAATGAAAAGGATGTTTGGAGTAACCAGGATGACTTGGCTCGAAATCCGGATGCCCAACCATTTATTCAACTGATCTATTATAGAGAACATCTTGTTGGTGGTACATCTCCTCTTACCGGTTGTTTTACAGGTGTTGATTATAGTAACTTGGGTAATGATGCTTCAGATATTAATTGGTATCGTCAAGGAAAGTTTGAGGACCCGATGAATTATCTTACTCCAGAAGAAGTGCAAAAGGTTTATTTGTTTGTTAAAAACATGAACCGTAACCAACAGGCTTTTGAGACTAAAATCAATTCTCAGAGAGGAAACAATCTAAGGATAGAATTGACAGGATTCAAGACTGTAAGCAGACAGTGGGAAAATGAACTTAGTGCTAAAGGTAATGGTTTGCTTCGTCAAGTGGGCCCTATTGCTCAATACGGTAATCTGTCAGCTCCATTTGCAGATTTGTTCAAGAGTGATGTACCGGTTTACATGAAGCAGGATTTCACCTTCACTTATTTTGATGACGGTAACTGTCAGGTTATAGGTGATATACAGAACCTCTTAAGCAAGGATAATTTTGTAGTTGGATGGTGTGAAGATAAAAATGAGCTAACAAAACTTTCTCAGGCTCCAGTGTATTACTTAAGAGTTCCTGATTTAAGTGATGGATCATGCTCTTACTTTTCCCTGCCGTTATCAGAGCAAGGCATTGACATCTTTAAAAATAGTCTGTCTTCTTTATTGGGTTACTCTTCAACTTCAGGAAACACTAAACTTACTGCCAAGATAAATGATGCTGGTCAGTTAGCTGTAACTTTGGTAGTTGAAATTGACGGTGAACCTGTTACGCTTAACAAGAGAGAATACAAGATTCAATGGATGACTTCTAATGGCAGAGTTATTTTATGGCCTAACTTTGTCAGTGAAAATTGGAATAAATACTATTTATATTCTGAGTTTACAAGTGATGTAAATGAGAACTTTATACCATTCTTTAAATCTGAAGGTAAGATACTAAGAAATATAAGAGGTGAGTTCTTAACTTCGGATTATGAGATAGCACCAGAAGAAGATCGTCAGGTTGATGTTAAACAACTTGTTACATATCCTCATGGTCAAGGTACAGATTTGATTAAATATGATATTATAAGCACTGATAAGCCAATGGCTGGCGTTCTCGTTAAAGTTAAAGAGGCTGGCAAACCTTGTGGCGCAGGTATATTAATGTTCAGACCTGATGTAGTTAAGGATTTATCAAATGTTGATGTACAAAATACTGCTGTTGTAGGTATTGACTTTGGTAGTAATAACACTTGTGTTTACTTTAACGCTGGAAATAGAGGTGCCCAACCGGTTCAGTTTAAGAATTATAGGTCAGTTATAGTTGGTAAAGAAAATACGGATACTCGTTCAATTGCCCAGAATGACGAACTCCTATTCTTCACTAACTATGAATCCAATAATGGTCAATTAAAGTCATGGCTTCATGAACATGATACTCGTTATACTAAGAATGGTATATCAGAAGAAATACAAGGCGGTGTTCCTGTAAATCGTCCTAATATTTTGGTCAATCACATGGATGAATTTATTATAGAAACACAGGCTGGTAATCTTCATTATAACATGAAATGGTTGAATGATGATAAAGGTTTATTGAAGAAACGTGCTTTCTTAAAAAGTATTTGGTTACAAACATGTGCCTTCCTTTACCAGAATAAAATTAAACCATCTCAAATAAATTGGAGTTATCCAGGTTCTATGATGGAGGCTGACATTGACGAATTAAGACGAATATTTGAGGAATTGTCTCGTATGACACCTATTATGGGTAGGAAACCGTCTATCAATGATGAGAATATCACAGAAGCTGAAGCCGTATGTAGTTATGCACTTTCAAATAACAACTTCGGTCTTAACAATAATAATATGTTCCTAGGTATTGATGTTGGTGGTTCTACAAGCGACATTCTTCTATTGGCCAAGAATCCGCAAAAAGGTAATCAGGCTTCACTTTTCAGAGAAAGTTCTGTGAGACTTGCTGCCGGTGTTTTCTTTAACACTGTTATAAATTCTGATGACTTTAGACGTGCTTTATTGAACTTCCATGAAGGAAAGAGTACAAAGGTTTTTGTAGCAAATATACAGGAAATAATTAAGGAGAAGAAGAAGGCCCCTTATTACCTCAATAGTATATTTGATCAGCTGAAGACAGAAGAAGACTACGATAAATTCTATAGTTCTATAGCTGATAATGCAAAAGTAGTATTTACTTTACCTGCATATGTAACAGGATTGTTGCTTTACTATTCTGGTATGCTTATTGGAAAGACTATCAAGGATAACAATCTTGACAATATTACTAGGATTGATATTCTATCGTTTGGTAAAGGTGGTCGCTTATTCCACTGGCTCCGTAATGCTGCTAGTAACAGTACCACTATGGGATATTATAAATCATGTCTCAATGCCGGTGTTAAACGTATAATTGATAGGGAACTGGATGTTAAATACAGAGACGAAATCGAGGTTGACAATAAAGCAGAGGTTGCTAAAGGTCTATGCGATATGCAGGATCTAAATAAAGTATTCGTAGATAATCATAGCGATATCTGTGGTGAGATAGGTGTAAGATTTACAAATTCACAGGGTGCATCTAGAGAGTTGTTGCCTACAGATGAATTGTCCGGTGAATACTTCGATAATGATATGAATTACTTTGACTTCAGAAGCATGGAATGTTTTGAAGAGTTTTTCAATATCTTTATCAATTTCGTAAGTGTAAAAACTAAATTATGCACTATGGACGCTGAACTCAGAAATGATTTCGCCGATCTTCCAAACAAGGTAGGAGCTTTCATTTGCCAGGACAGCGAATATAAGAGTGCCAAACGAAAAGTAAATAATGGTGGTTCTTTCGCTTATCATCAACCTTTGATTATAGCAGAAGGCTCATGCTTCCTGGAGAAAACATTAATAAAAAAAGTGTTTAGTTAATGAAGACATTATCACTATATATAGACAGATGGTATATTGCCGCAGCAGTCTGCTACGACAATATACCTCGTCGTATAGATCTGCCTAATAGGGAAGACCGTATTTGGCTCTATTTTTATGAAGATATTAATAATGATAGAGTTATTTATGGTAAATCTTATCAGAAGCATTATCTGGATAAGGAGCTTCATTACTATGGTGATATATTCTCTAAAGTCGTAAAAGAAGATGAAACCTTTAAAAGATTTGGAAAAGATGTTAGTTTGAAAGAAATCTTTAAGGCATCTGATATACTTGAACACCTAACTAGGGACTTTAATGAAAATGAGAAAATAGATACCTACATCTCTTTTTCAGTTGATGTTTCGTATGCCGCCCAGAAGGTTTTTCTCGATATATTGGAAGAGAATAATTTTGTTATCAAAGAGAGTGTTGCTAGAATCTCTCACTTAGCTGTAGAACTTTCCAATAAAAAGGGCCTGTTGAATGATTCAAATTGCATTCTCGTTATTACAGCTTGCAATGAGAATCTCCGATATGTCGTTTACAAACAAAGTAATAATGTTTTTGTTAGACAAGGAAATGAAGGACTCCTAAGAGGTTATGGAACTGATTTGAGAGGCCGGGCATTACTGGAACAGATTGTTTGGCAAATTAATAATTCAACTAAATTCCTAAGAAAAGAGGAAGAGGAAGAGGAAATTAACAGATTGAACCAAAATCTGGAAAGATGGCTATTACAACTTGACAACACCAAGTTTGGTCGTCCTGTTATATATAACGATATAACTTTCTCCAGAGCCCCACATAATAAGCAGAATGCTACTATTCTGAAGAATGTTATTGAGGAAAGAACCAAAACAATAGTCAATGATGTAGTTGACAATATTGTTCAATATGTAAAAGAACTTGATATTGTATTCTCAGATATAAGTCATATTATTTTCATAGGTGATTCATTTAAGAATAGCATGTTCAAGGAAGAGTTATTACAGCGTTATCCTGTAACTCCGAACAATATAGTTGCTTTTGGGAATAAGGATATTCCTGAGATTGTTGGTATTTACAGTCAAATGGACTTGTCTCAATTTGATAGTTTAAGAAAGAATATCGAAAATCTCTCTTATGAACAATTAGAACAGATTAAAATTGCAGAAGAAGATAGAAAAGCTAGAGAAGCTGCACTTAAGAAGCAGGAAGAAATTGATCTTGCTAATGCTGCTATGCGTGAAGATGAGAGAAAGTTCAATGCCGCCATTGTTGACGCTGAATCTTATGAGAAGAAAGGCGACTATAGCAGCATGATAGATCTTCTAAACATTGCTCTTACTTTAAAGCCTGATGATAAGGAAGTAAAGAAAATGTTGGATGAAGCAAACAGAAAGCTATCCGAAATCAAGGTCAAGAATGAGCAATATAATAAAACCATCAGGATGGCTCAGGATGCCTTGAACTCACAGCGATGGCAGGATGCTTATTCAAAGAGTGAGGCAGCTTTAGAATTACGCCCTGATTCTTCTGAGGCAAAACGTATTCTTACTGAATCACAAAGAAAAATCAAATTAACAGAAAGCCTTAAAGAGTTTCTTTTACGAGCTGACACCTTTATTGGTCAGAAATTATATAAGGAAGCATTAGAAGAACTGAATAAGGCTAAGCATGCTGATTCTAATAATAAAGAGATTGAGGAACGTATATCCAAAATCCAAAATATACAGAAGAAGCATAAAGAAGAATTGGGCTTATTAGAACAGGAACTTACTAAGGTCGAAAAAGAAGATAACTTTGACATAGCCATAGAAATATGCAATAAGCTCATTGACAAGGATATTCAGAATCCTAGAAAATGGAATGAGCATATAGTTTATCTTAAAGAAAGACGGAACAAATATCTTAAGGATATAGAGCTGTTTGAATCGTTAAAGATTAAGATAAATGAAGCAAGTTTTAATGAACATTGGGAAGAACTTATAGAGCTATGCAACAAAGCATTATCTATAAAATCTGATGATTCTATTAAACGATATTTGGAAAAGGCACAGGACAAGTTCAAGCTAATTCAAGATCAAAAGAATTTTGAGAGCTTGGTTTCTAATGTGAAAACATTTATTGCTGATAGACAATGGCCTGAAGCTAAAGAAATTATCAAGGTATTACACGAGAAATATCCTGACAGAAGTGATATTATAAGGAATCTTCGTAAACAAATTTTTGATGCAGAAGAAGCCTGGGAGAATAAACATAGTGGAAAGAAACATATATCTTCTCCTATGCCAAATAATACTGAAGAGTATGGAAAACCTCCAGTAAAAATAGATAGACCTTCTAAAGATTCTTCTTTTGATGACTTCTTTGGCACTGATAATCCTAAAGGAAACAACTTAGACCAAAATAAGGAAACTCCTTATAAGACAAGTAGGCAGAAAAAAGAATCTTCAGGTGATGACTTCTTTGGCTCCGATAGTCCTAAAGGGAACAGCTTAGGTCAAAATAAAGGCAAGAGTGTTCCTTCTAATACGAATAGTCAGAAAAAGGAATCTTCAGGTGATAGTTTCTTTGATTCTGATTCTTCTAAATTAGAGAAATCAAAACAGAAACAGCATACGAAACCATCTGCAAAAGATGATTTCTTTAAAAGCTGATATTAAAAAAAATGAATTGGGTTAGAATGGATTATTTTTAACTTTTTAAACTAATAACATATGGCAGAAGTACAGCTTAAAAGAAAAATTACGCTGCGCCGTAAGGAAAAGCCAGCGGAATTTACATTTGATGGACTGCTAAAAGTAAAATTGTTGTGGCAGTCTAAAACAGACTTGGATTTGTGTATTTTCTTTAAAAGAAAAGATGGACAAATCGGAGGCGTATTCTCTTCAGCATTCCGTCAGAAAAAATCTGATTTAGGTAATTTGTCTGAATTCCCTTTCATGTTACATAAGGGAGATGAAGCAGAACCGGCACCTGGGGGAGAATCTATAGAGCAAATCAATATTGCCAGTCTAAATGATATAGATACAGCGCATGTATGCGTATTAAATTACAGTAAAGCTATAGACGGAGAAGAGGTAAACTTTGCCCAGGATTCAGGTAGAGTAGAAATACAAAGTGACTCAGGTGACTATCTGGAAGTCCTGATTGATGCTACCGAGGATGGACATGTTTACCATGTATGTAGTATCAAGAATAATGAGGGTATTAACTCTGTTATAAATGAAGGTGTTGTTATGGATTTGGGTACTGCTTTTGATAAAATACCTGGGTTCTCACTAATATGCGAATAATAACTTTTAATTTTTATAATTATGGCTGAAGTAACATTAAAAAAGAAAATTACTCTTCGTAGAAAAGAAGAACAAGCTGCTTTCACTTTCTCTGGTAAACTTAAAGTAAAACTTATTTGGTCTTCTGATACAGACCTTGATTTATGCCTATTCTTTAAGAAAAAAGACGGCTCAATCGGTGGTATATTCTCTAATGAATATAGAGGAAAGAAATCTGACCTAGGTGATTTAAGCAAATTCCCATTTATGCTTCACATGGGTGATAATAAAGAACCGGTTCCAGGTGGTGAGGAAACAGAACAAATAAATATTGCCAGTCTTAGTGAAATCGACACAGCTTATGTTTGTATCGTGAATTATAACGCTGCCGTTGAAGGTGAAGATGTTACCTATGCTGACGAAGGTGGACGTGTAGAACTTCAAAGTGACTCAGGTGACTATCTGGAAGTGTTAGCAGACTCTAAAGAGGAAGGCCATGTTTACTGCGTTTGTTCAATTAAGAATAAGGATGGAGTTTATGCATTGAAGAACGAAAGCAATGTAATGGATTTAAGCACTGCATATGAGAAAATTCCTGGCTTTGAATTAATTGTAAATTGCTAATATGGTACAACTAAAGAAAAAAGTTACTCTTAAGACCAAGATAGCTGATTCTGATGTAAAACAAGATATACAACCAAAGAATACAGCTCCGCAGGAACCTGTTAATAAAACAGGAGGTGGTAAAAAGCGTAACCTTTGGGTCTTTTTGGGTATAGTTGTTTTGGCTGCTATATTGTTCTTTGTTTTTGTGGGTAAAGATAATGAGACATCAGTACAAACAAATGTAGCTCAGAATCCTGTTACTGCTAAAGCTGATTCTATTCAGCCTGCCAAAACAGAAGAAACAGCAGAAAAGGTTGATTCAACAAATGTAGAGAAAACAGACAATACATTAAAGGAAGAACCTACTAAAGCAACAGCAGAGATGCCTTCATCAGAAAGCAACTCTAAACAAAGTTCAAAGCCGGATGTTGTCAAAGTAGAGAAAAAAACTCAAACATCATCTGCAATACCTGTAAATGGTAGCCTCGAACAGAAAGCTATTGCTGTTATACGTGGTACTTACGGCAATGGATTGGAGAGAAAACAAAAGCTCGGTGACGAATACACTGTTATCCAAAACAAGGTTAACGAAATGTATCGTGATGGTTTAGTTGATTAAAACTGTAAATACTGAAATAAAGAAACCGATATTCTTCATTGGTTTCTTTATTTCGTAAACATTGAAATATGATTATATCAGTTATAATAGGGTTATGTATATGGTTTGTAATACCTATACTTCTCGAAAATAATTTTAAGAAAAAGAAAAACAAGGCAGCATTAAGGATGGTGTGTAAGATAATTGGTCTGGTCATTGTTATTGCTGCATTAATTAATGGTTTGTTTTAAGTTCTATGAGAATTAAAACTATATTTATTTTATGTTTTGCTCTTCTACTTTTTAGCGGATGTGCAAATAATAAAAAAGAAAAGGTTGAGACTTCACCTGTTCTAAGCGAGATACAAAAGAAATACATAGATGAAGGTTGGCTTCTAAAATCGGATAGCAGTATGGATGGAGAACTACCTTCTTCCTATGGGGTTAAACCGAAATATGGCCTTCAGGACAATTATTTTGATATTAATATGGGTGAGGGCTGTGATATTGCTGTGAAGATAATAGACCTGTCAAATGACAGGTGCATACGATATATATTTGTGAGCGAAAATTCTTCAATAACAATAAATCAGATACCACAAGGCCAGTATTATCTTAAGATAGCCTATGGTTATGATTGGATGGAAAAATTCGAAGATGGTATGACTCATGGTAAGTTTACACGTAACTGTTATTATGAAAAAAGCGTAGATGTCTTTGATTTTGGCAAGAAAAATTCTCAACATACTATTAATTATATTTTGAATATTAATATTCAAAATGGTATTGTAAATAATAATTTCAATACAATTAAAATCGACGAAACAGAGTTTTTTAAATAATTGAGCTATGAATATTTTTAAACTATTTCTTTTTCTTTTAATTTCCCCTTTGGTATTTACTTCTTGTGAAACCTCTCAAACTCCTGTTGATGAATTATCTTCCTTGTTGGAAAAGATAGATAATAACAGTGAAAATTACTCTGAAGAAGATTGGAATAATATAACAAATGAATTTACAGAGATAGAGGAAGAGTTATCTAAGTATGAATATACTGATGAGGAACTAAAGGAGATAGGCAGAATTAAAGGCCAGATTCTAGCAAAGATGGCAAAAAGTGCTGTCAAAGATCTTAAAAAACAAATGGAAGATTTAAGTAAACAACTTGAAGGTGGACTTGAGGGCTTTATGGAAGAAATTAATAATTAATACATAATATACATGGAAAAAAGAAAACATTACGAAGGTTTAAACGACCAACAAGTTGTTGAGAGTCGTGCCAAGTATGGCGTGAATCTTTTAACGCCACCTAAGAAGGATTCACTTTGGAAACAATTTCTAGAGAAATTCTCTGATCCTTTAATTGTCATATTAATAATAGCCGGTATCTTATCTATTGGTATCGCTTGCTATGAATATTTTGGCCTTGGGGAAGGTTTGACAGTTTTTTTTGAACCAGCTGGTATTTTTGTAGCTATACTGTTGGCAACAGGTTTGGCATTCTATTTTGAGCTTAAGGCAAACAAGGCTTTTAACCTATTGAACAAGGTTAATAATGACGAACCGGTAAAAGTAATTAGAAATAGCAACGTAACGGTAGTTCCTAAAAAAGATATTGTTGTTGGGGATATTGTTTTATTGAGTACTGGTGATGAAGTTCCTGCTGATGGAGAACTGCTGGAATCAATTACACTCCATATGGATGAGTCAACCTTAACTGGAGAGCCGGTTTGTAGCAAAACTACTATTGAATCTGAATTTGATTCTGAAGCTACTTATCCTTCTAATTATGTATTGCGTGGTACAAGAGTAATGGAAGGACACGGTGTATATAGAGTAGATAAGGTTGGCGATTCTACTGAAAATGGAAAACTTTTCGCTAAAATGACAGGTAGTGATATAGATGAAAAGTTGGAAGAATATGATGAAATAAAGGAAGAGAGAGAACTAACGGAAGAAGAAAATAAGGAATACATTAAACTTCTAGCTGCTCAACAGGGTGTAAGGAAAGGTGTTAAAACTCCTCTGAATGAGCAATTGGATGGTTTAAGTGAACTTATTACAAATTTAAGTTATGGCTTTGCTACATTAATCATTGTTGGTAGAATAGCTCATTATTTCTCATGGAATCTGTTGGCATGCTGTTTGATTATTCCAACTGCTCTTTTCTTTTACCTGGTTATTAAGAAATTTGAAGACTGGTCAAAAACTGCATGTGTTTCTACTATTATAACTTTTGCGGTTATATTCATAGGTGCTGTTTTAGGTTTACATGAATATTTGTTGCCTGAGGCAGAATTGTCAGGACTCTTAGCTCATACATTGGACACCCTTATGATTGCTGTAACTCTTATTGTTGTAGCTGTACCAGAAGGGTTGCCTATGGCAGTAACATTGAGTCTTGCTTATTCTATGAGAAGTATGCTGAAAACAAATAACCTGGTTCGTAAAATGCATGCTTGTGAAACAATGGGTGCAATTACCGTTATTTGTACTGATAAAACTGGTACTTTGACACAAAATAAAATGCAGGTTTATGAAACCAAATTTTATAATCTGGATAAACAACAGCTTAAAGAAGACGAGGCAAGCAAACTTATAGCTGAAGGTATTGCTGTTAACTCAACAGCATCACTAGACCTGTCAGGAACTGAACCAAATGTTGTTGGAAATCCTACTGAAGGTGCCTTACTATTATGGTTACACAAACAAGGAATAGACCATGTAACTTTAAAAGAGAGTGCTAATACTTTATCTGAGATACCATTCTCTACAGAAAGAAAATACATGGCTACTGTCGTTACTTCTTCAGTTAATGGAAAGAAAATCCTGTATGTAAAGGGTGCTCCTGAAATAGTTTACGGAATGTGTAACAGTTCTTCTGCTAATGTAAGTAAATCAGAAGTTGACAATCAGCTTCAGGCTTATCAGAAAAAAGCTATGCGTACATTGGGATTTGCTTATCAGATACTGGATGATAATGATAAATATATCGAAAGTGGAAAGGTAGTTGCTACAGGTCTTAATTTCTTAGGTATTGTAGCTATCTCTGACCCTATTAGAACAGATGTTCCAGCTGCTGTAACAGAATGTATAAAAGCCGGTATTAAAGTTAAAATAGTAACAGGAGATACTACTGGTACTGCTATTGAAATCGGTAGACAGATTGGACTTTGGTCAAATACTGACAGCGATAAGCATATTATAACTGGTCCTGAATTTGCTAAATTAAGCGACAGTGAATTAGATGATATAGTTCTTGATCTTAAGATTATAGCCAGAGCGAGACCAATGGACAAACAGCGTTTGGTTGAATCTCTGCAAAGGAAGAATCAGGTTGTATCAGTTACTGGAGATGGTACTAATGACGCTCCTGCTTTGAAAGCCGCTCATGTTGGTTTGTCTATGGGTGCTGGTACTTCAGTCGCTAAAGAAGCTAGTGATATAACTATTATTGATAACTCATTTAGCAGTATTGGTAGGGCTGTTATGTGGGGTCGCTCTCTTTACCAGAATATTCAACGTTTCTTACTATTCCAGTTAACCGTAAATGTTGCAGCTTGTTTTATTGTTCTAGTTGGAGCATTTATGGGTGCTGAATCACCACTAACTGTTACACAAATGTTGTGGGTGAACTTGATTATGGATACATTTGGCGCAATGGCATTGGCTTCACTTCCTCCTTCAGCAGAAGTTATGAATGATAAGCCAAGGGAAAGACAGGCCTTTATCATCAATAAGCCTATGGCTTTCGATATTGTTGGTGTTGGTGGTTTCTTCTTCCTGTTGACACTATTATTCGTTTATATTTTCCAGCACAGTGATGTTACTAGTTTAATGGACTTATTAACTTTACAGTTGGGCGAAGCAAATAGCGTAACTCCTTATGAGCAGACACTGATTTTCTCAATATTTGTGTGGACACATTTCTGGTATATGTTTAATACCCGTTCCTTCGAAACTGGAAAAAGCTTGTTCAAACTTAAGCTAAGCTCAGGATTCAAAACGATAGTTGGTGTTATTGTTATTGGACAAATTATCATAGTAGAAGTATTCTATGAGTTCTTTAATGTTGAGCCAATGTTCCACACACTTAATTGGACTTTGAATGTATCAGGTATTATAGATTGGCTTATTATTGTAGTCTTATCTTCACTTGTCCTTTGGGTTAGAGAACTATGGCATCTATTAAGTGCTAAGAAAAACTAATAATTAATTATAGGTGATGAAGGTATGTTACAATAATACATATCTTCATCACTTTTTTTATGTGTTATTTTACATCTTGCGTTATGAGATTAATATTTTCTGTTTTTATTTTTATTTGTACAAGTCTAATTTCTTGTTCGAATAGCTATCAACAATCACAAAATTTAGAGATTCCTATTAATACTATTGAGAGGGCAGAGAATATTTATTATAGGTTAGGTTATACTGTATCTTTTAATCCTGAGCTTAATATACCTAATTGGGTAGCATGGGAACTTAATTCTTCGAAATTAATAGAAAGAGAAAGTAGAGCCGGACATTTTTATCCGGATCCAGATATACCAAGAGGTATAGCTGTAGAAACAGGTGATTATAGTAATTCAGGATATGATAGAGGACATATGTGTCCGGCAGCAGATAACAAATGGGACAAACAAGCAATGAGAGAGAGTTTTTATATGACGAACATTTGTCCACAACATCATAATCTTAATAGAGGCGATTGGAAAGAGTTGGAAGATGATTGTAGAAGATGGGTTGAAGAGTCTGGTATTATTTATATTGCTTGTGGCCCTATATTGTATAAAAACGATATAAGTTATATTGGAGAAGAGCGTAAAATCCGTGTTCCTAATGCATTCTTTAAAGTTATATTAGCAGGTTTGGATGAAGGTAAACCAAGAGCTATTGGGTTTATATACAAGAATACATCTGGCAACAATCCATTGGACCATTATGTAAATTCTGTAAACCAGGTTGAAAGAATAACAGGTTTAGACTTTTTCTCACAACTGCCTGATGACGTTGAGAATGAAATAGAATCTAATTATAATTTAAATCAATGGAGATAAAATAATGAATAGTAATATGCAGTGTCCGATTTGTGGAAGTACAAATAATATTATTCTGGAGAATAACAGCCAGAAAATACTAAAACTAAGACATCCAGGGCTGTTATTTTCTAATAAAGAACTTGCCAATAAATTTAATACAAGGTGCCTTTGCCCAAAATGTAATTTAGAGTTTAAATATAACGAAGTAACAGGGTATTCTATCGATATTACAAAAAAAATGGAGTTCGGTATATTATCTGCTCTTTGGCAATATATAGATATAAAATTGTGCTACAGTGATTCTATAGACAATTTGTTTATAGACAAGGATAGCAGGAACCTTTTTATCAAGTTCTTATTTGATAAATACTCAATAAGGTTGAATGAATCAGATTTATTAGTAAGATACAAATCAAAGAATATTAATAAGGTAGGTGATTTGGTATCTTATATTAAAAGCTTGAAAATAGAATAATATTTTTTAATACAGCATATTATGAATAAATAATAGTAATGTTTGTAACTGTTATAAACTTAATTAAGTTTGTTGTTAAATTATCTCTATACAAAATATGGCATGTATCATAAAAAAGTATCATAAAAAAGAAATAAAAACTTGCTTTTCTTTTATATTATCACTATATTTGTATATACTAGTTAGCGTTCTTTGAATAATGCAAAACAAGACAGAATACAGAACTTCCCTCGTTTCTAAATCGTTACCTGTCTAAAAGTTTATTTCTTGTAAGTTTCTTATTTCTAGTAAATAAGAAAATATACGAGTGTCTTCTCGTGTGATAGGTGATTTTTTTATTGATTCCTGCCGTTGCCATCCATTTGGCCAGTACCTTGTTGATATTGGGTTCTGCCGGGAGTCCGGCAAAGACATGCAGCCCGTCTTCCGCACCGTTCCTTTCAGGCAGCCAACGGACGGCATGGCGGGAAAGAGGCAAGTAAATCGGTGTGGTAGTTTTTTGCATCACGGTTGACATCCGGTATTGTTCCCCGTCCTGAACAATATCTTTCCATCGTAAGGCATAAACATCGCTCAACCTCAAACCGCAGTAACAGGCGAAAAGGTAGGCACGTTTCACGTCTTCGCGGGGGCATTCCGTGTCAATCAGAACTTTTATTTCGTCAATGGTCAGGTATTCCCGTTTGGATTCCGGCACCTTGATACGTTCTGTGGCTGCAAGTGTCATTATCGGGTTCTCCGGGATAACCTCGGCACGGACGGCGGCGTTGAGTGCGGTGGAGAAATAACCCACGTAGTCCGCTGCACTCTTGGGTGAAAGCGGCTTGTCCCACCGGGTCTTGTAGGTGTGCTGAATCCAGTCGATGAAACCCAGACACCAGTCCTTGTCAATCTCTCTCATCTTCACCTTTTTCTTGTAAAGGGGAAGTAACCGGCAGACTGTTCGTAACAGTTTCAGTCCTCTCGCGCCTTTTCGTTCCTGTTCGGCAAGATAGGCTTCCATCCAGTCGTCCAGTAGCATTTTGGAACGGACGGATGTCTTTTTCAGTCCGGCCTTCGAGTGAGTCAGTTCGATGATGCGTTTTGATTTGATGGCCTCTACCGCCGCTTTTGTGGCCCGGTTCTGCTCCTTGACCATAGGATTGATTTCGGGCAACAGGTACAGTTTCAAGAACTCGTAACTGCGTTTTCCGTCAACATAGATGTCGAGATAATAGGATTCCGAACCGTCGGCGAGCTTCTTCGTGCGCACCTTTACCGGTTCCTTGAGTCTGGTCGATTTCTTTGTTGTTGCCATATATAATAATGTATTTAGAATGCGTCGTCAACCAAGGTGATTGCATCGTCCTTTTTCTTGTCTACTATTTTTGCATAAACCTGTGTGGCACGCACGGAACGGTGGCCGAGGATTTTGGAAACGGTATAGATGTCCGCTCCGAGCGTCAGCAGCAGCACCGCACATGAATGACGTGCCGTGTGGAATGTCACGTTCTTCTTTACGCCTGCCTTATCAGCCCAGTTCTTGAGACTGACACAAAGGTTGCTTGTATTGGGCAGCCCTCCAAAGACAAGGCCATCCGGTGTACAGCCATTACGTTCCGGCAACCATTTTACCGCTTGGGACGAAAGGGGGATATAAACGGGATTGGTGGTCTTTGTCATTACTACCGACACGAGCCATTGCCCGCCTGATATGGAAATGTCACGCCAACGCAATTTCCGTATGTCACTGATACGAAGTCCGCAAAAACAGGAAAACAGGTATGCCTGCCGTACCTGCTCGTTAAAAAATGGCGTGGCTATCATTTTCTTTATCTCCTCGATGGTCAGAAAATCCCGTTTGCTTTCGGGAACTTTGATTTTCTCGGTCATCTCCAGTTTGTACCAAGGATTTGATTCAATCAGTCTCTCACGTACAGCCTCGTTCAAAGCGGTACGCAAAGTGGTATAATAGGAATGAGCCGTCTTGGGAGTAATCTGTTTTCCCCATGCGGTCTTGCAGGAAGAACGAAGCCAGTCGATATAATCAATGTAAAACTGTCTGTCCACATCACAGAGCCTGACATCTGCACGGAATTTCAGCAAGTTTTTACGGGCGTTGTCGATTCCGTTCAGGTCGCGTGCTTCCCGGTGTTCGTGGTTCTTGCGGACAATGGTCATCCAGTCGGACAGCAGCATATCGGAAGATTTGCTTTCCGGTACTGTTCCCACCTTCGCATTGAGCAGGACTTCTGTCCGTTCTCGCTGAATATCTTCCGCCTTGCGGAGTGTCTGCGCATTTTGCCGCCTTGCTTTGGCAGATGTTTCCGGCATGAGGTAGAGTTGCAGAAACTCGTACTCATGCCCGCCGTCTACACTACGGTCAAGAAACAGGGATAAACGTCCGTCCGCCAGTTTACGGTGACGTAACTTGAACGGAGATTTCTCTATTAATGATTTCTTTTTTCTTCCCATTGTATATCAATGATTTATATCCATATACAAAGGTAACAAATAATCCGGATATAAGTATCGTTTTAGGTAACAAAAATGTCGAATAATAGAGATTTTTAAGGAATACAACAGAAATCATCATTAGTTAATAATACATTGATAATCAGTATTTATATAGATTTTATCTGTTTTTATTTTCCCTTCGTTTCAATACATTGGCTAATGGGCGACGATTTACTGCCAGCAAATTCTTTTGGGAATGCTCACCATTTTCGGACCTATCCAGTGGGCGTTTTCGCTCCTGCCCAAATGGGAAGGCGCATGGGCGAAGTGGCTCACGAGGTATCTGACGGTGCATTTCTACGGGGCGATGCTCTACTTCGTGGGCTTCTACGTACTGCTGCTGTTCGACATCGTGCTCTGCATACAGGTGGAGAACCTGACGGCGATAACGACAAGCGAGCAGACGATGGCAGCTTACCTGCAAAACTCCTTCTTCTCGGCGGGCTATCTGATGGCGGCAAGCATCGTGGCCCTGAAATGCCTGAACCTCGTCCCCGACCTTGCGGCATGGATGATACCGGAGGGTGACACGGCGTTCTCAACCCGAAACTTCGGCGAGGGCGTGGCGCAGCAGGCTAAAATGACGGCAACAGGCGCAATGGGTACGGTAATGAGATAACAAAGTAACGATAAATATTCAAACAAAATGGTCATCAAGAATTTAGAGAACAAAATCAAACTGGTCGGAATTATTTGCACCGCCTTTCTTGTGGGCTGCGTCATCATCAGCGTGTCGAGTATCTGGACGGCCCGCACGATGGTTACGGACGCTCAAAAGAAAGTGTATGTGCTGGACGGCAACGTGCCCATACTGGTACGCCGCACGACAATGGAGGAAACGCTCGACGTGGAAGCCAAGAGCCATGTCGAAATGTTCCACCACTACTTCTTTACCCTTGCTCCCGACGACAAGTACATCCGCTACACGATGGAGAAAGCGATGTACTTAGTGGACGAAACGGGCTTGGCGCAGTACAATACGCTCAAGGAGAAAGGCTTCTATTCCAACATCTTGGGAACGAGTGCCGTCTTTTCGATTTTCTGCGACAGTATCACCTTCAACAAGGAGAAGATGGAGTTCACTTACTACGGGCGGCAGCGTATCGAACGGCGCAGCAATATCCTGATGCGCGAACTGGTTACGGCGGGACAGCTCAAGCGTGTACCCCGGACGGAGAACAACCCGCACGGGCTGCTCATCGTGAACTGGCGCACGCTGCTGAACAAGGACATCGAGCAAAAGACAAAAAGCAACTATTAACTCTACCAGCCCTATGAATATCAAAGGATTCAGACGTATGCTGTTCGGCGAGAAGATGCCGGACAAAAACGACCCGAAATACAAGGAGCGCTACGAACGCGACGTGGATGCCGGGCGACGCTTCGCCAAAGCGACACGTATCGACAAGGCAGTGGCCAAAGTACAGGGTTTCGCCAACGCCCACCGGACGCTGTTTCTCGTCATCGTATTCGGCTTCGCCATCTGCGGGCTGACATGGAATATTTACCGCCTGACGGTGGTGTACTGCCATCATCCAGTCCGCCGAACGGCCACGGAAATGCAGGATTCCGTGCTCCGGGAACGGCATAAGATGCTTTCCGTACCGCATGTACGAAGATTCGATACGAAGGAAAGCGGTACGGAAAGGCCGGAATAGAACGGCAGGCTTATGAATATGCCGTTTGAGAGAACTATAAGCAAGTATGTGCAACTCAATTAAAGGGAAACAATGAACAATATCTTCAAGAGAATCAATTTCAGGCAGCCGAAGTATATGCTTCCGGCTATCCTCTATATCCCCCTTCTCGGCACGTCGTACTTCATTTTCGACCTGTTCCATACCGAGAAGGCCGAGGTACAGGACAAGACACTCCAGACGACCGAGTTCCTGAATCCCGAATTGCCGGACGCCCAAATCAAGGGCGGCGACGGTATCGGCAGCAAGTATGAGAACATGGCCAAATCATGGGGCAAGATACAAGATTATTCCGCTGTGGACAACATCGAGCGGGACGAACCGGACGATAACCAAGAGGAATATGAATCGCAATACACCGAAGAGGATATCGCCCTGCTTGACCGGCAGGAAAAGGAGAAAGATCTGGCAGCGGAAGCGGCCGATGCCAAGAGGCGGGAGCAGGAAGCTCTCGCAGAACTGGAAAAAGCACTCGCCGAAGCGAGGTTGAGAGGACAACGGGAGGTCATGCCGTCCGCAACGGACAGCACCGCAACGGTGGCTCCGCCGGACACGATGACGCAGACCAAGGGAACCATCGACGAGGAAAGCCGTTCGGTCAAAGCTCCTGCGGAGACGGACAAGGCAAGCGAGGTGGTGAAGAAGGTAAAGACGACTTCGGACTACTTCAACACACTGGCGAAAGATGCACGGGAACCGAAACTCATCAAGGCGATCATCGACGAAAACATCAAGGCCGTGGACGGCTCGCGTGTGCGGCTGCGCCTGCTGGACGACATCGAAATCAACGAGAGCGTGGTCAGGCGTGGTACTTACCTGTATGCCACAGTCAGCGGTTTCTCTTCCGGACGTGTAAAAGGAAGCATCAACAGCATATTGGTGGAGGACGAACTGGTCAAGGTCAGCTTGTCAATCTACGATACGGACGGGCTGGAAGGACTTTACGTACCCATCAGCCAATTCCGCGAGACAAGCAAGGACGTGGCGAGCAGTGCCATGTCGGGCAGCATGAACATGAATACCAGCGGATACGGTAACAGCCTCGCCCAATGGGGTATGCAGGCGGTGAACAATGCCTACCAGAAAACGAGTAACGCCATCAGCAAGGCCATCAAGAAAAACAAGGTGAAGCTGAAATACGGGACGTTTGTGTATCTGGTGAACGGACGGGAAAACAGGAACTAAAAGGTCAGTGACAATGGAAACAGATATATCAAAACTTCATAAGGGAACGGACGGCTTCTATTACGAAGACTACATCGCTCCCGATAAGCCCGAAACATTCGTTGGGAAGCTCGTAAGTACCGAATGGTGGCACAAAGGGGTACGATTCGCCCTGATATGCAACTTTCAGGCAGTGGACGGGCGGAGGATTGCCTTATTCGCCTTCCAGAAGCATACCGGTTTTTACGGGCCGAGAGACGGTGCGGTCAATTTCAAACATGTGGAGAAGAATACCCTCTGGGAGTGTGAAATCCGGAAAACCCGGACGGAACGCTGTACCTGGATGAGCGCCCGGCAAATTGTAGAACCGAAAACAGACGCAATATGATAGAGACGGATCGCATTTACCTTATGGACTGCATGGAGGGCATGAAACAGATAGCGGATGGTAGCGTGGACGCCATAATCGCCGACCTACCTTACGGGGTGTTAAATCGCAGCAATCCGTCGGTGAACTGGGACCGCCAGATACCGTTAGCAGCCTTGTGGGAGCAATACCGGCGGATTACCAAGCCGGACAGCCCCATTATCCTGTTCGGGCAGGGGCTTTTCTCCGCATGGCTCATGCTGTCGCAACCCCGGCTATGGCGGTACAACCTCGTGTGGCAGAAAGATCGGGTGACGGGACATCTCAATGCCAAACGTATGCCGCTCCGGCAGCACGAGGATATTCTGGTATTCTATAAAAAACAGCCGGCCTATCATCCGCAGATGACACCGTGTCCTCCGGAACGGAGAAATCACGGGAGGCGTAAAACGGAGGGATTTACCAACCGTTGTTACGGAACGATGAAACTCTCACCGGTACGCATAGCCGATGACAAATATCCGACCTCGGTCATCTTCATGCCGAAGGAACACAAGAAAGGCGCGTTCTACCACCCGACACAAAAGCCCGTGGCGTTGATGGAGTACCTGATACGGACCTACACCGACGAAGGCGATGTTGTACTGGATAACTGTATCGGGTCAGGCACAACCGCCGTGGCCGCTATCCGCACGGGACGGCACTACATCGGATTTGAAATCGAACAGGCGTACTGCGAGATTGCCGAGCGGCGGATTCAGGAGGAACTGGAATGCAGGAACAAGGTACAAGAGGAAAAAGAGATAAGGGAAGAAAAACAAAATCAATAAATCAATGACATGGACAAAAAAGGAATCGTAACGGCATTTCTTCTGGCGGCAGGGCTGCTGGGAACGCCGAATGTACAGGCACAACGAACCTACGAGGAGATGGAACAACTTACGGTAAATGAACAGGTAACGACGGTCATCACGGCCTCGGAACCGGTACGCTTCGTGGACATCTCCACAGATAAGGTTGTCGGCGACCAACCGATAGACAATATCGTCCGCCTGAAACCGAAAGAGGGCGGACACGAGGACGGCGAGGTGCTGGCCATCGTGACTATCGTAACGGAACGCTACCGCACGCAGTATGCGCTGCTCTACACCACACGGGTGCGGGAGGCGGTAACTGACAAGGAAATCCAGTTGCAGGAACGGAACGCCTATCACAACCCGGCGGTCTCGATGTCCACCGTGGATATGACACGCTTCGCCCGGCGTATCTGGAACTCGCCCGCGAAGATCCGCAACGTCGCCACCAAGGCACATCGCATGACCATGCGGCTGAACAACATCTACTCCGTGGGTGAGTATTTCTTCATCGACTTCTCGATAGAGAACCGGACGAACATCCGCTTCGACATCGACGAGATACGGGTGAAGCTGGCAGACAAGAAACTGACCAAGGCGACCAACGCACAGGTCATCGAACTGACCCCGGCACTGGTGCTGGAGGCGGGCAAGACGTTCCGGCACGGCTACCGGAATGTGGTCGTGGTCAAGAAAATGACGTTCCCGAACGACAAGGTGCTGACCATCGAGATGACGGAGAAACAAATCAGCGGGCGTAACATCAGCCTGAATATCGACTATGAGGACGTGCTGTCAGCCGATTCGTTCAGCGCGGCATTGCTGGAGGAGGAATGACGATGAAAAAGACGATTATCCTGACGATTGCCTGCATGTGCCTCGCCGTAGGAGCGTATGCACAGCGAGGCAGCGGCCGCCTCTCACTCGGTGCGGGGCTGCTGTACAAGAACGGGCTGGACGTGACGCTGGCCTACGAACACGAGATGAACTACCGCCATGCGTGGGAGTTCTTTGCCAACGGCTACCTGCAATGGGCAGAGTGCGAATCCTGCAAGCATGTATGCCCGAAATCTTTCTGGCGGAACTACCGCACCTACAGCTTCGGCGTGGCTTACAAACCCTGCGTCACGAGGGGACGCAACCATTACGGAAGCCTCCGAATCGGGGCTTCGGGCGGAAGCGACACGAAGAAGTTCCTTGCAGGACTGCATTTCGGCTACGAGCACAACTATGTGTTGCGGGCGGGCTGGACGCTATACTGGCAAGTCAAGGGAGACGTAATGATAAAGGGGGCCGACGTGCTGCGTACAGGGGTTGCCCTCGGCATTAAACTACCTATAAAATAAGGGAAAGATGAAACAGAACATTATCAGAAAAACGTGCCAGGTAGTGCCGGTTCTCCTCATAACCGGGGCGTTGGCTGCCTGCGACGCACATATAGAAGAATCCGAAGAAACAAAATATCCCGTACACGTCCTCTGTGTGGACGGGACAGTAATACCGTACAGTGAGTACGAACAATCCAAGGAACAGGCGATTGCCGTCGTCTTCCATATCGGCTCCGACGGGGAAACGGAAGGAAACGGCTATGCCGTCTATCTGTGGGATATGACGCCGAAAGCTTTTGCCGACAGCCTTGGTGTCGAGCAGGGTACGTCAGCAGACATCACGGCATACGACGGGAATGAGAACACGTTCGCCTTGTATGAAACAGAAGAGACAGCCTCGCCGATGGCTGAAGCCGTTTTTGCCCTGTGGAAATACGGGCAGAGCGCCTATGTTCCCTCGGTGGCTCAGATGCGCCTGCTGTATGCGGCACGTGGCATTATCAATCCGGTCATCGAGAAATGCGGCGGAGACCCGCTTCCGACCGAAGCCGACGAGTGCTGGTACTGGACATCGACGGAGGTGGAAGGACAGCAGACGGTCAAAGCATGGCTCTACTCGACAGCCAGCGGAGCCATGCAGGAAACGCCCAAGACGCAGGCGCATAAAGTGCGTCCCATTATAACCATCAACAACTGAATTTATGATTATGAACGGAATTAAAGATTTCAATGCACCACAATATGTGGATATAGTACATCCGGACAAAGGATTTTTCGGGTATCTGTTGAGATGCAAATGTCCTAAGCAAGAGGACGTTTCCGGTAATTACATATTCCTCGATGATGGAATAGACTGCTACGAGAGGTTTCCTTCCGCAAAGAACCGCAGGGAAGAAATCCGGACGGAATGGAACGGCCGTATCAGCCGTTACCATGATATTTTCCAAGGGCAGCTCTACTATGTCAATGAAGAATTGATTGAAGGTTTCATTGATTTCATGACTTGTGGCTCTAACGATGCTGTCCGGATTTTCCTTGAGAAGTTTACAGCGGAAGTACGGGCTTCTGCAATATATGACGCTTTAAGGCTTAAACCTCTATATGCAGTTTCCCATGTCTGCCAGCTTACTGCTGATAACCGTATGCAATGGCCTCATATCCATGTTCTCTGGGGCATTAAAAAGAATTGACATAGCAATGGAAGAGAGCAAGGAATTACAGGGATTTTACCGGATATTCCGTGCGGTGGTATATGTCTCCGTACTGATGGAGTTTTTCGAGTATGCCATCGACCCGGCTATGCTGGACCACTGGGGCGGCATACTCTGCGACATTCACGGACGTATCAAGCAGTGGACCATCTATAACGACGGAAACCTCGTGTACAGTAAGGTCGCCACGGTGCTACTCATCTGCATTACATGTATAGGCACCAGAGCCAAGAAACATTTGGAGTTCAACGCCCGGCGGCAGGTCTTGTACCCACTCATAAGCGGTTTTGTTCTGTTAGTGCTGTCCGTATGGCTGTTCGGTTATCCGATGGAGGCACGACTTTATACGCTGCCGCTGAATATTATCTTCTATATGACAACTTCCCTCGTGGGGGTTATCCTCGTGCATGTCGCACTGGACAACATCTCCAAGTTCCTCAAGGAGGGACTGATGAAGGACCGCTTCAACTTCGAGAACGAGAGTTTCGAGCAGTGCGAGGAACTGATAGAGACCCCGTACAGCGTGAATATCCCTATGCGGTATTACTACAAGGGCAAATTTCGTAAAGGCTGGACCAACATAACCAACTGTTTCCGTGGAACGTGGGTAGTCGGAACACCGGGGTCGGGTAAGACATTCAGTATCATCGAGCCGTTTATCCGGCAGCACTCGGCCAAGGGATTCGCAATGGTGGTCTATGACTATAAGTTCCCGACTCTGGCTACGAAGCTGTACTACCACTACAAGAAAAACCAGAAACTCGGCAAGCTGCCCCAAGGCTGCCAGTTCAACATGATTAATTTCGTGGACGTGGAGTACAGCCGCCGGGTAAATCCCATTCAGGCGAAATACATCAACAACCTCGCTGCGGCCAGCGAGACGGCGGAGACGCTGTTGGAGAGCCTGCAAAAAGGCAAGAAAGAGGGAGGCGGTGGCAGCGACCAGTTCTTCCAGACCTCGGCTGTGAACTTCCTCGCCGCCTGCATCTATTTCTTCGTGAACTACGAGCGCGAGCCTTATGATGTCAAAGGAAACAAACTGTACGCAGAGAAACGGCAAGACCCTGAAACGAAATTCTGGAAGCCAACGGGTGTGGTGCGGGACAAAGAGGGCGGAGAAATCGTTGAACCTGCCTACTGGCTGGGAAAATACTCGGACATGCCGCATATCCTGTCGTTCCTGAATGAGAGTTACCAAACCATTTTCGAGGTACTGGAGACCGACAACGAGGTAGCCCCATTGCTCGGTCCGTTCCAGACGGCTTTCAAAAACAAGGCAATGGAGCAGCTGGAAGGTATGATAGGTACGCTGCGTGTCTATACCTCGCGCTTGGCGACCAAAGAGAGTTACTGGATATTCCATCGTGACGGCGACGACTTCGACCTGAAGGTGAGCGACCCGAAGAATCCGAGTTACCTGCTGATAGCGAACGACCCGGAGATGGAGAGCATTATCGGGGCACTGAACGCCCTTATTTTGAACCGTCTCGTTACCCGCGTAAATACCGGGCAGGGCAAGAACATCCCCGTGAGCATTATCGTGGACGAGCTGCCGACACTTTATTTCCACAAGATAGACCGCCTGATCGGTACGGCACGAAGCAACAAGGTGAGCGTGACGCTCGGTTTCCAAGAGCTGCCGCAGCTCGAAGCGGATTACGGAAAGGTGGGTATGCAAAAAATCATCACGACGGTGGGCAATGTGGTGAGCGGTTCAGCCCGTGCCAAGGAGACGCTGGAATGGCTGTCAAGCGACATATTCGGCAAGGTGGTGCAAATCAAAAAGGGTGTCACGATAGACCGGGACAAAACTTCCATCAACCTGAATGAAAACATGGACAGCCTCGTACCCGCCTCGAAAATCTCGGATATGCCGACGGGCTGGATATGCGGTCAGACGGCACGGGACTTCATCCAAACAAAAACCGGTATAGGAGGTTCGATGAACGTACAGGAATCGGAGGAGTTCAAGACCTCGAAGTTCTTCTGCAAAACGGATTTCGACATGAAGGAAATCAAGAAGGAGGAAGCTGCGTATGTACCACTGCCGAAGTTCTACACGTTTAAGTCGAGGGAGGAACGGGAACGCATTCTTTACCGGAATTTCGTGAATGTGGGAATAGAGGTGAAAGAAATGATAAAGGACGTGCTGAACAAAAGGGGTGCGAAATAGAAAGTCGGCTTCCGTTATGGAAAGAAGCAAAACGCCTGCAATGATTCCGTGATTATTGCAGGCGTTTCGGTGTTTCCTATCTATTTTTCACACTTCCGAGGACTGTTCCCGACATTCGTCCATCAAGAACTGTTCTAATTGCTGACGGTTTGGCAACTGTAACTGGTATGTCGAAACAAAAAGATGATTATCCATACTGCCAAGGGCGTATTCCACCATCTTCTTTCCTTTGTGTGTACAAAGCAAAATACCGACCGGAGGATTGTCGCCCGGCTGCATTTCATTCTCGGCATAATAGCTGACATAGGCATTCAGCTGTCCTATGTGTTCATGGCGGAACTCGTCATTTTTTAATTCCACAATGACATTGCAATGAAGCAACCGGTTGTAGAAAACGAGATCCGCAAAATAATATTCTCCGTCTATGATGATGCGTTTCTGACGCGCCTCGAAACAGAAGCCTTTCCCAAGTTCCAGCAAGAACTCCTGCAAGTGTCCGAGCAGGGCTTCTTCAATATCGCTTTCCGTAACGACATCTTTGGCTTGGAGACCGAGAAACTCAAACGTATAGGGGTCGCGTATCTGCAAAAGCGGGGTGTGTCGCTCTGCCTTGCTGTCTGCAAGCATCATCGCTTTCATCTTATCCTCCGACAGTCCGATGCGAATGTGAAGGTTGGAAACAATCTGACGGCGTAATTCACGCACACTCCATGTTCCCCGAATACATTCCGTTTCATAGAAAAAACGTACCAACGGGTCTTCTATCGTAAGCAACTCCCTGATATGCGAAAAGGAAAGTGCAGAAACCAAATTCTCAGGGGGTGTATTGAACTGTTCAGAAAGCTTGCCTGCATTTTTCTTATTAACAGCGAAAGAGTCAATTTCCGGCAATTTGTGCGACACTGTCGCATAAATTTCTGATAACGGCAATTTATGCAACGCCGTCGCATGATTTGCGGAAACCAGTGTACCGATATGCGGATAATCTCTATAAAACAATCGTGAAAGTTGGAAAAGGGTGACATTCAGGCCCTTTTGCCCGATACGTTTTTCCAGACTTTTCAGCAGATTGTCCCCGTACTTGGCCCGGTCGCTGCCATTTTGTTCGTATTCAACAATATAACATCCGATTATCCAATTGCGTAACGTGGTTGCCTGATTGATGGTTTTAACCGCCACCCCACGCATTGAATCATCGACGGTTATAATCTTTTGAGCCAACTGCTCAAAGGATATGCTTTGTATTGAATTTGCTAATTGTTCCATATCTGACTGTAAATCGGAAACAAATATAGGAAAAATACAGGAGACACCGGTCGTTTGTTGCTGTTGAATTGATAATAACGGCATTAAAATGTATAGAGGGAGGGTGCACGAACCCGACGCTTGCACTCTGACCGATGGTGATTACCTGAAACGAGTCAAATCAAGTCATGGGATAATATTTGCCGCCTATCATAGACAGCAGCTGCTTGCGTTGTTTACCCTCCGAGTTCTTATACCCGATGTGCATCCACGACGGTACTCCCTGACTGTTTTCTTTCTCGGAAATCAACTGGTCAAACTCTCTTACTCTAAGAAAACCACGACAGAAACTCTTGAATTCCATCATATTGCCGTTTACGGGAATCAGGTCGAAGGCATAGCCGGAGTAATGCCCCCGTTATTACTTTGTGAACCTGCATCGCAAATATAAAGGGAGCAGGCAGTCACAGACAATCCGTTTTATGAACGACTGAAATCATTTACAAACGGCAGATTTTTATTCTTTTCTGCATTATATACAGAAAAGCCGTACCCTGTTCGTTTACCGACAAGGCACGGCTCTCGTCCCCCAAAAAGAGGAATCAGACAGTGACAACAGTTACATATAAATTCTGTCGCTCCTGTTCACAGAATTTATCATACTTGGCTTTGTCCGTACCGCTTTCGATAGCCCTGTCGATGACACCGCCCAGTTCATCGAAACAAACCTCGTTGTTCACACATTCCACGTCCATTCCCTTCACAAGATAAACCTCGTAATAGTCCGAACCATTGAGCACGACGATGACATATCCCGCGTGCAGTCGTCCGTTTACCTTGATTCGGAGTGCCGGCAAATCCCTGTATAGAGTGGCGGCAAATTCTTCGATACTCCATGACATGAGGACGGTCATGGGGGTTAACGCTACTAACTGTTCCTTAATGATCTGTGCAACCTGCATTACATATTCTTTTTCCATAACTCTAAGTTTGTAAGTTTATAAATTATTATTCCATGATTCACTCGAACCAGTCCGGGTTATCCTTTTTGAGTTCGGCTACCAGCTCGTTTTCGGGCAGTTGAAGGGTTCTCTCATCGGTAAAGAAGAAAACTTCGTCATAAATGCTTTCGGCTTCTTTACTGGCGAAACCTTCGTTTTCGTCATTGAAACTACCGGGCTGCAGAGCATCCAGCAGGGTGGTCGGGGCAATCAGCAGTTCTTCGCCATCGTTGGCTTCCACAATACGGCATACATAGCTCTTGCCGCCAAATTGAATTTCATTTGTTTTCATATTATCCTCCTTATTTTAATGGTATATTACGTCCGTGTTCATTGAGGTACTCCATGATGCACTTCGCTTCCTCGTGCGAGGCTTGGTTTCGTTCGTCATAGTGCCGCGTTTCGTCCGCCATGACCTTGATACACGCCTTAATCAGGCGATACAGGCTTTGCTGAAGCGTGGGGTGCATGTCGGGGATTGCCGCTGCGAACCGTTCGGGGTTGAAACTGAAACTGTTTACCGCCATTTCCCAGTCTTTGGCGAGGCGATATTCTTTGCTTTCTTTAATGTCCATATTCTTGAATTTTAATAGTTCTCGTTGCATATTTTGTCAAGTTCCCTAATTATGGGTGTCACCTCTTTGCCTGTAAGCCTTTCTATGTCATACAGCAAATGCTCCAAGCGGTCATACGCCTTTTCTCCCGCTTTTGTAAATTCTCCGGTGCTGTCGAATGCGTTACCTTCACACCCCAGTTCTTGCAATAATTCTTCTAATGTCTTCATTTGTTGAATTTTTAATGATTGTTTTTCTTTCCCTCTGCTCGGCTTCCTTGTTACCGGAGCCGCTTCGGGTTTTATGGTGCTTTCCGGGGCTGGCGAAAAAGCCCTTTCCGACGTTTTTTCTTGCCAATTACGCTTCGTAGAAGGAAGAATTTGCAAGAAATGCAATTCAAAACGACGGAATCAGGCGCGACAGCCCATATTTGCACCGATAAAAACCGATGCGGTGACGGACAGGAAAGCCAGACGGAAGAGAATACGGAGACCTGAAAGTGGTAGAAAAGGACGGCTGGAAACTAAAAAAGAAAATTATATATCTATATATGGATAATTGTTGCTATATTTGCATATAAATAGTGATATATTGATATTATGGGAGCAACGAACTATACCACAAACAGCGATATGCTGACGCTTCTGGCGTTGCGTGTCAAGGAGTACCGTCTGGCAGCTCGCATGAGCCAGAAGGAGCTGGCCGAACAGTCGGGCGTGAGCCAGACGACAATCAGCCATTTTGAACAAGGGGTCAGCCGTAACCTAACCTTGGCCAATTTCATCTCCCTGCTGCGTGCGCTCGGTCAGGAACAGCGGCTCGCGGAAATCCTGCCGGAACTGCCCATGCCGCCGATGGCACTTCGGGAAATTGAGAAACTGATACCTAAACGAGTTAGGAGGGGCAAGAAATGATAGAAAGTCTCGATGTAATCCTATGGGATAAAAAGGTCGGCACGCTTGTCGCCAACCGGGAAGGACACCGCAGCAAAGCCTGTTTCTACTTCGACAGCGATTATGTCCGCAACGGCTATGATATCGCCCCGCTCCGTGCGCCGGTAAAAGGGGTTGCCGCACAGCGCGGCCTGCCGGTCTATCCCGATGAAGAGCGGCTTTTCGGCGGCCTGCCGTCGTTCATAGCCGATTCACTGCCCGACCATTGGGGAAACACCGTGTTCAACGAATGGGCCAAAGTGCATCATATCCGTATGAGGGACTTGTCCGCCCTCGACCGTCTCGCCTATATCGGACGGCGTGGCATGGGGGCATTGGAGTTCGTCCCGCCCACTGCCGAGGAACTGGAGACACCGTTCAAGGTCGAGATCGCCGATCTCTACCAACTGGCCCGGCAGGCTTTCGAGGAAGCCGGACGGTTCAACGTCCCGGTATCGGGCAACCTGATGGTCGAAAGCCTGTTCAAGGTGGGTACGTCCGCAGGAGGGCGACGGCCCAAGGCAGTGGTCAACGTCAATTTCGAGGAGGGACAATGTTACTCCGGACAGGTGGCGACCCCTTATCCGGGCTACACGCCGATGATCGTCAAGTTCGACGAACACCAGAAGATGCCGACGACACGGATAGAATACAGCTATTACCTGATGGCTGTGGATGCCGAGCTTCAGATGATGCCGAGCCGCCTGCTTGAAGGCGAGCAGACAGCGCACTTCCTGACCGAGCGTTTCGACCGCCAGAACGGCAAGAAGGTGCATATCCAGACATTGGCTGCCATGAACCCCTCGGCGGATTCTTACGAAGCACTGTTCGAGGCAGCTTGCCGTATCGGCGTGCCGCCGGGGGAACTCCGGCAACTGTTCCGCTCGATGGTGCTGAACGTTCTGGGCGGGAACGTCGATGACCATAACAAGAATTTCAGCTTCCTGATGGACGACGACGGGCATTGGCACGTTGCTCCGGCCTATGACTACACGTTCTCGGTCGATCCGGCCGCACCGTATTACGTCAACCGCCACAGCATGACAGTCAACAACAAGACGGAGGGCATTACTGCGGAGGATTTGCTGGAAGTAGCCCGCCGGTATGGTATAAAGGCCGCAGAGCCGTTCATAGAAAAGGCCATAGGTATCGTCTCGCATTACCCGGAATACGGCCGGGAGGCCGGTGTCGGAGAGGAATGGATAGGAACGATAGAAAAGGAAATCGCCGCACGAATAGAGTGCGTGAGCGACAACCGGGCAGACCGATTAAAATAGAGCGTGGGATTTCATGTAGGGGAAATGAGGGGGTGTGTCAAAACTAAAATGTCCCCTCCGAAAAGTTATAGATTGTAACTATGACATTTTAAAACGGTCGTATTAAGCTCTGTATTGAGTAATGATACGACCCTTTTTTAGCCTTTGAGGGTACTCAAATTTCAAATTCTAAGTTCATAGCTTCAAAAATTGAGTTTTGACACACTCTCTTGTCATTGTCATTCCGCCCCTTTCTTGCTTAGGAGGGTCAACTGGTCGGGACGGTCGGGAAACCAATAGGCGTCGCTGTCAAGATACACACATCTGTCACCGTTCCAAGGCTTCCTGAAAGCTAATACCTCTTGGGGGCCGAATACTACTCCATAATCGTTTGTAAATGCCACTATGTCGCCTACAGCCAAATCGTCCTCCGTATCCATGACTTCGGAAAGGCGATTGTAAAACTCCATGCCTTCGGCTTCACGTTCCGCTTTCCAGCGCAAAAAATCCTCTTTGTGACTTCTGCCCGTACTTATCGGTGATAATTCCGAAGGCAAAACCTCCGCTTCCGAAGTACCGGACGAAATCAGAATAATGCTGTCGTCTTCCATGTTTTCCGGTGCAGAAATCACTCGGTAAGCCCCGTCGGACAAACCGTTGTCCGGGTCATGCCAATAAAGCAGATTCCCGGTCTTGATAAAATCGTATTTTCCCATTGTCTTGTGAGTTATTGATTATTTATTTTCCTTTTTTCGATTCCTTTCCTTCGGAATCGCTTCGAGGTTTTACAGATGCAATGCACGGTCGTCGGCACGGCTTCATACGACGGCTCTTCTTGCCAATTACGCTTCACTTGGGAAGGAAGAATTTGCAAGAAGTGCACTTCAAGCCGGCGAATCAAGCGCGACGTCCGACTTTCGCATCGGATAAAACCCGTGCGGTGAGGGCCGGAAAAGTCGGATGGGAAGAACAGGCGGTTCATACCGCTACAAAAGGGAAAGAATGCAATTATAAGAGGAAATGGGCGGTGGCGGGGTATCCGGGAGGCTGACTATAAAAGGACGAAGGCGGGCGATAAAGACAAAGGAGACAGCGCACTGACTGTATTATCGGTACGCTATCTTGTACATTCAATTTTCGGAACCCGATGCTTTTCTATTCGTGGAACAATCCTTTTTCAAAAACATTCTTCTCCGAATAGCTCGATGTTCGCTTTTTGGAAAATTTGCGGGTTATGCTGATAAAGAAGCGGCAGGTTCAACATAGCCATAGGGTATTCCACGAAGCCGCTCCTGCGCTTATACTCGGAATCGGTCGCCAGTCCGTTTTTCACCAAGAACTCCATTGCTTCGGGGTAATGATTGACGTCGATAAATGTACGGTCCGGCAGACCGAGTGCGTCCATTTCCTCCAAATTAACGGAAAGCACGATATATTCGTCTTCATCTTCCACCATTACCAAGGTGAGAGCCAACCAACCATTGCGGTAAAACTCTGGTACGAGGTAATACTGTTCGCCTCTGAACTCGTATTCTTTCTGCCTGAAAGAGCTGTCCGGCTCTACGATTTCAAATTCATCTTCACCTGCGGCAAAAGCAATCATAGGGTTACTGGCATCTACATACGCTTCACCTGCTTTGTAGCACAAATACTCTCTGTTTTCGGAACGCACGATAGCAAATTGAATTTCCATAAAATTTTAACATTAATCAGTTGAACAATCTGTTTATTTTTTCCCTCCTTTCGGAAGCCTTCAGGCTTCTCCCGTCGGGATTTGATTTTTACGTGCATCAAAGATTGCCTTTCAGGGAGAAACAGGCAAGGAATTTGGGCAGAATTTTATAGTTGCGGTATTGAGCGTCCGCGAAATATGGACGATTGAAAATCGGGAAAGCTGCTGAAAAATTGTGTTCAAATAGCGTAGCGGTACTTGAATGTTCCTCCAAGGCAATACCTTTGCACCGGAAAAAGCATGTCCCGACGGGCAGAGCCGTCGGCGAAGGGATTTCCATACAAAAGGAAAACGAAGGGGTAAAAAGGGAGATCTGCCGGCGGCAGTGCTAAAAAAGACAGCCACTCCTGCGGCTATCTCCCTGTAGCGTTGCGCTATTTTTTTCCGGCCTTGCTATCCGGCTTGTCTTTCCGTTTCTTCGGAGAAAACAATCCGTTGAAACAAACCGTCGTGGCAAAGGTACGTGCCTGTGTCGCATTGCACAATCCTGCTCCGGGCATTGTTGCACCGTTGTAATGTTTGCAGTCCTTACATTTCATCATTACCTCTTTTTAGAAACCAGCAGGGCGGATTTCTCCGTCCTGCTATTGAATTATGGTCAAGCAGCAACCTCTTCGGTTTGCGTATGTTCTTCGGGTTGTACCTCTGCCGTGGGTTGTGTATTTTCCGCCTCGGCGGTTTCTTCGGGCTTTGTCTGCCGTTCCTTTGCCAACAAGGCGGCTTTGCGTTCCTCGATACGTTTATGGCGTTTCTCATACACCTCATTATATCCACTTTCAATTTCGGCGAGCGTGTCGGGCATGTGCTTACGGGCAAAATCGAGCAAGAGGGTGGCAGTAGCGTTATTGCCGTATGCGCCTTTGAAGTTGTCTATCAAGAAATCCCTGCGGATAACGGCTTTCTGCTTGGCCGTTAGGTTGGCGATGATGTTCATCTTTTCTTCGTCCTCAAGGTGTTGGTAGGCTTTTTTCTCCCCGATACCGAATACCCCGAAGTGTTCCCTGCGGAGAGACGACAGCAGGAAGAAATATATCATCTTTTCCTCGTCCTGCGTGAATTTGCTTTCGGACATATCGACGTCCAAAATCTGTTTCTTAGCGTCTGCAACGGTTTTCTCGACGGCTATTTCCTTGTTACGTTTGTCCTGCTTCTCCAGTTTTTCCACCGGGGAGAGTTGTTTTTCGGTAGCCATGTCCGCATTGGCGGCAGCACTTGCCATATAACACAGCGTAATTTCTTTCTGTCCGATACTAATATAAAACGTGAGTTCGCCCGTGTCAATTCGTTCATGGATTGACTTGCTTTTTTCCATATAGTTGCTGAAATCCTGCTCGTACTCCTTGTATGCCTCCTCGTATTCCTCGATAGTGTCGTATTCTTCCTTTTCGGGAGCTACCGGCGTTTCGGGGTATGGCGTGGCATAGGTATTTAGGTGCTCGACCTCGTACCCCATAGCGGTAAGGCGTTCCACCGCAATCATGTTGTTGTTGAAATCTTGGTAGCATAGCGATACGGAGGGGTATTGTTCCACGAACTGCACGGCTTTCTCCACGAGATAGGAAGCGTTCATTTCGGCCAGACAACTCCGGTTGGCGCAATTTCCGCAACCACCCTCGCAGAACAACATCATGTTGTTGGTATTGTGGGGGCATGAGGCGCACAAGGTCTTGTCGAATGCGTAACGGCTAAGGTCTGTCGTGAAATCCCGTTCGATAAACTTTGCCACCTCGGCGGCTTTCAGTCCTCGCCAACAGTCGTACAACATGCTGTCGCTGTCTTTCAAATGTTTGTAGTACACCTCTTTTTGAATATCCGTACCGTATCGGCAAATCTCACTCGCCACGCTGATTGTAATTTCGTCCTTTTCCAAAAGTTCGGCTATTTCGGGTATCAGTGAGACGAATTTCAGACGGGTACGGATATAGTTCTCGTTCTTGCCGAACTGCTCGGCCAATGACTGCACATCATAGCGACCGCTCTCCATAAGTTTTTGGTAGGCGTTGGCTTCCTCTATGGGGGTAACGTCCTTGCGCTGCAGATTCTCCGTCACGGCCATTTCGGCGGCGGTCTCGTCCGAAACATGCAAGATGACGGCTGAAATCTCGGTCAGTTCTGCCATAAGGGCGGCACGATACCTGCGCTCTCCGAAAACAATCTCGAAGCGGTCGGTGTCCGCAATGGGGCGCACGCCGATAGGTTGCAACACTCCCTGCTGACGAATACTCTCGGCCAGTTCGGCAAGGCTCACCTCGTCAAAGTGCTTGCGTGGGTTATAACTGCTCGGCTGAATATTCATCAATGCAACCGATACGATGTTGTTCTCTACTACTGATTGAATGTTTGCTGTTTCCATAATTCATAAATTTTAATTTGTTATTACATTAGATTGTTTGATTACTATTGTCTTTATTGTGCGGTGTCAAACTCGTACTCCTGCGGATTGTCGTACCCGTCGAACACTACCCGAAAAGTGTCAAAGTCCTTTCTGCCCGCCAGTCTGACGGTATCTCTTTTCCCGATGAAATAGGGTTCATTCATTGTCCGAAACGGTGCGCCGAGCGTTATCCTATCCACCAACGTACAAACTTTGTCGGGTTGTTCGGGCATGATATAACCCAGTGCGTACTCGTTATAAACTACCAATTTGATTTTATCCATATCGCTGTCAATTTTACGTTGTTTTTTCTTTCCCTCCTTTCGGTTCCTTTCTCTGCCTGAACCGCTTTGAGGTTTTACGGATGCGGTGCACGGCTGTCGGTACAGCTTCATACGACGGCTTTTCCTGCCAATTACTCTTTCGTAGAAAGGAAGAATTTGCAGGAAATGCACTTCAAGCCGCCGTATCAAGCGCGACAGCGGACCTTTGCATCTGATAAAACACAACGGTGACGGCAGAGAATGAAGCCGGGACAGCGGTAAAGGAATCGGTAAAAAAGGGATATGCCCGTCAGGGTTAGAATAGGGATAAAACGGGCAATGTGCCTGTACTTGCGGGCAGGTAAAAAGAAAAAGATGGTAAGACTATAAAGGTGGAATGCGCCCTATGGAAAACAGCGGGCGGATAAAAAAGGACGCATGGCTACCGTCTCCGGGGTGGGCAGATGCGGCAGCCATGCCTGTTTACTGTTCGTTCTTTTCCAGATATTCTTTCATTGCCTCGTTCACGATGTCTTTCAGCGACATGTTCTTCTTGATGGCGAGGAATTTCATACGGGTATGAATGCTTTTGTTGATGACGAAGTTGCAATGAACCGCCGTTTCTTTCTCCGTGGGGGCTGCTACCGGCTGTTTTCCGCCGGTAGATTTTTTCGTGGACGACAGCAACCCGTCCAGTCCGCCCTTCATACTGTCTTTCAGTAAATCGCTCTTGCTCATATCGGGGTTATTTTAATTTCAGTACCTCTTGCGCCAGAGCCATGTAGTCCTTAGCCCCGTTGCTGTTCTTGCTGTACTCGAAGATGTTCTTGCCCTTTATGGGCGCTTCGGCCAAAGATACATTGTCCCGTATAACGGTCTTGAACACCTTGTCGCAGAATGAATCCTTGACGAGTTCGGCCACGCTCTTGTTCAGCGTCTTGCGTTTGTCAAACTGCGTAATGACGATACCGCCAATGGCGAGTTTCGGGTTCAAGCGTTCCTGGACGGTGGCAATCACGTTCATGATTTTGGCCATGCCGCGCATGGCGAGGAACTGTGCCTGTACCGGGATAATCAGGTAGTCTGCCGCAGTAAGGGCGTTCAGTGTAAGCAATCCCAGCGAGGGTGGACAGTCGATAAGGATATAATCGAATTTCCGGTGATCGAGCGATTTGGCTATTAGCCCGCTCAATATCAGTTCCCGTCCCGGCTCGTTGATGAGTTCGGCCTCGGCAGCCGAGAGATCGAGACAGGACGGTACGACGGTAACACCTCCTGCCGTTTCAACTAACGGCAAGGGGTATTTGCCTTTCATCGCCCCGTACACGGTCTGTTCCTCCTCAATGGAGAGGCCGAAGGATTCCGTGAGATTTGCCTGACCATCCATGTCGATAGCCAGCACGCGCTTTTTCTTCTGCTGCAAGGCCGCAGCCAGATTGATGGTGGTGGTCGTCTTTCCGACCCCGCCTTTATGGTTTAGAACCGCAATTATTTTTGTCATAACATATTGCCTTTAAATTCAATACAAAGATAATACTATTTTTAGTAATTACTAATTTTAGTATATACTAATTTACTACAATATATAATTTTAGTATATTAGTATTATAGTATTTACTATTATACTAAATATAGTATATACTATACAGTAGGGGGCTCAGATTAAAAAGTACCACGAAGCATTAACGGGCGGATGCGCTGAAACGCCCTATCCATCGGCTTTTTAGAAGATTCGGGCAGATTCGCCTATTAAAAACAAAAAGTGACATTACGTTGCATTTGGGTGACATTCCACCCCTTATAAGAACCCAATAAAGCCTCTATTGGAGCATTACCACTCATTTACCCTTAAAATGCCCTAGAATAGCCTGTAAAGCGGTTTTAAATAACAAAAACCGTCCATAGGATGTAGCGTTTCACACTCTCCATATATTCAACTCGAAATGTTAATAAAACTGTTAAAAATCAGTATGGGCATTCAAATGGGCATTCAATGGACATTCACCGTAAAAAACAAAATGTTCTAGATGGACATTCAATGGGCATTCAAATTGCCCGTTTTTTTTTATTGAGTTTTGATATATAATACATAAAAATATATCGAGATTACAGGAAAATAATGTGAGTTTACCCCCTTAATACATATAGAATTATAGCGCATTTTATTTAATACACTGATTATTAGCAATTTATATACAAAATGCTTATATTTGCATAGATTCAAGCTGCAAATTATGTGTTGGTGTGTGAAATAGACGCGTCGAAGTGCTCCCAGTATTATAACTGGGGCACTTTAAAAACAGTGAATCTAGCCAATTCGTTATATAAGTGTCAGGATATAGGCTTTAGTCTATTTTTAAGGTAATAAGATTGTTGTTCGCGTGCTCCCGGATTTCTCCGGGAGTTTTTAAATGTAAGTTATGGATATAAATGATGTAAAATTGAATTGGAAAGAAAGAACTGATGTTTTGTCGAAAATGATCAGGACTTTCGGAAAACAAAAAACGGCTGAACAAATCGACGGGTTTATTGATAAATTAATTGCTGTCGAAGGCGATGAAGATAAGGAACTCGTTGAATTTTTGTTCAAACTACGGTGCGATGTTTTAAAGGATCGAGTTATTTAAGGCATCTTTTTATCCGTTTCCTGTATAGTTATAGAGGTAATAGATGTTATTGCCTCTATTATTTTATCAGTGTTTTTCCCTTCTTTTTTTAGAGAATACAAAACGGTCAAGTATCCTTTTTTCTCTTCATCAGTCATTTTTAAGCCAGATAAATCTTCCATATGTTCGTTTATTAATGATTGCAATGAGCTTATCAGTTTATCTGTTGCATATTTTTTCTTTGATTTTTGCTCATGTACCAATCCATTCAGACATCCTTTTATATGTCCACTAAAGTTTATAACATAATTAGAACGCTCATAAATAGACATATAATATGCTTCAACAGCTCTTATAATATCTTCTTGAGATTCATTTAAGGCTTGAGTTGTTTCTTTTCTCATCTTCTTCTCATATGTTATATAATTAAAGCCTAAGAAAAATATAATAACTGCAACAAAAAATGATAATACACCACATAATATGCCAACTAAATTCCATTCAACCGGCTGAATTTTTATAAATGAAAGGCAAAGTGATATTACGCTAAGTATAGCAGCTATAATACTTAAAAAATAAGGAGTGTCACTACGATTAAATATTTTTCTCATATCAAACAGAATTAAATTATTAGTATTTGATTATCACTCAATTATTATCTTTATTTTATGGTCGGGACATCGGGTTGCGCAGAAGAGCCTGATATACGCGATGAGTTTCGCTTTTTTTGGACAGTTTCTGCATGGGAGTCGGAGTTTGTTGTTGGGGATTCCTGCTGTTTATCTTTCAATAGAGTTTTCAAGTTTCCTATTTCTTCAGACATGGAGAGCAATTTGGTATGCAATTCTTTTATCTCAGCATCTTTTTTTTGAATATCTATATACATCTTATATAATAAGTCACCATTTTCAAGAGATGTATCTGAATTTTTTTTCTTGTTTTGTGTTTCTTCTGGAAATGAAGCTGATGTTGAAGAGGATTCATTTTTTAGCATAGAGCCTTCGCTAGTAAGAAGCCAGCCGATATCTAATCTAGGGAAATTTATTGCAATGCTTTTTAATTTATCAGGTTGAATAGATACTCTCATGCCTGAAATAAAGCCTGTAGATACCCCTATTGTTCTACAGAAATCAGTATCTTTTATACCCTCCTCTCTTAAAAATAACTTAAGTCTTTCTTTAACAGACATTTCCATTGTTTTATTATTTATATTATATTCTAAATAAATTGCAATGCAATAAATTATTCACCTTTTTTTTGTTTTAAATATTGCATTGCTTTATATTTGCATCAGGTTTAATATAAACCGCGCCAAATATAGCAATTTTAATCCAATAAATATTGAATATGGGACAAGTAATTAAGTTAGGCGCACAAGGCAAGAAAGAACTTGCTGTCGCCTTTAAAGTAACAATGGCTTATGTCGGACAGGTTTTGTCCGGTCAGAAGAAGGGTGGTAAAGCCCCCGCAATTTGGGAAGCAGCCAAGAAACGGAACGACAGCAAGCTGTACAATGTTGACGAAATCGCCAAGCATGAAACAGTCAGAATACTCGACAACAAGGGTAATGTGAAAGCGGAACGTACTAATTAATAATGTATTATTATGGAAACACTGAACAACAACCAGCAGACAACAGGTCTGCAAACATTCTTCAATGACGGCATTAACGCCGGTATCCGAATGAAAATGATTGATGGAGAATCATGGTTTATAGCAAAAGACATTTGTTGCGCTTTAGGGTTACAAGATGTTAGCATGACAGTCAAGCGTTTAGATGATGACGAGAAGCTGATACAAACATTATTTGTATCAGGTCAAGGTCGAGAAACATGGACTGTTAATGAATCCGGATTATATGGCTTGATCTTCCTTTCCCGCAAGCCCGAAGCAAAAGCCTTCCGCAAATGGGTAACTAACGAGGTTCTCCCTTCCATCCGCCGCACCGGTGCTTACTCCGTCTGCCCGACACAGCGTCCGACGCTTCCCGCACCCAAGTTCCGTCCGGACTTCATCGAATGGAAACAGGCTGTGTGCCGTTATCTCAACCGAAATGATCTGAAAACGGTTGCCACCAACATGAAAGTCACCTACTCCCATGTATGCAAGGTGTATTCCGGCAACACAATGAGCCGCCGTATAGCCGACAGACTGACGAAGCTGGCTATCTCCCACAAGAACAAAGGCATCATATATCCCGAACCTGTTCCGGTGTACAGGCAACTGCTGATAGAATGGGAGGAACAGGGATGATTACTTATACGATGGGTATCAACCTTGAATACCTGAGGATCGTGATAACTATCTGGCGTGAATACGGGATGCTCTGCCCGATCTCATTCCCAAGGACCAGGACGCCGAAGGGGCGGTGATGGTGAAGATAGGACCGACAACCGACATGAAGGTCGCGGAGATGGTCGACAAGATATGGGATATAGCCGGAGCGAAGCGTCTGGTCAAGGAAATCGAAAAATAAGAGAATATGAATGATAGAATATCAGACTTACCGTTAACCACTACCCCGGTGGGGTTGGGTTATAATAATATGGATGTGTTTAGAAACTCATTAGGGGAGCTCCAGGTCCAACTGGCAGTGCCGCCACTTGGCCTTGACGGGTCAATCTTTTTAAAAGGTAAAATAACACATGACACCGGAGAGGTCCGGATGATCAGAAAACATAAACTGATAAAAATTGAAAGATTATGAAGAAACTGACAGCAATTTTGAAAGGCTGCAACCTTGTGGACAAGTTGTTCAGCCTGCGTGAGAAAGAGATCAACCGTAAGATCGAGGGAGCCAAAGACGATTGCGAGAGACGCAAGGCCGAGGCGGAGATCAAGTATGAGAATTATTGCAAGGAACTGGGTGAGAAAGATGTAGACTACCGGCGCATCATCAACGGAATGCTTGAATGCAAGCAGGAGATAATGGACGCCGACGAAACGCTCAAGGTGATTGCGGAGGTGGAAGCGGACCTTCAGTCCGAGGCCGAGCTGGAAGAAGAGAAAGAAAAATAGCTCATACAACCGGTAATAGATTGAATTTTAGTTAGACATTCCGTCCCGGTCCGTGACGGATAGGGACGTAGATTTAAAAACAATTTTATAAACCCTTAAAAATGATTCGTAATGAAAACATTCAGAATTATCCATATAGCAGCCGCTGTCATCGGCCTTGTGGTAGTGCTCAGACTGGCGGACAACCTACGCCCCACCTTCAACGAGAACCTCGCCGCCTCGGTCCTTGCAGTCGTATGCTGTCTTTCCCTTATCGGACAAAGGTATTACAGGGAGGAAAAATAGGACACGCGGTCAGGGAGCCGGAAGGCGGCCCTCGTTTCCGGTCCGACTCCGGAAACCGCACAAGGTTAAACAATAAACGGTTGATATGGCTGTAATCTATAATGACAAGGTATGTATCTACGCCAACGAGCTGATCATGTATGATCCGAAACGCAAGGTGGGCTCCGAGAAGGGCTTCCTCCCGTTAGGAACATATAACACGAAGGTGAACAGAAAGCAGATTGTTGTTGCCGAGCGTGCCAGCCTCAGACGCCCCGCTCTGGTGGAGTTCGACTCGCTGGAAGTATATATACAGCAATTATACATCAAATATTACGGTGATCCCCATGAGGATGTCGAACGTGCCGCCACCAGCCCGCTTGAGAGGGCGGTAGGGTACAACGAGGCCGCCTACTCCTTCTTCACCACCTACAGGGACGGTGCGGGAAAGCCGCTCAGACCGGAGAAGGTCACGCTTTACACGCTCCAGGCACGTGTCCTGGATGCAATCATCCGGCTGCGTGACAGCAATGCGGAATGCGGTTTCGGACGTGGCGGCTCCCGTTTCAACGTATGGGACAGGCTGAGTGAGATGGTGAACGACCTGCTGAAAGTACGGGACAGCAAAGGCAACACCCGCTATCCCCACAAACTTCCTTCGACGGGAAAGACGCTCAAACGTAAAGTGGACCAGTATGAGGCGGAAGGCTTCATCGCTTTGGTGCACAAGAACAAGGGCAACACGTCCGCCGCCCTGATACGGGACGAGGAGGAAGAGGCGATCATGCACAAGCTGCTTTCCCAGCACATGAATTTGAACAACGCACAGATAATGGAACAGTACAACAAGATAGCCTCCATATTGGGGAAACCGGAAATCAAGAGCCCTGTCACGGTGGACAGGTACCGGAAGATGATGGAATCCACCACCCTGGGGCACCAGCGCGGAACCACTGTCCTGAGGAACTCCCTTGAGATGCAACACAAGCGTGAGGCTCCGAAGACCGCCATGACCTACTGGACACTGGACGGATGGGACGTGGAACTGGTCTACCAGAAGAGGCAGCCGGTGGACAAAAAGGTGAACGGCGAGACAAGGACTTATAAGAAGACCACCTACCACAACCGCAAGACCATCGTGGTGGTGCTGGACGCCTGCGGCAAGTACCCGATAGGATACGCCGTTGGCGACCATGAGAGCCCGGCGCTGATACGCGAGGCGCTGCGCAACGCCATCAGGCACGCCCGGGAACTGTTCGGGGCACGGTACAAGCCGTTGCAGCTGCAGAGTGACAACTACCAGAAGGGGGTAATGGTTCCGTTTTATGAGGCGATGACGGTGCACTACATTCCCGCCGCGCTCCACAACGCCAAGGCCAAGATCATCGAGCCCTATTTTAATTATCTGAACAAGACGTACTACCAGCTGGAGAAGAACTGGAGCGGTGTGAACATCAACAGCAGGCGCGGCTCCCAGCCCAATATAGAGATCCTGAACAAGAACCGCCACCTGATCCCCGACGAGGAGGGCGTGCTGGCGCAGATACACGGCATCATGCAAAGGGAGCGGGCCAAGAAGCTGGAGGCGTACATGGCCGCATGGGAACGCACCCCCATGGAACGCCGGATGCCGTTCTGTGACGAGGAGTACCTGTTTCTTATGGGCGACACGACGGGGCGCACCAACCGGCTCACCGGCAAGGGCCTGCTGATCGAGCTCTTCGGGGAGAGGATCAATTACGAGAGTTTCGACATGGAGCTGCGCAACCATTTCCACGAGGACTGGTCCGTGCACTACGATCCCGACGATCTGTCGCAGGTGCTCATCGTCAATGCCGAATCCACCAAAGGGCACCGGCTGGCAAAGGAAACGGGGGATCTGAAGTTCCTCATGCAGCGTGACATGAAGACACCGATGGCCCTGATCGACCAGAAACCCGAACATTTCGAGCACCGCAGGAAGGTGGACGAGTTCAACCGGCAGTTCGAGCGGCGGTATGTGGCCAGACAGGAGCAGGTGGATGAGGTGATAACCGCCATGCAGGAGCGGAACCCGCTTCTGAAGAGCAACAGCCTGCTGGACCGCGCCCTGCTCACCGACAGCCGGGGACGGCACAAGGACCGCAAGTATGAGGCGCGCGGCCAGACGGTGGAGGACGTGGATTTTGAAGAGATTGCGCCCGGACCTCTCAGGGTTCCGTCCCCTCTTGTGGATGACGATTACGAATGGGACGACGCCGACATGAATTTTTCAAGATGATTTAATAACACTTTAAAAACAGCATAATTATGGATAAGGAAGCATTGAAACAGTACATAGAGAATTTGATAGAACGTGGTTCAAAACCTTCAGAACTGGCCCGTCGCTGCGGCGTGTCCGATGCGGCGATGTCCCAGTTCCGTTCCGGCAAGTACGGCGCGAATGACGACAACCTGGCGGTCAGGATCGCCACAGGCCTTTATTTCTATGAGAATTCCCGCAATGTGGTTGATACCGTAACCTCTTACCGGCAGGTGAAGCGGGCGTTCGAGGTTGCCAGGGGAAAGAGCAAATGGGTATGTATCAGCAGCCGCAGCGGAAGTGGAAAGACCCAGTCTCTGATTGACCTGTACAATCTGTGCGGTGACAAGGGGGTTGTATATATCAAGTGCCGCAAATGGAGCAGCCGCAAGTTCCTTACCAAACTGGCACAGGCCATGGGAGAGAATGTGACGCGCTATATGGATAATGACAGCCTGCTGGACCTGTGCATCGCGCACATGAATTCCCTGTCCTCCTATAAGCCTGTCCTGCTGATAGATGATGCCGGCAAGCTCACGCATTCGGCCATGTGCACGCTTATTCCCCTGTATGATGACACGCTGGGGCGCATGGGGTGTCTGGTGGCCGGCACGGAAACGCTGGAGCGCAATATCAGGCGGTATGTGGGACGTATTGAAGGGTATGACGAGATAGACGGGCGTTTCGGCCGCAATTACATCACCCTTCTGGGCGCTACCAAAAAGGATGTCATCGCCATCTGTATGGCCAACGGCGTGCAGGACAGGGAGACGGCGGAAGAGATATGGGGAAAACTTCCCAAGGTCAAGAAGCAGCCGCGTGAGGACGATCCCCGCCAGGTATTGTTCGCCGATGACCTGCGCGAGCTTTCGGGAATGATAGACAATGTGGTAATCAGACAGGAAATCAGCAACGGAGGAGCCGGCTTATGATCAGGTCATTGTCGTTTGACAACATATTGAACAAAAAATACGAATACATCCCCTTTTCCAAGGATTTCATGGATGCCTTTGGAAAGAGGCAGAAGTCCGGGGCGTGGATCGTATACGGCAAGTCCGGACAGGGAAAGACCTCCTTCACCTTCCAGCTGGCCAGGGAGTTTGACCGTATCGGCTACAAGGTGCTGTTCATTTCCCTTGAAATGGGTGTCGAGTCCGATTTCAGGGACTCCCTGCTCGGATTCATGAATTCGTCAAGGAGCGGGATGCTGTTCTGGGACGAGGTCCCCACTTTTGATGAGTTTGACGAATTTCTCGGGAAACAGAGATCCCCGGACGTGGTCATCATCGACTCCCTGCAGAGTCTTGAAGGCGAGATGGACGTCACCGCCAAACAGCTGGTCGAGCTCAGGAAGAAATACAGGAAGAAGATATTCGTATACATCTCCCATGTGGAGGGGAAGGAGGTGCAAGGCACGGTGGCCTACAGAGTCAAGAGGGACTGCTTCTCCCGCATAGAGGTGAACGGGTTCTGCGCCCGGTACATGAGCCGTGGTGTTCCCGGTCCGAAAGGATTCTATGTGGTCTGGAAGGAGGGCTATGAGAGATGCTGGCTCAGGAACAGTGACGAACCATTTAACAGCAATAGCAATGAACAAGACAATTGAATTACCCGCGACAAATGCCCAGAAGCGGTGCATACACCGCCTCAGACGGCAGTTCGGACTGGACGAGGATGAATACAGGCATCTTGTCCGGCAGTTCAGCGGCGGACGGACAACGACGTCCGCGGAGTTGTGCAAAAGCGAGGCCGCAAGGCTGATCGGGACGCTGCTCGATCCCGACGGAAGAAAGGATCCGGAAAGACGGGAGAAACTGGCACTGGTCAAGGCCATTTACGCCGTGTCAATGGACATCGGTTTTCTCAACAGGAGCTACCGCAGCGACAATCCCGTGGAGGTTGAGATGAACAAGGCGAAGATCACCTCCTTCCTGAAGAGCCACGGAGGATGCAGGAAGCCGGTGTCAAGCCAGAACCTAGAGGAACTGAAGGCCACACTGAAACAGCTGAAGGCCATAAGACGGAAGGAGGAGGTATGAGAATAAAGCACCTTGTGTATGTGATATCCGCCCTCTCGGCTTTCACGGGCATGATAGTTAATGATGACTTCTGGGCGAAAACATGGTCACTGAACGCCATGTTATGGATTCTGGTAGCATGGATAAACGATAATAACAATAACAATGATGACAATGGAAAAGACGAAATTCGAAAAGGAATGTGCTGACATGTGTGCCGATTGCCACGCCAAAGGGCTGGACATCTGCCGGGAGGACGCGGACACCGTGCAGCCGATGTTCGCCCGGTGCGGGCTGTGCGGGAAGGTGTTCTGTGAATACAACAACCACATGACCGTGAACCATCTCTGCTGGGAATGCCAGACAGCCATAGAACAGAACGTTGATTGCAACGAGGAGATAATCGACCCTGATTTATTCAGGAATTTATTCACCAATAAATAAGAACAGATATGGATATCAAGAATTTATCTGAAAAGGAACGTGAGGCCCTGCTAAGCAAGCTGCAGGCCGAAAAGAAAAGAAAGGACGGGGATCGAAAGAAGAACTACCAGAAGCTGCGTGCCAGATTCCTCGCCTCTGTGGAGAGGAAGCTCCGCAAGTATATCAAGGACGGTCAGGAGTTCAAGGAATGGCTCCGTAAGGAGGCCACCGCCTACTATGACCAGCTGAAGGAGTACGGCGGTCTGAAACGTGACGAGCAGCTCGGGTTCGAGGTGAAGAACGACACCTTCAAGGTTTCCGTCAAGGGGAACCGGGTCAAGGGCTTCGACGAGAGGGCTGACGTGGCAGAGAAACGCCTTGTGGACTACCTAAACGCATGGATCGGCAAGAAGGGCGATGACGGGCGCAACCCCATGTACAAGCTGGCCATGTCGCTGCTCCAGCGCAACGAGGCCGGGGATCTTGACTACAAGTCCATCTCCCGCCTGTACGAGCTCGAGGACGACTTCAACGACCCCGAATATTCGGAAATCATGCAGCTCTTCCGTGAGAGCAACGTGGTGGAAGGCACGGTGATCCGCTTCTACTTCGAGGAAAAGGACGGAAACAATCAATGGAAAAGAATAGAACCCTCATTTAACAAGATGTAAATTATGATGCACAATTGGTTTGAATGTTCCATCCGCTACGAGAAGGTGGCGGAGAACGGCATGAACAGGAAAGTAACGGAAGCCTATCTGGTCGACGCGCTGAGCTTCACGGAAGCGGAAGCCCGTATTATTGAAGAAATGAACCCGTATATCAACGGTGAATTTACCGTCTCGGGCGTCAAACGCGCCGGTTACAGCGAACTGTTCCCATCTGAGGAAGATGCGGCCGACCTCTGGTTCAAGTGTAAGCTGTTCTTTATCACGCTGGACGAAAAAAGCGGAGCGGAGAAAAAGACCCCCACTACCGTACTGGTGCAGGCCTCCGACCTTCGCGATGCCGTAAAGAAGCTGGACGAGGGGATGAAGGGCACGTTGGCGGCCTAGGTCATCGGCTCGGTGGCCGAGACCGCCATTATGGATGTCTATCCCTACACTGCTGATGTGAAACCTGAATTTCCCGGTGATGATAAGAAGGAAGTTTGACCATCCCCATGTAGTCCTGTGCCGCACATGCTGCGGCCGGGGCTTTCTTGAGAACCTGGACGAGCTGGCGGACACCGTACATACCGTTGCCTGTCCCGCCTGCAAGGGGAGCGGACGCGTGGTCGTATCCTCCGTAACCCTTACCACCGTGGAGCCTTATGATCCCGAATCCCCAAATCTCGCGATGTATGGAAAAGGACGGAATGAATGAGTACCTGCTGCTCTCCGTGGAAAAATTGGAGAGTCTCAAATCCGCGATGGAGGATATACTAGATGAATCAAGACTCCGGTGCCGGGAGGGCTGGCATAAGCGTGACAGGGCGTTCCGTCCGCAGAGTTTCAGGAAAAGAACCATCTGGCACCGCATAAGGAGCCGGTGCTTTTAAAACAGATTTAAGAACCTTTTAAAAACAATCTTATGAACCTGAGAAAAGACAACAAGAAAAAGAAACCGATGCAGCTTATGCTGGACGAGATTTCCGGAATGATGGGCGTCTCGCAGGAGATGATCCTGTCCCGGATGATATCCAGGAACATATCCGATTCAAGGATGCTGTTCTGCTATATGGCGTATGAGGAAGGGTATCTGTTCCGTGAGATAGCCTCCTTCCTGAAGATATCCAGATGCAGGGCGACAACCGCGTATTATGATGTGAGATTGAGAAAGGAAAAGTTCCGCCCGATCATTGCAAGGCTGGCCGGATGCGGAACAGGAGGTGTCTAGCAGCACTGCAGGTGACGGTTCCCGCACGGTCCGGAAAACCCAGGCGGGACTATATCAACCATTTCCGGCAGGACAGGCCGCTTGAGGGGGTGTACTTCACGGACTTTGCAAGGGATATGCTTGAGAGAAGGGGAAAACGCAGGTCCGGACATTATGCCGCGGTTTATGATGCGGTCCTCCGGCACATAGACAGGTTTTCCACCGAATTCGACTGTGACATCTTCACCAATTCCGTGACGGAGGAGTTTCTGGACGACTTCATTGTCTATCTTGAGAGCCGGGGGCTGCGTCACAACACCATAGCGGGCTATGTCCAGAAGATACAGTCGCTCGTCAGAAAGGCATCGCAGTACAATTACGCCGTAGACGCCACCTATGACGGAACAGATTTGCGTGAGGAGCCGGTAAATGCCGTTTTCCTCTCGATGAACGAGATCGCAAGGATCTACTATTACAAGTTTGAGAGGCAGGACAAAAGAAAGGCCAGGGAGCGGATACGTGACCTGTTCGTCATAGGCTGTCTGACCGCTCTGAGATATTCCGATTATTCGACATTGACAAAAGACAATTTGAGAGATGGATACATCATAAAAAGGACAAAGAAGACCAATGTGGACGTCAAGGTCCCGGCTCATGATTATGTAAGGGAGATATTCGAGAAATATGACGGGAACATACCCGGAGGACTGTGCATACAGTATTTCAACAAGTATCTGAAGGTCATCATGAGGGAGATAGGGCTTACCGACAGGATCACTTTCTCCTACACGAAGGGAGGAAGGCTGGTCACGGAGACCCGGGAGAAATGGGAACTGGTCAGCAGCCATACGGCAAGAAGAAGCGCGGCCACGAACATGTACCTTACAGGACGGATGAAGACATTGGAGATCATGAGACTGACAGGGCACAGGTCTGAGCAGAACTTCTTCCGGTATATCCGGCTTACTGCGGATGATACGGCCCGGTCAATCTCCGGAGACAGTTTTTGGAGAAAATAATAATCTGCCATTTGCCGGTGTCGGCAAATGGCTCATAACCAAGAAGATATGAGTGAATTACATATACCGCCTGAGCGATTTGAGAGAGACTTTATTACCGGACGATTTTTAAAGGGTTGTGTTTCTCACAACAAGGGTCGTAAAATGGTTTATCATTCAAAACGCTCCAAGGCCAGAAGTATAAAAAATCTGTCTAAAGGACGTGGGTCTTGGCATAAGACTGGTGCAGGCATGAATAAAAAGAGCGTTGTTTTGATAAAGGATGAGAAATTATGTGGAGTATTCCCTTCGATACAAATGGCTGGTAAGATGATTGGCGTGGCTCCTTCTTTGATCAGTGCTATATGTCGGAAAGTGAGAGGCAAACATACGGCTAATGGATACAGATGTTTTTTTGAAGATAGCAATGATTGGTATAATTTAATTAAACAAGATTATGAATAATGACAGGCAGAAGATATTAACTGATTATATTTCTTACTTATACACAACAGGCAGGACTTATGATACTGTCGGGAAATATATCAAGCATGTCACGGATTTTTTAGAGATGACTAAAGAAGTGAACCGCCGTGGTTATTTGAATTACAAGCGTGAAAATGCAGATGTCATGGTGCGTCATTCATTAATGTGTTCAGCTATATGCGATCTATTATCCTATCTCAACATCGGATATGGAAAAAGGGAAAAGGCGGTGAAACCTTTGGAAAAACTTGATGTCATTTCGGATAAGAACAAGAAACAACTTAATGATTTCATTATATGGCTGACTGACAACAATGATTACTCTTCTCATACAGTTTATATATATTACACATCAATGAAGAAGTTTTTCGAGTATGCCAATGAGGTAAACATGGATAATTGCAGGAGGTTTATAAAAAGTCTTGAAGAAGAAAAATTATCTCCCGCTACCATCCGTTTGCGGATTACAGCAATAGAAAGATTTTCTAGATGGATGAAGAAGCCTATAGAGCTGAATCGTCCCAAAATAAAGCGCAAGCTTGATGTGAACAATGTGCCGACCGAAGAGGAATATAACCGGCTGTTGGAATATCTCAAGAAAAAAAATAATAAGGATTACTATTTCTTTATTAAGGTATTGGGTACAACGGGCGCCCGTCTGTCGGAATTTCAACGATTTACATGGGAGGATATAATTAGTGGTGAGGTTACATTGAAAGGTAAAGGTAACAAGTACAGACGTTTTTTCTTCCAAAAGCAATTACAGCAGGAAGCGAAGGTTTACGCTAAGGAACATGGTAAAACCGGGATTTTTGCGGTAGGGAGATTCGGCCCGATCACACAGCGTGGCTTTTCCCAGCACTTGAAAGCATGGGGGAAACATTGCGGCATTGATTTAAAGAAGATGCACGCGCATGCCTTCCGACATTTTTTCGCTAAAATGTTCCTGAAAAAAAACAAAGATGTTATTCAACTGGCCGATCTTCTCGGTCATGGAAGTGTAGACACAACAAGAATTTATTTACAGAAAAGTTATGACGAACAAAAAAAAGATTTTAATCGAAACGTTACATGGTAGTGTTGCGCAGCTCAATGAACTGTCATCCATGACCGAAGGGATAGACATCTATGACGATGCCGGGCATGTTGACACCGATTTCTTGATCGAAGCGATATCTTGCGTCAGTGCCTTCATGGACGCAAGCAACATAGTTGTAGAAAAAATATCTTCACTGTTAGCGCCGGATGTTCCGATAGCTGAAAAGAAAAAGCAGGCTGACGAAGGCAAAAAATGGAGTGTGGAAGAGATATTGAAACATTGTACTCTTGAGGACGGTGTTCTGAAACTTCCTCAAGTTCAATTTAACAAAAAATCTTATGCCGAAGCAAAGAAGTGGATAGAAGAATCCGGCGGCTCATGGCAAGGTGGGAAGATACAGGGTTTCACATTCCCGTTTAATCCGAAACGTGTGTTTTCCGTTTTGAAAGAGGGTAAACGGTGCAACCTACAGCAGGATTATCAATTTTTTGAAACTCCGTCTGATGTTGCCGACTGGCTGGTTATGCTTGCCGGAGGGATACATGAGGATGATACGGTACTGGAGCCAAGTGCCGGGCGTGGCGCGCTTATTAAAGCCATTCACCGAGCTTGTCCTTCTGTGATGGTTGAGTGTTATGAGCTGATGCCGGAAAACAGAGAATTTCTTCACACCCTTAACAACGTAATATTGCTTGATGAAGACTTTACCAAAGACAGTGTAGGTAGTTACACTAAGATTATTGCAAATCCTCCGTTTTCCGGTAATCAGGATATAGAGCATGTCAGGCTTATGTATGATCGATTGGAAGAAGGCGGCACACTTGCAGCAATAACCAGCCAACACTGGAAATTCGCTTCGGAAAAGAGATGTATCGATTTTCGCAACTGGCTGAAAGAAGTACATGGAGAAGTGTTTGAAATCAGCGCAGGCGAGTTTAAAGAGAGTGGAACTTCTATTAGTACAATGGCGGTAGTTATAAAAAAATAATTCAAAATGCAGAAAGAAATGAATAAGAAAGTAATTCCAAGATACTATAAATGCTCTCTTGATGGTAAACATTGGTGGAGAACTTATGCGGCATCTGCTGGACAAGCAAAGCAAGCCTATATACGTATGTTGGATGGTTGTGCAGATGATTGCTATTTATCTATCTTGTGCCGTGTTGATAGCCCAAAAACGACACAGGCGTTTAAGGATAATGCTAAGTACAGAAATATCCCTTTTGCTTATGTAGGGATGAATGTTAAAATACGTGGTGATAAGGGGATAATAGTTGGTCATAACAGTAGTGCTAATCTTGATATATATTTCTTGGAGGGTGATAATAAAGGGAAAAAGCTGAATTGTCATCCAAATTGGAAGATACAATACTTCAGTAAGAAATGGAAATTAATCAAAGAGTTTAATTAATAACCGAACAGAAATGAGTCACATAGATGGCACAAGAAAATCGTATTCATCTCCATACGAGATAACGGTCTGTATGACCAAAGAGGAATGTAAGATATTGCTTCCGTTCTTTCAGAAAGCATATAAGAGTGTAAAATCAAAATACGAAAAGTATAATGATATTCACAATGGAGGGGAGGCTACGGAAAGAGAAGAAAATCTTCTTATGAAATACTCTGAGCAGTTGGAAAGACTGGAGAGTGTTTTATCATCTATTGATGAAATTTTAAAATGATATAGAAATGAGTAAAACAACAATTTATTACCTATTCCTAGTAGTAATGTATATGCTTTTAGGATAGGTGGAAAGGAGAAATATGGATAAAGATAAATTCAACAAAGCAATAGAAATCAACAATAAAATAGAGGAATACAAAGATCATAAGATGGCACTTGAAAATTCTAACATAAAATATGGTGGTGGATTGATATTTACATACAACAGAATGCACAATGATGTACCATTAAAGGAAGAAATTTTTGGTAAGAATTTCCTTCAGTGCTATATGTATGCTTTGGATAGTAAGATAAAAGAATTACAAAAAGAGTTTGACGAATTATGAGAATAATATAGAAAATGAGTAAATCAGAAGAATATATTGAAATCAAGAGTTTTGTGGTAGTCAATCCCAACTTCCCGGTTATCACAAAAGAAAGTGCTCTTAAAGCCGTTGCAATGGCAGAGGAAGAAATGAAACGGAAAGCCATCGAAGTTCTTTCCTCTGTTTTGGATAACTGGGTGCATGGTGGTGACGCAGACTGTATCATTGCGGAGTTTGAGGAAAGATTAAATATCGGATAAAAACAGAACGGGCGCCCTGCGGCATACAATAATATGCGGGGCGCCCGTTGTCAATGAGAAGTTATCGTGTTTCTTTCCGCAGTCTTTCCCTGACCTGCCGCTCCGTGAATCCGAATGCCGCGGCGAACTGTTTGAATTTCTCCTTCTGCCCGGAGGGGAGAAGGGAGTACAGGCTTGAGAACGGCGTGCCGCCTTCCAGCGCTTTCCTGATTTCTTTCTTTTTCATATAAGTTCCTTTATCTGTTTCTTACAACATTCACAATCACACAGCAGCAACCTGGCCTTGTCGAACATCTTCTGTCCTATATTGCCGGACAGGTAGCATATCTCCTCACCCCACGGGTCGATCCCCAGCGCCTTTGCCATGTGCGCTTCCAGGTGCTTCCTTTCGTGGTCATAGGAGTTCTGGAACTCGGCGGGCGACGATGTGGTCCCTATCACCATGACCGTCTGCCTTGTGCCGTAGTTGGAATAGGTGAGTCCGGTATCCGGTTTGCCGGAGGACAGGTTCCTGTACGCCGTTTCCAGATCATCCCCGCGGCAGCCTATGTCATAGAGCCTGCCCATGATCTCGTCGGTGTAGTAACAGTCCACGGCATAGTAGACTTCCACCTTCCATCCGTACTCCTCTATGTCAAACCGCTGGCGGATCATAACATCTCGTCCCATTCCACCGGTTCCCCGGCCCTTGTCATTTTCGCATACCACATACACATGACCATGCCTTCCGGAGCGTCATGGTCATCTATGATATCCTTGACGTAGAGTGCCAGATGGGGCTCGTCGGCAATGGAGGACTTGAAACAGTCCGCTTTTGCCTGGTTGGCCACGTATACATAGTCATATAATGTGTTGTTCTCCACCCTGACCCCGTTCTTGGCCAGAAGCTCGTCCACCTTGTCCTTGGTCATGGGTTCGATCTTCTCGCTTTTTCCGGTTGCCGGGTTCATCCTGCGCATGAGTGACACGGCGAAGTCGCACAGCTTCTTGTTGAAGTGCCAGCCATTGTGCCGGAGATACGCCGTCATCTCCTTTGGCCGGTCATCATATATGTCCAGAGGTTCCTTTGTCCTGTTCATAGTCTTCTTGTTAGCCGGGACGGGGGGAATCCTCCGTCCCAGTGGGTTAAACTAACGGTATCTTGAATAGCGTCCTGTTCCGGGCACTCCGCGGCGCTGGCCCATCGAGCCGCCGCCATAACGGTTCCCGTATCCTCCGCCGTATCCGCCACGGTTTCCATAACCGCCACGTTGTCCCATGTCGTCATACTCGTCATAGTCATCGTAGCCGTCGTCGCGTTGTCCCATGCCGCTCCCTTCCGAGAGTTCCTCAATGCACTGCATGAGCTTGCCGCCATACTTGAGCATTTTTTCAGCATAATCGGACATTCTCTCGACCTTGCTGTCTTCTATCTCGATCATCATCATACTTGTTGTTTTTTAGGATTGTTCGTACTGGGCCTTTCCGCGGGTTTAAGCAGTTCGGCCATCATGGCCTTCAGCTCGGATATCTCCTCCCTGAGAGCCTTGTTTTCCGCCTCCTGTCTCTGCCTTTCGGCAAACTCGGGATTCAGGATCTCCATCATCTTGCCGCAGGCGTCCACTATGGCACGGTGGTGGTCTATGCTCCTGAGTATCTCCGCGGACCTGTTCCTCATGGCCGCCACCTCGGAGTTCATCGACTCCCTTGACCCGGATATGACCATGTTCCCGCCTCCGGGGAAATTCGCGTCGGCGATGTCCGCCCCCGCTGGTATCTTCTGGAACGTGACGGTCTGTTCGCCGACCTTGACGGTGATGTCCACCACCATCTTCATCGGCTGGCCGAACATCACCGGCTGTGTCCCGTCCGGGACCGGGTTGGATACTCCCGCAATGGCACCGACCTCCACATAAGGCGTCCCGTCCTTATGGAGTATGTAAAACTGGCTGTTGACTCTTAAATTCTGGAAAGGCATAATTGTTTCTCTTTAAATGGAGGGATTCCTCCCTCCGTGTTCTTAAACTACTCCGGTCATTATCTGCAGAGTGTTTGTCGTCCTGTCGAACCAGAACTCGAACACTCCCGTACCGGGGATGTCGGCCGCCGTCAGCGCTTCCCCGTTGTACTTGGTCACGGCCTGTGTCACCCCGTTTGTCTCGAACAGGACCGGCAGCGTCCCGGTTGTCCCTGTGGGAACGGCCTGCGCCAGGTCAATGTAGATGGTTCCCCTGTACCAGGCATTCACGAATGAATGGTTCGGGAAGGAGAACACCACATTGTCGGCGGTGACATTCACTCCGGATGTGACTATTGCGGCCGATCCGCGTCTGTTAACGAATTGAAAAGGAAATGGCATGATTACCTCCTTTCTCCGGGTCAACCCCAGAAACCGTTACCCGCCCCGAAACCGAAGCCGTATCCAAGACCATATTGGGCCGCCACACAGGTGGGGATTCCCACAACCGGGCTGTACGGCACCTTGGCCACTTCGGGCTGGTTGCACTCAATCTTCGCCAGACGGGCGCTCAGATCACCCAGCGCGGCGTTGACAGGCGCGATGGTCTGTGCGGACACCTGTGCGAAATACGCGTTCTGGTGCTCCTGCGAGAGCTGGTTGACGAGCGTGCTGTTTCTTTCCCGCAACGTGTCGATCTTGTCAAGCAGCGCCTGGTTCTGCATGGCGTCCAGCTTGCTGATGATGGCGTTGGTGTTGGCCGTGCCTGCGTCACGCAATGCGAGCGTGTTCTGGTTGGCCGTGTTCACCAGGGTGTTTGTCTGGTTGCAGACGGACAGCTGGTTCTCGTAGCCCATTTTGGTGATGTTCTCGTTTGTCTGGCAGCAGCACTGGCAGATCTGCGACTGGATGGCATTGTTGCCCTGCATGATCGCGGTGACGATCTGGTTGGTGTTCATGCCCATCTGGTTGCCGATGTTGCATATCTGCATGCCAAGACCGTTTATGGCGGCCAGTACGGCATCGGAAGAGGTGTTCAACGCAGTGGCCAGGCTCTGGATGTCGTATCCGTTGCGTTGTACGGCCTGCATGATCACGGCGGTGTTCGCGTCGTTCTGCACGAAGGGGACCACGCCGCCCTGTCCGTTGCCCATCATTCCGCCACGGGCGCCGCCAAAACCGCCGAAGCCTCCCCATCCCATCAGGATGAACAGAAGCAGGATGGCGAACAGGTCGTCACCCCAGCCGTTGCCGTTACGGCTGTTGCCGTTTCCCATCAGCGCCAGGATGTTCGGATCCACACCGCGCTGTTGCATAAGCGCCGGAAGCATGGCCAGAATGCCGTTGGTGCCGCCTCCGGAGTTCCCGTTCTCGGGGAACACAAAAGTTCTTGATTCACTCATAGTTGTATTTGTATTTTGTAGTTCCGGTCACTAATCCGACCGTGGTGCAAACATACTCAACTACACGCGCTCCGTCGAGCGTCCTGTTCTGATGTGTTTCCTTATTTGTTCCAGATATATTCCGATCATCGGCGAGGTGATGTTCCGGGCCAGCAGATGCCGTATCCCCCGTGCCGTGCGGTTGGTCATCCCCGCTATCTGGTCCGGATACAGGCCGGCTTCCGAGAGCAGCCTGACAAGCACATATCTGGCGTCCGTGGACTCCATGTCCCTGAAGTCGCCCAGTATACGTTCCCTCGGCACTTCCGTTTCACGCTCGGTCAGGCCGAGAAGTTTGAAGAAAATTTCGCTCTTGCACATAAACTTCCAATTTTTATTATTACTTTTGTGCACCACATAAAAATAGTACATAAATACTCGCGTCAAGGACTTTGGCCCTCAGCGTGCGAGTATCTATGTACTATTCTTCGTTTTTATGTGGTAATTTAAACGGAAGCGTTGAGGGCTTTTTTATTATTAACCCTCCCTTTGTTGCATATTTATTTCATAATCACTACCTTTGTCATACAGGTAAAATTTTTTTTCAAATTGTTCAAATGTTTCAGGGTATGAGGAAATCCAGGATAAACACTCCGGGAAGAAGTTATGTGTTCCGTCTTACGGATGTCGTGCGCATTTATGACGAGCACAGCCGTAGCGGCCTTTCGAACCGTGAGATATTCCGCCGTTACATCTGGCCCAAATACCGGATATGTGAGCGTACCTTCTACAACATGATCAAGGCCAGCGCGGACGACCGTGTCATCGCCCGGCAGCGCGAGATGCAGATGACGCTTTTCTAAAGTCTCTCAACCACCCTGAACGTGTATTCCTCCACATCCTCCACCACCTCCGCATGATTATGGTTTGTGTCGCTGGCGGTACGCCGGAACATGTCAAAGCTGACCTTTCCGTTGTCCCCCTTGAAATCATGCAGGCAGGCGCTGATCTCCTCCAGCAGGCTGAAACGTTCCAGGGACTGCTGCTGGTATCGGCTTCCCTTCCTTGACGAGCCTTTCCAGGGGGTCACGACATGCAGCCTGACTGTAACCGCCGCCTGCTGTACGGCACCCGATAGCGTCGTCCATTTATACGGCATGAACTCAAGGAACACGGCGGGCATGTCGAAAGGCTCCTCCTCCTCGATGAAGTCGACCTGCTCGTTCCACAGGTCATAGGTCCTGACTGCCGGCACCCCTTGCCTGTCCGGCAGCTGTTCCAGGCGTTCCTGGAGCTGCAAATAGAAAAAACTTCTCATACTTTAATCGTTATCGTTGAACACTTTCTTCAAATTCTCCATGGCTATCTCATCCAGCAGTTTCTCCAGATCCGGATGGCGTCCGATGAACTGACGCCTGGGAATCATGATCCTGCTTCCTGTCTTCTTCAGCGCCATGGCCTTGTAGAACTCCGCATCCCGGGATATCTGCCGGTTTTTCCTGCCGTTCCGTGCCTTCCCGGCCTTTGTCCGGGCTATACCTCCCACGGCCTGCCTGTACTTTATCCAGAAATATCCTTTCATCCTGCGGGTGACGGTGATGCTTCCCCCCTCGTTGTGTATCTTCGCATACGGCACGGACGAGGTGATCTCCACCCCCTTGGCTCCTTCCATTATCTGGGAGCGTATGCTGCGTCTGAGGGTCCCGGACTGTACGAGCAGGCCTCTGGTTTCGTCCGTGTCACCCTTTCGCCTTTTCCATTTCTCGTTGAAGAAGGCCTCGCGCTTGAAATTCATGTCGAACTCCTCCTTCGCTTCCACCCTGATGTCATTCAGCGTAAGGCGGATGAACCGGTTTATCCGTCCCCGCAGCTCCCTCATGGTCTTTCCGGAACCGTTGTCAGCCATTGCCGCCTCCTTTCCCGGCCTGTTTCCGGATGATCCGGCAGGCCCTGCACAGTTCATTCCCGTCCCCTTTGCCGTCACAGTCCGCACAGTCCTTGCGGGTGTACGGGTTATATGCCGGGAATGTGGTCATCCGTTTCCCCGGATTGAATCGCATCATCTCCTGGTACTTTCCCGATGTGGCCTGCGATCCGAGGTTCATGGCCTCCCTCTCGTCGCTTTCCGGATATTTCCCTTTGCGGACCTGTTCTGTCGTGCAGCGGCATCCGAACCCGTTGGGCGGGAGATACCAGTCCCAGAACCTGCTGGAGAGGGGAAGGGTGATCCCGTCCAGTGGACGGTGGCCCTTGCGGACCCTCTCGTCTCCGACGGTACGGTACTGCAGGTTGTAATCCTCCCCGTCCTTCTCGAAATCCTTCCATTTCGCGGCCATCAGCGCCGATGACCTGGCGAAGTTCCACTCTGTTTTCAGATAGGCCCCGTTATAGGTGTCGTTGATTGTCTGAACGTCGTTTAAAAACCGTTCAAACGGTTTTAATCCTCCGTCTTCATCGAGCAGGGAGGGAAACGCCTCGTTCAGCTCGTGGAAGGTCTTTATTCCGCTGAAGACATAGTCGGACTCCTTCAGCCTTTGCACGCTCACCTCGTCCAGCGGCACTTCCCTGACGGAAAGGTCCACGGCATTGTCAAGCAGCGCGGCGGTCTTCTTGATGAATTCCCTGACTTCCTCGTCCTCCAGCATCTCCGGGCTGAACCCCTTCTGTCTGTACAGCCATGCCATAAGCAGCAGGAAGGCCTCCTCCACCTGCGAGGTGTCGGCCTGCCGTGTGTCGTTGTCGTCTTTTTCCAGGGCCAGCGTGCTGCTCCCGTACAGCAGCGCGGCCCTCTCATGCAGCCCCGCATAGTCGGCGGGGCCTAGTCGAAAAAAGGTTTTACCAGCTGCTCCTTCCTGTCCTTTCTTGTCATTACGGGAATCTGATACTTGTCTACGATATATTTGGGGTCCACCTCGTAGTGGTTCATCACCATGGACTCGTATGCCACCTGCTGCTCGGGCGTGTAGGTCACGCTGTCATCCCAGTCAAAACGGTATCCCTTGACCGGAAACCCGTGTTTTACCATGCGGGGGATCAGCTGCCAGTTCACCAGGTCCCTTATCATGTCGGCATCCTTGTTGATCAGGTTGTCCAGCATGTTCTCGTGGACCTTGGACTGTGAGAGCGACGCCCCGTTGTCTACGGTCATGGTCTGCGTGAGCACCGCCTTGCTTATCTCGCTGTTGCAGCGTTCTATGCGCTTGTCGTAAACATTGTACGCGTCCCCCCGTGTGGATTCCTTGATGTCGATGGTCGTCCCTTCCGGGAACAGCCCGTATGATGCGGCCCCCATGTTCCTGAGCAGTCTTTCCAGCTTGTCGAATTCCTTGGGGTCACGGCTGGTGGTCGTTCCGATACGCAAGGGGATGCCGAATATCTCCCCGAACATGTCCCAGAAGCTGGCCATGTTCTTTTTCGGGATGGTATGCAGGGCGCATTTGAGGTACAGTCCCAGGTCATGCGTGCCTCCGGCTTCCGTCACCCACCATGACACGGGGCCGCTGCGGTAGTCGTACCCCGACTGCCATGTGTCATTCTCGCTGGTGATGATCACCCCGTATTCAGGCACGACATGGGTGCGCGGTATCAGGCTGACGCTGCTGAACACCGGCTTGTCCTCCACGGTGATGACGGGTCCCAGCTCGATGAGGGAGTTCCCGTAATATATGCTCTCAAGGCTGAGCCGCATCCACTGCTTGAACCACGGTGTCTCGAACAGCTCCCTGAGATCCTCGTTCTCGGCGCCTGACCTGTCGACGATCCTGAATCCCTTGTTCATGACGAACCCGGTACGCTGTTCCACGCATCCGGCAAGGTGCCCGTCCACATCCACGTCCGTATAGATGTTGTACAGCCGGTTCCGCCTGGGCTGCTCCACATTGATGGCCTGCTGCCATGCGTGCCGCCATGACCTCAGGTCGTTGCGTGTGAGGTTCTCCGTCTGCAGCTGGAGGCTGACCGTGATGTCGCGGACCTTTTTCCTATCCGCACGGCGCGCAAGGTCCATATTGCCGATGCGCACCCCCTTGTCTCTTCCTTTTCCCATAATTACCAGATATAGTTGTTCCTGATCCCCTCACCTGTGCGGATCGGGTTGTAATAGTCTTCCTGTCCGTCGGGCCCGGTGACGGTAGGGAGGTCAAGCATCACTTCGGATGCCTGCACCGCCTCCAGCCATTCCACCTGTTTGTCATACTGTGTGCTGTACTTCTCAAGGCTCATGCGGGCAGGCAGGCCCAGCACCATCCTGTACAGCGCGATATCCGTCAGGCACCCCACCAGCGCCATGTTCCTTTCGTCCCCCTCTCTGGAGAATGCGGCATCCACGTCGTACCGTCCTCTCAAGTATCCGGCGGCAAAATCCATGGCGAACCTTTCGGCAAGCAGGCGGTTCTCCTCCTTGCTCTGCTGCACGATCTTCAGGGCTTCCTCCCCGATATTGATATAGTCCTGTTCCGTTATATACATAATGGTAAGTTTTGTTTGGTTGTCACCATCCTTCCTTGGGCGCCTGCCTCATTCCGATACGGGGCGGCATGGTATCCTGGCGCACCTGTTTCTGCAATTTGTATATCGCCCCCTCGTCCGCGTCCGGGGAGTCGTCATGCGCCCGGCTTCCCTGCTCGAAGGAGAGCGTCTGGTCAATGGATGTCCGCATGTCGGCGTCGTCCTTCAGCCTGATGTTGTACCAGACGAGCCCTCTTTCCCACAAGGGGGATATGGCCTCGATCCGTGCGAACTTGTCGGGTTTCTTGCGCGTGTCCGGCATGACGGGAAGCTGGTATCCCCTTATGTCCCCCTCCCTCTGGAACTCGTCAAGTATGGTGTCCTGCATGAAGTTCGCCTCCATATAGAAGGTGGCGGCGCAGTCCTCCGGCAGGGATTCGTACAGGTCATAGAGCCAGCGTACCATCTCGCCTACGCCGCACTGCCGGCAGAATGCGCGTATGCAGTGCAGTTCCCTGTGCGATGCCGTTTTCAGCCCCCTTTTGGGCCGCCCCCACATCTTGCACGCCTTGTAGTCGTTCTTTCCGCCGCTCTTCCATGATGGGTCGACGTATACCACGATGCTTTCGTAATATTTCAGCCTGAGCATCGGCTTGTATCTTATCCACCTTTCCTGGAATACCGCCCCTTCGGTGACGGGGTTGTTCATGTATTCCTTCTGGAAGGAGCGGTATCCCATGAACTCCTCCAGTCCGTGGAGGTATTCCGCCGTATATCTCTCGGGCCATGACGGGTTCCCGTCCCTGTCGAAAGCGTTGACGGAGCTGGTGTGCACGGTCCTGCTGTCAATGATCTTCTGTAGCACGCTGTTCTTTCCGATCAGGTTGCCCACCATGACAAACCGTCCTCCCTTTCCCCCGAAACATCCGAAGAGCGCCTCTTTGATCCACTTGGTCATCTCGCGTACCCGGGCCTCGCTGCGGCACATCTCGTCATCGTCAAGGTCATCCACCACTATGTAGTCGGGACGCATCTCCCGGAAACGCAGTCCTCGCGGCGACTGTCCCCGTCCCCGGCTGAAGAAGGCGCACCGGTCCTTCGTCACGAACTCCCCTTCCTGCCAGCATCCGGCATTGTACTGTTCGCCGAAATCCTCGATGATGTACCGGTTGGACTGCAGCTCCATCTGCAGGTCCCCCAGAAGGGCGTCCGCATTATCCTCGCTTTTCCCGACCAGCACCATCACATGCAGCTTACCGTTGAATTTCAGCCACAAGGGTATCCCGATGTCAAGGTGCACGGACTTGGCATGGCCGCGCGGCCATTTGAACACGGCGCGGCAGTTGTCGTTATTGTACATATACCGGGCCGCATCGTTCTGGAACCTGGCATTGGGACATTCGCAGTAGTGCCTGAGGTAACGCTGGCAGAAATAGTCGTAATCCCTGAGCGCCCGCGCGATGTTGCGTTTCCTCTCCTGGGGGGATTCCATGCGGTCCTCCGATGTGATCCTGGCCAGCCGTTCGCTCTGCTGCAGCCAGCGTTTGTACGCGTCCTTCCTTTCCTGTTCCGTCATGGCTTCTTTGTGAAAAAGGGGGTTAGAAAATCATCATGCAGGCCGTGGAGCATCGCCACGACCTTGTCGGGAAGCTCCGGATAATCCTTCCGGTGTTCCATCAGCCAGTCCTCGAACCGGATGAAGGCCTCCACATAATGCACCACATTGGTGCTCCTGTCCATCTTCTCGATGGTGGCGGCCAGCTTGACCAGGTCGTCGGCTATCTTCTTTTTCTTCAGATACTCGTCAGGGTCCTCGATGGCGTCGTTGATGATGGAGAGGATCTTCTGCGTGACCTCCTCGCGTGTCATTCCGTAACAGGCTTTCAGCTCCCTCCATCCTTCCTGGCTGATCCACCTGCTGAGCGTCTGGCGGGCGATCCCCGTCATCTCGATGATCCTTTCCTGCGGGATTCCCTTGAGGTACAAAGCCTTGGCGGTATCTTTCGACTTATGTCCGGTTCTTGCCATAATGAATTGTTTTTTCTGCAAAGATGCACTGCGGAACGTCCCGAAGGCAAGAAAATGCGCGGGCGTTGCACACAATGCTGAAAGTGTTGCACACTTTTTTTGAACACCTTCCCTCCAGATGTAAGTTTGCGGCAAAATCATTTAAAACCAGACGGAAATGGGCAAAAGAATAAGAATAAGCAACGAAACGCTGAACTGTTACGGAACATGGGTGAGGACGGACGGGGTGGACCTGTCCCAGTACGAGCGGAACCCTGTATTGCTGTGGATGCACGAGAGAGGGTGCGTCATCGGAATGGTGAAGGATATCAGAAGGGAGAACGGTGAGATTACCGGAGAGCCCTGGTTTGACGATGTCCGGGAGGAGAGCAGGATGGCCAGACAGCAATGGGAGAAAGGCACGCTGCGCATGGGATCGCCCAATTTCGACATACTCGAACTCTCCGAAGATCCGGCGCTCCTGAAACCCGGGCAGACCTGCCCCACGGTGACCAGGTCCAAACTGGTGGAGTACAGCATGGTGGATATCGGGGGGAATGATGACAATATCAGCCTGATTTATGAAGGGAAACCGTTGAAACTCAGCAAGGGGGACGGCTCGCACAGTCTTCCCCTCCTGAAAAAAAACAATAACCAAAAAACTACACCTGAAATGAACAATGAAGAAATGAAAGCAGTCGCCCTGATGCTGGGCCTCACGGATGCCGCGACACTGACAGACGTGCAGAAAAAGATCAATCTCCTGCTGGAGTACCAGAGAGCGAACGGAGTGCTGCAGGCCGAGAAGGAGAAGCTGGAGAAAGAGCTTGACGGACTCAAGCTCTCGGGTATAACCGCCCTTGTGGATTCCGCCATCGGGGAGGGAAAGATCAGCGCCGACAGGAAGGATCATTTCATCTCCCTGGGGAAATCGGTCGGTGCGGAGTCCCTCAAGCTGACCTTCGAGGCGATGAACCCCGCCCTGCGCCCTTCCGCCATACTGGCCGGGAAATCCGGAGGAGCCGTACATGCGGGAGGCTACGAGAAATGGACGGATGTGCCGGAGGAGGAGCTCAAGCTGATGCGCTCCGATGACCCGCAGCAGTACAGACGCCTGTACAAGAAACAGTTCGGAGTGGATTGCCCTGAATTTAATTAACTAAAAATTAAAAGCGAATCATGAAAAAGAAATTTATTCTGAAATTTTTGACCGGAACGGCCTTCAATGTCATAATGGGGGTCATCCTTGCGTCAATGGTGGGGATCAGCCCCGCATACGGTGCGGCCTCGGGAATTGTTGTGCCGATGCTCCTTAAGGGATTCATGCCGGCCGGTGCCGCCATGGAGGGTGTGTACACCGAAGTATGGACGGGGGAGCTGGTCAGACAGCTCGACGCGGGACTGACGGCGTCGTTCCTTGATGGGATACCGGACTATTCCGCAAGAGTGAACAACGAGATCATCCACCTGGTGGATGTGGGTGCCGATCCGGACGTGCTGGTGAACAACACCACCTATCCCATACCCATACAGAATCTGGAGGAGAATGACATCCCCATCGGCCTGGACAAATTCCAGACAAAGGCCACCCGTGTGACGGATGACCAGCTTTATGCAATTTCCTATGACAAGTTCTCGCTTGATGTCGAGCGTCACAGGAACGCCATCGACCGTATCCGTTACAAGAAGGCGGCGCACGCCCTGGCTCCATACAGCCATACAGGCAAGACTCCGGTGATCCCCACCAGCGGGGAGGCGGATGCCACAGGACGGAAAAAACTGACCTTGAAAGACATCATCGCCTTGAAACGCGCCCTGGACAATGCCGAGGTGCCGGAGGACGGGCGCCGTCTTGTGCTGTGTCCGGATCATGTGAACGACCTGCTCGAACAGGACCAGTCGTTCAAGGACAAGTTTTACAATTATACCAGCGGCAAACTCCTGAACATGTACGGTTTCCAGATATACACGTTCATCAACTGTCCGTATTACACCAATGAGGGGGTCAAGGTTCCGTACAACCAGACTCCGGGTGAAACCGACCTGAAAGGATCCTTCGTGTTCTATGTACCCCGCATGTTCCGTGCGCAGGGCTCGACCAAGATGTATTATTCGGCTGCGGCCACCAGCCCGCAGACCCAGGAAAGCCTGGTCAACTTCCGCCATTACTACATCGTTCTTCCCAAGAAACAGGAGGCGATCGGAGCCATCTATTCGTGGGACGGTACCACTGTCCAGAAAAAGGACCAGGAAGTTCCGGCCGAGAAACGGTGGGCCGAGGTGAGACGGGAAGCGGTGGCGGTAGCGAGAGCGAAAGCCGCGTCTGAAGGAACGGATTCGGAAACCGATGAAATCGAGTCATGACCATGACACCAAGAGGACTACGAAACAATAACCCCGGAAACCTCCGCCTGTCAGGTGACAGGTGGAAGGGTCTCCGCCCGGTGCAGACGGACAAGGAGTTCTTCCAGTTCACCGACATGAGATACGGCTACCGTGCCATGCTCATCACCTTGAGGAACTACCGGAAGAAACACGGTTTGAGGACCCTCTCCCTTATGATCGGGCGTTACGCCCCGTCCACGGAGAACGACACCCGCGCCTACCTTTCAAGTGTATGCGGCGAGCTTCAGGTTCCCACTACCTACGAGCCTGACGTGGATGACAAGGGGACGATGTGCCGTCTGGCCGCCGCGATGAGCCGGGTGGAAAACGGCGTGCCCGCCGTCATGGCGGACATAGAGGCCGGTTGGGAGATGATCTGAAAAATGACATGCGTATGGACTGGGGCACTGTATTCGAACTTCTCCAGCAGTGGCTCGCCCCCACGGGGTGCATAGCCATGGCAATAGGCTGGTGGCGTGACCGCAGGCTCGTCAAGGTCCGTGCGGTCAAGGAGAACGAGGGCACATACAAGCAGTTGTATGACGACCTCTCCGAGACGACTTTACATTTAAGCGACCAAATACGAAAAGTCAATGAGAAAATTATCGTTCTGGAACAGGCGCTGCGTAAATGTTACCAGTGCAAGTATGCTGACCGCTGTCCTGCTGTTGTCTGGATGCGCAGCAAACAGGGAGAGCCGAACAGCCGTCCGCTCGGGCTCTCTTCAGAGGAGCGTAATCGGGGAAATAATCTTCGGCAAGGCCCCGACGACTCTGACGAGCCTGGCACTGAAACCCGGGCTCCTCCGGACGATAGGCGGCCTTCCGGCCGGCATGGGCGTGACGGAGCAGCATGAGGGGCTGGACCTGAGGGTGGAATCGGACGGGGAAGGCGGAGTGAACGTCACGGCCGTCTCACATGCCCGGCCGGAGATCACCGTAAGGGAGACCTCGGACCTGAAGTTGGAGTCAGAGGAGAGTACGGCCGAGGAAAAACAGCCGGTTCCCTCTTTTTGGGAGCGGACAAGGACGAAGATGTTGTGCTGTTTTGTCCTCCTGCTTCTCTTCTGGGGGCTCCGGCGGTTTAAAGACAAATCAAGGAACAATTAAAACATGAATCATTATGGCAGAAACGAATACCGGCGCCATCTATGGCGTGAAAGCTCTTAAATATAACGGGCAGGCTCTCGGGCTGATATCCGAGGACGGGCTGCAGCCCGGAGGCGACTCGCCTTCCAAGACCCGCATCTGGGCGGCGCAGAAACGCAACGCGCCGTTCGCGGTGCTCAAATCCACACCGGGAACCAAGACATGGACGTTCACGCTCATCGAGCTGTCCGCGGACAACATGATACAGGTGATGGGCGGGACGAAGGAAAGCACCGGGGTCTATGTGCCTCCGACGGAGGACAAGGACGTGCAGGGCGTGTTCGACATCGAGACCGTGACGGGACACACGATCCGTATCTATAACGGGGTGCTCACATGCAATTTCGCCAACGGGATCAACTTCAGCAATGTGCTGGGCATCGAGTGCGAGCTGGAGATGCAGGATGCCGGGGAGAAGCCTCCCTACAAGATCTTCGCTCCCGGACAGATGCCCCCCTCCGATGAAATTCTGTCACAGTCATGACGGACACACGAATACAGGCGGCGGACATGCTGCTTGACATCGGCATCCGCATTCCGGTGATGCCGCTCAGACCCTTTAAAAAACGCCCCGGGAAATCCTTCCTTGTCATGCGCCGTCCGCCCGCCGGGGCGGTCATCCGCATAGCAAGGCGGTACCTGGAGCTCGGCGTCACCCCGGAGGATATCAGGGCGATGGACTATGAAGAAAGGATGCGGTTCGTGGCGGAGAAGGGAAAGGCGGTCAGCCGGATGGTCGCGCTGGCCGTATGCACCGGATGGCTCTCGGGGATGCTGTTCTCCGGCCCTGTGGCATGGTATCTCAGATGGAGGGTGCATCCGGCGATGCTCTCCGCCGCCCTCATCGAGCTGCTCAGGGGCATGGACATACAGCCTTTTTGCAATACTATTCCGTTGGCGTCCAGAACGGCGGAGCTGCTGGAGCCGATAGGAAGCCGGGAAAGGAAAACGGGTTAACGGGCCGGCAGGAAGGCCCCCATAGCGTTTTCGGAATCATCGCGCAGGCGATGGAGCGGTTCGGCCGTACAAAACGGCACATCCTGTGGAAGATCAGCTACGCCGAGCTGATGCTGATGAACACGGATGTCAGCCGGTATGTGACCAAGGAGGAGCTCCTGGAAAGGGAGCGCAAACGTAGGCCGGACAAATTCACCACTGAATATTTTCAAACAAAACTTGGAGGGTAAAAATGGAACCTGTAAGACTGGAGATACTGCTTGACGACAAGACACTGAAGGGATTGCGCTCGGTGGAGGGCAACCTGGGCAATATGAGCCAATTTGCCAAACTTGTCATCGCACAGTTGGAGCAGGAGCTTGCGACCCTGCAGGAACGGTTCAAGCAGGCCATGGCCGCAGGTACGAATACCGACGCCCAGATGGCGGACATCCAGGCGCTGCAGGGAGTTGTCAGACAGTTGAAGACGGAATTGCAGGGGCTGGAGGAGCAGAAGAAAAAGACAGGATCCACCCCTCTCATGAAAGATGATCCCGCCCCTAAACTCGATAATGTGAGGATGAGCATGCAGCAGATCGCCCGGGAGCTCCCCTCGCTGGCAATGGGTCCCCAGATGTTCTTCCTCGCCATTTCCAACAACATTCCCATGTTCACCGAAGCCCTGTCGTCAGCCCGCAAGGAGTATGAAGAACTGACCAAAGCCGGAAAGAAAGCCACCCCGGTGTGGAAGCAGGTGCTTTCCTCACTGTTCTCGTGGCAGACGGCGCTGGCCGCCCTGATTACCCTGTCCGTCGTATACGGGAAGGAGATCGGCGGATGGGTGAAGAGCCTGTTCGGCGTGAAGGATGCCGCCCTGTCCGCGGCGAAAACCCAGGAAAAGGTGAATGAATCCTTCAGGAACAGCAGCAGTGATGTGGCGGAACAGGTCACTCTCGTCAGGTCCTTGTCCGAAAGATGGAAGGAACTGGGAGACAACATGTCCGATAAAAAACAGTTCATCACCGAAAACAAGAAGGAGTTCGGGAAACTCGGTGTTGAGGTGGGCAACGTGAATGACGCCGAGAACCTGCTGGTGGACAATACGGACGTATTCATCGGGGCGATGATTCTCAGGGCCGAAGCTGCCGCAGCGTTCAAACTGGCCACGGAGCAGACGGAGAAGGCCTTGAAAAAACAGAACGAGATAGAGGAAAGGCGGAAGAAGGGCCCGACTTTCTGGGACAGGTTCAGGGCCAATTTCTTCTCTTCCGCGTCCGGATCAGCTACTTATACCCGACAGGCGGACGCTCCCACGGCCGAACAGCTCAGAGAAAATGATATCTCCGCCCTGGAAGAGGAACAGAAGGCGGCGGAGGATACGGCCAAATCCTATATGGACCTGTTCCTTGCGCGGACAAAGGAATGGAAGGAGAGGCTTAAATCGGCAGGCATAAAGGAAGATGACGGCAGGGAAACCAAGGATACGGGCAAATCGGCCCGGGATTATCAGGACGAGCTTGCCGACGCCCGTATCAGGGCACAGCAGAAACTTGAGGCGGCACGCATATCGGTCATGCGGGAAGGTGTAAGGAAACGCCAGGCCCTTGCAAGGCAGGAGCTTGACGAGTCGCTCGCGCAGATCGACAAGGAGGAGCGTGACACCCTCAAGAAAATGGACGAGGCCGAAAAGAAACGGGGTGTGAAGTCCACGTCCGAGGAAAGGCAGGCCGTGAAAGACAACGCCTCGCAGCAGCGTCTTGTCGCCTACCAGCAATATGCGAAGGAATTCTATACCGCCGACAAGGAATGGCAGGAGAAGGACCTGCAGTCCTGGATTGACTATAACAAGGAATACGGCACATACCAGCAGAAACGTCTGGCCATCATGCGGGAATATACCCTTAAATCCTCGAAAGAGAGTCTGAACGGGAATGACAAAAGGATGCTGTCCCGACAACGTGACGAGGCGCTGTCCGAACTTGATTTCAACGAACTGAAGGACACCATCAACTGGGATGTCGTCTTCGGCAATCTGGACAAGGTGGCGAAAAAGGAACTGCAGAAGGTGAAGCGGCAGATAGTCAGCTTCCGCAACAGCCCGGAATTCAAAAAAAGCGCCACTCCGGAACAGATGCAGGTCATCGAGGAAGCCATCGGGAAGATCGACAGCGAGGTCATCGAGAAAGGAGGTCTGTTCGGCAATCTGACCGAATCCATACGGGAATACTCCGAAGCGGTTGATGAACTGACAGCCGCGCAACGGGATTATGACGAGGCCGTGCGGCAATACGGGGCGGACAGCGCGGAAGCGGAGGCCGCTCGAAAGAAAAGGAACAAGGCGGAAGCCGGGGAGCGCAATGCCGGGAACAACCTGGAAGCCTCGAAGGATAAGGCGGTGAGAAACATCACCGCCGTGGCCGATGCGATGAACACGCTGGGCGAGGCGGACATGAGCCTGTCATCCTTCGGAAGCGCGGTCGGGTCTCTGGTGGACACGCTGTCCGCATCCGGAAGCACGATCGGCGGCATCATCGCGGCCATACTGGCTATCCTTGACCAGATCGGGCAGAAAGGGCTGGAGGGTTTTGTCGGCAACATTCTCGAATCCGTCATGCACGCCGCAGGAGGATTGTGGGACAGCATCGGACGTCTGTTCGGTGTCAAGGGGCTTGGAGGCATCTTCAAGGGAGCCGACTATTCCGGCTATAACGAGATGGTGGACCAGTACAACCGTCTGAACGAGATATGGGATGAACTGATCGACAAGAAAAAGGAATATATAGAGACCAGCTACGGCGCCGAGGCGCAGAAGGTCGGAGAGGAAGCACTGGCCCTACAGCGGACCGCCATAGACTCTTACCGGATACTGGGCAAGGAACGTCTGAATTCGGGAGCCAGCACGGGATCGCACTCTATCGGGGTGCGGCAGCGCAAATGGATGTCCTCTCAGGACTGGGCGGCAGCCGGCGCGGCCCTGGGAGAAGACTTCTACAGGTACGGGATCGGGGAAGGACGTATGACCGGGCTGTTCGATCTCTCCGTGGAGCAGCTGGAGAAACTGAAGTCGGAAGCTCCCACATTCTGGGCCAAGCTGGATGATGATGTCAGAAATTACTTGGACAAGATCATTGAAGGTTCGGAAAAACTGGGTGACATACAGGCCCAGATAAAGGAACAGCTCACGCAGATGTCTTTTGACAGCATGCGTGACGCCTTCTATGACACACTGCTTGATATGGAAAGCGGGGCGGAGGATTTCTCGGAGGACTTCAGCGAGTACCTGCAGAAGGCTATCCTCAAGACAAGCCTGTCGAAAGTCTACGACAAGAGGCTTCAGGAATGGTATGACAAGTTTGCCAACTACAACAAGGAAGGAGGTATAGATACCGGGGAATACAAGGACCTCCAGCAGGAATGGAACGATATCGTAAAGGACGCCCTGGAGGAGCGTGACTCGCTGAAGGATATCTTCGGATGGACATCATCGTCCTCCTCTTCCCAGTCCGGCCGGGCCGGAACCGTCACCTCCATGACCGAGGAGACGGCCGGAAGGCTGGAGGGAATCGGCAACGCGACCCTTGACCATGTCATCAGCATTGACAACAACCTTACGAGGCATCTCGAAGGGATGGCGACATCCCTGGGCAAAATTGCGGGGAATTCGGAGTACCTCAGACACCTCGAAACGATAAACGAGAACATCGCGGAGCTCCGGCGCGGTGTGAAACTGAAAACATAGGACTATGGAAGTGGAGGAAGGACTGCTGAAGATAAACGGGACGGACATGGCGTCCCTGGGATGTTTCCTGTACGAGGAGAACGCGGGGGACCATACCAATTACGACTCGCTGATGAAGCCGCCGAAGATGAAGGAGCATACCTCCGTCAGTTACCGGGAACTTGACGGCGAAGAGCTGCCCGAAACCCTGCTTCCCCGTTACGAGGCGAGGGACATCACGCTGAAGATGGCGGTGGTTGCGGATACACGGGCCGGGTGGTTCGAGAACTACAACGCCGTGCTTGCCTTGCTGAAGTCGGGATGGCTGACGCTGGAGGTTCCGGAGATAGGCCGGGTGATGAAGGTCTACCTGAAGGAATATACCCGGTACAGCCAGTTCACGACAATCAGGAATACCGGCCAGCAGATAGCCGGATTCACGGTCACGCTGCGCGAGCCGAAACCTTTTTCAAACAGTGATTAAAAACGATTTAAAAACATCATAAATGGAACTTGAAATCTACGACAGGCAGGGAGCCCTGAAAAGGAAGGTCAGTCCCGATTCATCGTCCCGGTGGACCGAGGAAGTGGGGGCGGAATTCGTGGTGACGGTGAACTTCACCACCTGGGAGTTCTTCGTCCTGTCGGTCGGCGACTATATGGAGATATCAGGAAAGCGGTTCTCCATAAAGAAGGAGTACCGCCCGAAAAAGACCGACACACAGAAATACACCTACAATATCAGCTTCTACGGCCGCGAGCACGACATGCAGGACCTGTTGTTCTGCCGTCTGAACCAGGGGGAGGATGACCTGGAGTCCGTCTTTGCCTATGACGGCACGCCGATGGAAATGCTGGAAAAGCTGGTTGCGAACATGAACCGTAACACCGACGGTGTGACGTGGCGTGCAGGACAGGCCGTCACCGGCGACCGGAAGACCATCAACTTCAACGGCCTGTTCTGCTGGGATGCGGCAGGCGAGATAGCCGGTGCCTGGGAAACCGAGTGGTGGCTGGACGGGGAATACCTGAACATAGGGAAATGCGAACACGGCGAACGGGTCACGCTCGGCTATATGAAGGGATTGAAGACGGGGCTGACCCAGAATGAGAACTCCAATTCGATCAAATGGTTCACACGGCTGATCCCCGTAGGTTCAACCCAAAATATTGACCCGTCAAAATACGGCTACACCCATCTGCAACTGCCGTCACGGGACAAGTATATCGACCTGAACACTCAATTGGGACTGAAGGAGCATCGCGAGGAAGCGGCCTTTCAGGATATATTCCCGCACCGCCTGGGTACGGTATCCTCGGTAAGGTCCGAGGAGCAGACAAATAAGGACGGGAAGAAATATACCGTCTATTATGTCAAGGACAAGGATCTGCCCTTCAATCCGGATGAATACATGATCGGCGGCGAGGTGATACACATCACCTTCGAAAGCGGCGACCTCTCCGGAAGGGAGTTCGAGTGCAACTGGCATAACGACACACAGGAGTTCGAGATCATCAACACCTACCCGGACGAGAACACCCAGATACCGGGAGGCAACATCATACCGAACGTCGGTGACACGTATATCCTGACGAACATCCGCATGCCGGATGAGTATTACCCGATAGCGGAAGAACAGTACAAGCAGGCGGTTGACAGCTTCCTGACAGAATACAGCAAGGACATATCCATCTATTCCGGCGACACGGATTACATCCATGTGGATAAAAACAGTGTGCCGTTATCGCTCGGACAAAGGGTGAGACTGGAGGACGCGCAGTATTTCGAGGCCGGGTATCTTGACACCCGCATCACAAGGATAGAGAGGAAGCTGGGCAATCTTTCCGAGGCTTCCATTGACTGCTCGTCGGCGGTCAGCACCTCATGGAAGTCATCCGTGGATTCGACGCTGAACAATCTGGAATACACGCTGGCGCAGGAGATGGCGCAGGCCAATGTCCGCCTGCTGAAGACCGGCGATATGGAGAGTCCGAGCGACTATACGGCTTTCTCCTCCCTGAGGGCTATAGGAACCTTCCTGAGAAAGAACATAGCGGATATCGCCAGCGAGATCATCACCTTTCTCAAAGGTCTGAGGGTCGGCAAGTTTGTCACAGGTCTTGTCGGAGGCAGCGGTGCGGCCATCTGGTTTGACAAGAACGGCAAGACAATAGTCGAAGCTGACAAGGCGATGTTCCGTGAGGAGCTGATAGTACCGCAGATCACGTTCAACTGCATCGATGTGATATCCGGCGACAAGGCGAACTCGTTCGCATACGGAAGAATAAAGACCGTTGACACGGAAAACCGAATAGCCACGCTGGAACTGCTTGAGGGGCAGTGGGGAACGTTGAAGGTAAGTGATATCTGCCGTGGTATACTTCACAACATAGCCGGTAGCAACCATACTCAAGATGAATACGGTCCTAACGGATTCATGGAGTATTCCGGATACGCCACCTCATACTTTACCCCCACTAGAATCATCGAGAATGAGGCTGGAAACATGAAGTTTGAATACGCTCTTCAGGCAGGAACGAGCGTGCATCCTCTTCCCGGTATGAACTTCTTCGCATACGGCAACTTCACCGACAAGGACAGGCAGGCCATTACCTATGAGAACAGATATTACTTGCGCAGATTGGTTAACGTGAACACATGGGTAATAGATCCGGATGTGAACATCGTTTATCAGAACGGAAACCTGAGTGGTCTTACAGTCAACGGGCAGGTGATGGGCGGTTATTCTTCATTTCAAGACAAAGTATACATAAGGGGAACGATAGAACGACTCAAACCCAACGGTGAAGTGGCTATGGACTTAAGCTACGAGGGTGTATGGCAATCAGACAGGCATTATGATTACTACGATAGTGTGACGTATAACGGCAGCACATGGGCGTGTCTGAACAAGAACGGTTCGTCCTCTGAACCGGGTACGGATGCTGACTGGCAGGAGATAGCATCCAAGGGTGATACGGGGGCACCGGGAAAGGACGGTGTGAGCGTGACCAATAGCGGTCCGTGGTATTCCGGCTTGGTTGTTCCCAAAATGAGTATCGTTACAATGGGAGGAAGTTCGTTTCTTTCTAAAGTATCCACTACCAATCCTCCCTTGTGGTGCTGGACAGACAATGCCGGTAATCGGTTTACTTACAATGATGGCGGATACTGTCTTACGGGTGAGATAAATACCGATGAATATGAACTTTTGGTTCAAAGCGGAAAGGACGGAAGCGATGGTACCAGTTATGAGAGGGTATTCATCCATACTACAACAGAGAGTAAACCTGGCACTCCTTCCACGTCACAGACGGACGATTATGTGCCTTCCGGCTGGCATGATGATCCTGTAGGTGTTTCCAGCTCTCTGCCTTATGAGTGGATCAGTGAGAGGGAGAAGAAAAACGGTATATGGAGTAAATTCAGTGCTCCTGCCCTTTGGGCGAAGTACGGATTTGATGGTGCTGACGGTGCTGAGGGCGTAGCCGGAACGAGCATCATTTGGAAAGGTGATTTTTCCTCCGCTCCTTCCAATCCTCAGAACGGGTGGGCATACAAGAATACCACTGATAAGAAATCATATGTATATCAGGATGGACAGTGGTATCAGATGACTATTGACGGAATTGATGGGAAGAACGGGAAAGACGGATTGAGTATTGTATGGAAAGGAGATCTCCAAACACCTCCTTCCAATCCTCAGACCAACTGGGCATACCGGGATACCAATAATGGTCGTGTATATATATGGAACGGAACAGCATGGGCATTGATGGTTGTGGACGGATCGGACGGTGCTGATGGTGCAGCCGGTTCTGACGGATTGAGCGTGTTTATAACTTATAATGACAGCACTTCCCAACCTTCTGTACCTACCGGGAACGGTACTACTGGAGGATGGCATACAAATGCGACAAGTGCCGCCATATGGATGTCGCAGAAGGTTGCTGCGTCCGCATCTGACGGAGCATGGGGTACACCGATAAAAATCAAAGGTGACAAGGGTGACGGTTACACCCAGATGGGGCAGTTTAGGACTGGAATGGTTGTACCCAAGATGGGTGTCGTTTCAATGGGTGGCGGCTCTTATGTAGCCAAGGCATCCACTACCAATCCTCCCTTGTGGTGCTGGACAGACAATGCCGGCAACCGGTTTACTTACAACGATGGCGGTTATGTGCTGACGGGTGAGGTGAACACTGCCGAATACGATGTATGGGCAGAGAAAGGTGATACCGGATCAAAAGGTGATAAAGGTGACAAGGGTGATGACGGTGAAAAGGGCGACAAAGGAGATCAGGGCGTACAAGGAATACAGGGCTGTATCTTCCGTGAGTCGGAATGGTCCGCCTCAAGTGTGCAGTACCGTAATGACGAAGCCCTGACAAGCGGTACGAGGTATATTGATTTCGCATTGATAAGGAATGACGCAGCCATTGACGGATGGGATGTGTACAAATGTTTGAAGACGCATGTGTCCTCCGCCTCGAACAAACCGGGCAACACCACATACTGGGAAAAGCTGAGCGGGGTGGGACCTATCTATACCAGCCTGATAATAGCTAAGAATGCCAGCATCAGCCTGTTCCAAGGAAATCAGGTTTTGATAAAGAAGAGCGACAACACTGTTTCCGCAGGCATGTCCGGCTCTACATCCGGTCAGAAGATACGTATATGGGCAGGTTCCGCTACTCCTGACTCCGCACCGTTCCGAGTGAATGAACAGGGTGGGTTTGTGGCAACGAAAGCGAATGTGGCAGGTACGGTCACTGCCACTCTTCTCTACTCACCGGGAAGCGATATGGATAGTCTGGCTGATTCGGAAGGCAATATGACCGTGAATCCGTCTACTCAGGGATCTACGTTCTTCTCTGCTGACGGTTTGGGCGGGACCATAACTCTTCCTCCTGCATCATCATGGAACGGATTGAAACTGGAGTTTGTGGTTGATATGACATCAAGGGCGGCCAAGAACCCAGATAAATACAAGGCTACGAACTATTTCTGCGGGCTGGCGGGCGCTTATAATAATAAAACAGAAATTCAGATGGCAAGGCCTTATGTTTTGGAGATGAAGGCCTTTAACAACCATTGGTATATAACACGTATGGATTTAATTGAGTAAACGATATGATATTACAAGCAGTTATGATTGCTATCTGACACAGGCCGAAGATATGCCTCTGTCGGAACGAATATTTGAGAATCAGGTATTGATAAACAGTCCTGAGGATGTGGCTATGTGGAAAGAAATCACATCAAAGCAGAAGGAGCAGATGATTGCCGAAGCGTCCTTCATCGATACGGAAGCGATAGATGTTGAAGCACTTGATCGTGTGGATACACTATTAAACGATATTGCGGCAAACATTAACAATGCCGGGCTTACTGTAGAGGAAGCATTGGCGAAGAAAGAGTACTTTCCCGTATGGGAGGATCTGATAGGTACAGAGGTTGATGTGCAGTTCCGCTTCCGCTATGGCAGCACGTTCTATGAGGTTATACAGATACATACACCGCAGGAGGACTGGAAGCCGGGAACGGGTACGGAATCCTTGTACAAGGTTGTGCAGATAGAGCACTCCGGCACACTGGATGATCCTATACCTTGGGACATTAACATGGTGCTGGAAGAAGGCAAGTATTACACCGATAAGGAAGTTCTTTATCTCTGTATCCGTGACAGCGGAATAGGTATGGCATTCGACTTGGAAAATCTTGTTTCGGGTGGATATGTTCAAGTGGTAGAAAATCAAGTAGTAATAAATAATTAAAAAAATACGATTATGGCAGACAAAAAATTAAATGAAGTTCCGGTGGTAAGTGACATCGTAACTATTTTCGGAAAGAGATCAAATGGTGAAATTGTTCAAATAGATAAAAGCAACTTAGCAACACTTCTGGGAGGACTGATACCTGTTGTGAGCGAAACAAGCAACGGACTTGCTTGGAAAGGAGGCTTTATAGACAGACCTAAAATAACATCCAATATGTCTATTGACAATTATACTAATCCAGGAATGTACGGTTTAGATGGATGTCAAGATTCTCCATATAAATATGGCGGACTAATAATATTTAGAACTAATGTTTTAGTTGTACAAATCGTGTATGATATGCAAGGTTCAAACAGACCCAAATATAGGCAGAATTGGGCTAATCAAGGTTGGCAATCATGGTATTCTTTTTAACAGAGTAATGGCATATTTCACGATCTGGGAGGACT